GACTTACAGGTGCTACAGGGTCTACGGGACCTACGGGATTCACCGGCGCTACAGGTTCTACAGGACCTACGGGACTTACAGGTGCTACAGGGTCTACGGGACCTACGGGATTCACCGGCGCTACAGGTTCTACAGGACCTACGGGACTTACAGGTGCTACAGGGTCTACGGGACCTACGGGATTCACCGGCGCTACAGGGTCCACGGGACCTACGGGGGCAACGGGCGCGGCATCAACTGTTCCCGGAGCTACAGGCCTCACTGGAGCCACAGGCCTCACTGGAGCCACGGGGTCTACGGGACCTACGGGAGCAACGGGTGCGGCATCAACTGTTCCTGGAGCCACAGGGTCTACAGGACCTACGGGGGCCACAGGTGCGGCATCTACTGTTCCGGGAGCGACGGGTTCTACAGGACTTACGGGAGCTACAGGACTCACTGGGGCCACAGGCTCTACAGGACCGACAGGAGCCACTGGTGCGGCATCAACTGTTCCTGGAGCCACGGGACTCACTGGCGCAACGGGACTTACGGGAGCTACAGGACTCACTGGGGCCACAGGATCTACCGGGCTTGGGTATGCGGGATTGACATCATCGAGCACAGTAACAATAGCTACAGGTTCTACATTGTTTACTGTAAACTTGACGGCTGGTACAAACGCTTTCAATGTAGGGGAGCGAGTTAGAGTCGCAAGTTCTGTGACGCCTTCTAACTTCATGGAAGGTGTTATAACAGCTTATTCAGGAACTTCTCTAACAGTAAACGTTGACATAACCGGTGGTAGTGGTTCACCTTCATCGTGGAATGTATCAATAACAGGGCAGGTGGGTTCTACGGGATCTACAGGATTCACCGGCGCTACAGGTTCTACAGGACCGACAGGAGCCACTGGTGCGAATTCAACCGTTCCAGGAGCCACTGGCCTCACTGGGGCTACAGGCATTGGAGGCGCTACAGGTTCTACAGGACCGACAGGAGCCACTGGTGCGAATTCAACCGTTCCTGGAGCCACTGGCCTCACTGGGGCTACAGGCATTGGAGGCGCTACAGGGTCTACAGGGCCCACAGGAGCCACGGGTGCGAATTCAACCGTTCCTGGAGCCACAGGCATTGGAGGCGCTACAGGCGCTACAGGCGCCAAAGGAACCGACGGAACCAACGGAACCAACGGAACCAACGGAGCTGCCGGAGCTACGGGACCTGGAGGACCTCCAGGCCCCACAGGCTCCACGGGACCAGGAGGACCTCCTGGTCCTCCTGGTCCGGCATCAACCGTTGCGGGGCCTCCAGGTCCCCCGGGACCTACAGGACCTGGAGGGGGGACGGGTCCACCAGGACCTACGGGTCCACCAGGACCTGCTGTTAGTACTGTTGGAGCAGTGGGATCTTATTTATTCGCAGGAAACGGAAATGCAACTACAGCCAATCCAGGAAATACTATAGCTGGTGGTAGTTTAAGGTATGGCTGTATGTATAATGGAACTAATGCGGGTGAAGCCGGATGGAAAGATCCTGGGGGTGGAACCCCTACTGGAACGTGGCAACTGATGGGTCAAACAGGTCAAGGAATCAACAATACTGGAGTTTATTTCTCTGTAAATCAGCGTAATACTTCTATCTCTCTGTTTCAACGTATTTCTTAAATAAAAAAATTATAAGTAAAATAACTAACATGTTTAGTATTGCTCCTCCTGTGTGGAGTCAACCTTTTGATCTAGTTTACGCACGTGATCCAGTATGGATAAACGCAGAGCATACAGCTATAGACTTGTGGGTTAAATTTTCACATTTTCCAAATGAAGTGCCATTCACAGCACATCCAGAAGACTGTGAAGATCATGGTAGAATAATCTTTCAAAAGGCGGCGGCCGGAGAGTTTGGTGAAGTGGCTGAATACACACCTCCACCGCCGCCAACATTTGAAGAGCAAAGCGTCATAGTGAGACAGACGCGTGATCAACTTCTCAAAGAAACCGACTGGACGCAAGCAGCAGATATTCCCCAGACTGTAAAAGATAAATGGACTGTGTATCGTCAGCTTCTCCGTGATGTCCCCCAACAAGAAGGATTTCCTTTTAATGTAGTTTGGCCGGACAAACCAGTTTAACGTGAGGTTGCGGATTTTTGTTATTGAAAATAACTAATATAACAACAGAATGGCATTCGTTACTGCCGCGATTGATATTGGTAGAAAAGATAGGAACTTTGAAGATCATTATGTGAAGAGTCTTCAGAGACTCAGGGATGAAATTCCTGGTGTAACAGTTTACGAAACAACTAACTCTTTTCCGCATATTGAAGATGTGAGAAATATCATAAACCGTCCAGAATGGTACAATCAATCTGAGTGGATAAAAAACAGTGTCATCATGAACGAGAAGTACATACCACTGACTTTCCTGAAACTTCACTTTCTCAAAGAGTCTTTTGGAGCAGCAAACTATTACTATTGGATAGATGCAGGTATATACTCTAGTTACTGCGGGGTCCCTGACCTCAAAAACCTACCAACTGACGAATTTTTCATGGGATCTTTCCCTTACTATGACAACACGGAAGTACACGGGCTGTCCAAGCAGGTCATGTACGATCTAGGATGGAAAGGAAACTATGTATGTCGTGCTACTTTATTCGGAGGTACTAAAGATGGAATTCTAAAGGTGTACAACGAATTTGAGAGGATAATCAAAGACTGCATCGCCCGCCAAGCAATAGGAACTGAAGAATCAATATTTACCCTAGTTCATTCCCAGCGGCCAGATCTCATAAAGCTTTACGAAATGCCTAACGGTGACATAAAGAACTTGACTAATAAATTTGACTATAAGACAATAGAAGACGAGGAAAAGCCTTTCGCAAGTCGTTTAGCTGTCTGGATAAGCCAGCTTTCACCTAAAAATGTACTTGACATAGGATGCGGTCCTGGTATGTACGTTGAAGAGCTCTTGAACAGAAACGTGCCGGCTATAGGTATAGAAATTTCAGATGAAATACAGAAACCCTATGTTCTCAACAAAAGCCTCTTTGATGTGCACGAAACAGCGGACGTGGTCATGTGCCTGGAAGTCGCTGAACATCTGCCAGAGGACAAGGCTGACAGTATCGTTAAAAAGGTTGTTGAGAGCACTGAAGGCATCCTGATATGGACTGCTGCAATTCCCGGTCAAGGCGGCGTGGGCCACATAAACTGTCAACCCAAAGAGTACTGGCGTGTAAAGTTTGAAAGAGAGGGGCTTGTGTATAACGACGTACTTACGCAAGAATGCAGAAATTTTGCATTCAGGGGATACCATATGGGCTGGTTTGTAAACAATGTTCAAATATTTGTAAAACCTACAGTTACTCTTACTATTACAACGTGTAAGCGGTTTGAGTCGTTTGTCAGAACTATGGATGCGCTTATGAAATATTGCACAGACTTTGATTACTTTACAGAAGTCCTTGTGGTTGACGATTCCTCTTCACAAGAAGACCGAGACCTTATGAAATCAAAGTACCCGTTTATTCGTCTTGTTTCTCATGACCATAAGAGTCATGCACGTTCTCTGAACATAATACGTGATCAAGTTAAGACCAACTTTATATTGATGTTTGAAGATGATTGGGAGTGCCGTGAGTCTTTTGGAGTTCAGAATCTTATAAAAGAAATGATTTCATATAACTTGGACAATCTGAGATTTAATACTATATTGATGAACGGAAAGTTTAGTGATACCATTTGTTTCAATATATTTTCGCCATCTAAAATGAATGATAAAAATAAGGAATGGTCAACTCAAAAAGGCTACGTGTTTGATGAAACGCGATACGGCGAATCATGGCCTGGATTTTCACTGAACCCTATTTTGATTCAAAAAAGAGTTTTAGATGAACCCTTTGATGAAACAATACCAACTGGATTTATGGAATTTGACTGGGCTGCTCGGCATGTAAAGAAAGTATGGTACGGAAAGAATGTAGGAGGAACACGACATATAGACGATAACCCATGTGCGTATGTTTTGAACGCAACTCAAAGGTGGTGGGATCCTCAAACTATTCATAAAACAGAAAATTTCCCTGAAGATAAAGATATTCATCAGATAGAAAATTTCCTTGATCCAGAAACATGTCAAGAGCTCGTGGAATGGTTTCGTAAACAAACTTATAGAACACAAGATGCTCGTGATTTTTTCAAAGACAGAACTATTGAGTACAAGGACGTGTCTGAAATGTCTATAAAACGCAAGATGAATATGGTACGCACTGACGCCACTTTTAAAGTGAGAGACTTGTACAAAAAAATATTGTACGCAGATTTTACTTCACTTGTGCACTGGTCAAATGGATTTTCAATGGATATTCATATGGACAACTCCTGGCTAGACGGAAGTCCGAACTATGTTCCGTATAGAAAATACAGTGCTGTAATTTACCTAAACGACGATTATGAAGGTGGTCAGACCACTTTCCCTGAATTTGGAAATATAGAACCTAAAAAAGGGAAAATGGTTGTTTTTCCATCAAATTACAAACATGGCGTTAATAAAGTATACGGTGAACGTTATACTTTACCTCTGTGGTTTACAGACGATCCTAATTTTATAGAGCCTTAGACGAATGCCGGACCTTCTAGCCATATAACAAGAGTCCTCCGTATGCCTTTAGTAACAGGGGTCACGCGATGTGACATCCAGCTCGGAAAAACTACACACGTCCCTTTTGTTTTATCAACAGTATGTATTCCACCATTTTGAATTTGAAGTTCACCACCTTCATATTCTGAAGGGTCTGATAGTTGTACTACAGCACTTAATTTTCTCGTACACGACTTCATAGCATCTATATGCCAATCATAGTGCCCCTTATCCTCTCCAGTGTATACAGTGTACTGTATATTTTCTGAAGTACCTGATAAGTTAAATCCGTACCTTAGTTCATTTTCTTCTAATATAGTGTTGAGTAAAATTGAATAAATTTGGTCTGTTTTAGGTATCCAGTAAACTTTGACTCGTCTACTATTGTTTATCACACCATCAGCGCCTATGGTGCCGTCTTTTTGTGCATGGCAATCATACAAACTCCTTATTTCGTCAATCATTCTCGCGGGACACAACGGAAGATACGAGTAAGTATAAGGTTCATATAACTTATATTTCTTCAGTATATTTTTAAAATATCCTTCATATTCGCTAGTTACAGCTTCACATGAAAACTTTCTCATTGCGAATTCTCTACACATTTCTGGATCAATAGTATGCACTTTTTGTCCAGCCTTAACAAGTTGTTCTATAGTTCTACATCTAAACCCGTTTATACCATGAATAATAGATTCTGTGAATACACCCCAATCCGAAGAAATGACGGGCGTTCCTGACATGAGAGCTTCCGCATGAACCCCACAAAACGGATCTACAAATTTTGAAAAGCAAATAACAGCCTTTGCTTTGGACAAAAGGCGCTTGCGCGTTTCCACATCCACATGCCCTGTAACCTCAACGTGGGTTGGTACAGGCCAGCACGAGATGTCCTTGAACCCTTGCTCACTATTCTGCCCTGCAACAATCAACTTCTTTCCTAGACGGCGTGTCATTTCAATCGCGGAATCCAGTCCTTTTGCAAATCCTACACGTCCAATGAACAAAAAGTAGTCATCTTTTTCTTTTGAGAATTCAAAATCATCGGGGTCCAGATAGTTTGGAATGATGGTGTCGTTTTCCCATTCTTTTGGTTCGCAAAAACAGTTACTTACCTTACCAAGGCCAAGATACGCGTGATATATGCTATAAGACTCCCAAACTTTGTACGGGGCAAAGTGACCACCAGCATACCCTATACCTGGCTCAACCACAATCATATCTTGATGAGCATCGCAAATTTGTCTGTGACCCGCACCCCAAAACGCGAGCAAGAAATCTCCTTGGCGCTTCCGTTTTCCTATTTCTTGTATAGCATTTGCATTAAAAGTCCTGTAAACCTCGTCCCCTTCGTCCCATTTAAAGAGGCTATTGTGATAGTCATAAGTGTAAACCTTTTTAAATAGGTCACGGCTTACAACCGTTACGTGTTCAGAGCAGTCCACGTTTGAGTCCTCGTGACCGTAATGAATCACCTCGTGACCACGTTTCTTCATCATGGCACAGAACTTCAGAACCTTCTGAGTGTATGCACATGCACAGTAGTCTTTAGACGTTATTGTATGCTGCAAACCAAGGGCATGAAACCTCATAAATAGACCGTGGCCGTAATCTTTAAACCCCAAACGAGCACCAAGTCACGTGATTTTATCTTGACCTTTACTAGGATGTCGGCCACGACATATTTTGGAGATGTCGTGACCACAGGGAATACGAATATTGTTCAAAAATTAACATCGTACGGGGCCGCATCATACTTTCCCGACGTGTTAGGAACCCAGAGCATAGGAAGTCCCGTAACCCCTTTCGGCAATGTGTTTGCTAACAGTGCAAACTCTCTGTCAATGAACACTTCAACTTTTCAGGTGCCCACTCTTTTAACTGGAAATGTGTACGCTTCAAACGCTTACCAGGGTGGAGATTTATTTACGTCCGACATGAACGTGACTGGAATTTCAAACACTTTTTCAATGATTGTAAATGCTCCTAATGTAGGAATAGGCACGTCGGTTCCTATAATACTTGGACCTGGTGCTCAAGCTTACACTTCACTAACACCAGGGCCTCCAATATACGCATTTGGTTACTATTCTGCAATTTCAGCAGATGGGTCTACGATTATTTCATCAAATAGCCCTTACGCCCTGGTTTACAAATATAATGGAAGTTCATGGGGGTCGTATCAACTAATAGTAACATCATCAGGAACTAGTGGTATTGCATACTCGGTTGCTTTATCAGCTGATGGAACCACGGCACTTATAGGAGACTATTATGCTAATGGACAACTTGGATATGCTGCAACTTTCAAGTATTCTGGTGGATCATGGATTAATGAACAGCAGCTTGTATCATCAGCACCTGGAGGTGGGCCGTATGTCAGATTCGGATGGTCCGTGGCACTTTCAGCTGATGGTAACACGGCTTTGATTGGAGCGCCACAGGCTACAGGAAGTGACGATGGTTGGGCTGGAATATACAGATATTCAGGGGGTGTATGGGGTTCAGCGACTTCATTGGTATCCACGGCCGGTTATGGAGCTGCTTTTGGATGGTGTGTAGCACTTTCAAGTGATGGCAATACGGCAGTTGTCGGAGCTTTCGGTACTTACATAGGAGTTTATAGATACACAGGAGGTGTCTGGAGTTCTGCACAAGTAATTTCCGTGTCAATTTCCGGAGCCTTACCTCAAGTAACGGGACTTTCAATTACGGGTGACGGAAACACGGTTGTTGCCGGATTTCCCAATTATTATGGGTACCCATATTACTCTTCTGAAACAGGGATTGTTGGTGTGTATAATTACTCTGGAGGTTCATGGGGGGAAACTATTATTTACTCTTCTGCCGGTGCGAATGCAAGATTTGGTCAATCTGTAAGTATTTCATCGGATGGAAACACAATAGCAGTGGGTGCTATTCGTGCAGCTCCAAATTCACAAGGTTGGGCTGCTATATATACTAATTCAGGGGGATCATGGGGTTCTCCTACTCAACTCGTTTATTCTACACCCGTATTTCCTGCCAACACTTGGTTCGGAATTTCAATTGGAGTCGCAACTGGAGGAACGCGGATATTTGTAGGGACTCAGACGGGAGCCGGAGTTCCTTTCATAGTGCAACCCGCAACCTACGTCAATACAAGTCTATCAGTCCAAGGAAATGTGTACGCTTCAAACCTTTCTACGACCAATGTCTTGTCAAACGTTTTGAATGTTTACTCAACCATGAATGTTCAGTCTATTTTCACTTCAGAATTGGACAGTGTTGTACAGCCACAACCGTACCCGACTATTTCAACTTTGTCAGCTACAGGATTTACTACATTTGGTAACGTTGTAGCCATTTCATCAGATGGTACAACTATGGTTACTTGTGGAAGTGGAACTTTTCCATATGGTACAAGTGCATTTTCTTATACATTCTCAAACGGAACATGGAGTGGACCCTCTTATCTACCAGTTTCCATAGACGCTTCCTTGTCTTTTGGATATTCAGTTTCTCTTTCATCCAATGGAGACGTAGCAGTGATAGGTGATCCGGCTTTGGCGCCGACACTGGGCACGCCATATGGAGCCGTGTATTTTTATAGACGAATTGCGGGAGTATGGAATCTTGAACAAACCATTCCAAGTCCATATCTTCCAGCGCCACCGTACTTAAACCCAAAATTCGGATGGTCTGTTGCTCTTTCAGGTGATGGAAATACTGCAGTAATTGGCGTGCCAAATGCATATCCAAAGGGTGTTCTTAACATAGCTACTTGGAACGGAAGTTCTTGGATCACTTACGAGATAAATCCCCCTCCATATGTAAGTGCGTTTCAAAATTTTGGATGGTCGGTTGGTATTTCAGAAGATGGTAATACTATAATAGCAACTACAACGGGAAATTCCCCAGGTTATCTTATTTTTAACGCCGCAGGTGCTGTTTTGGGCGGCGGTTCCGGTATACCCGGACCTAAACCAGTTGCTATGACAAGCGACGGGTCTTTTGTAATTGGAGGTTCACCAGGATATGAATACCTGGTTGTATATAAGCGAATTTCAGAAACGGGTTGGGACTTTTATGGATCTGTTAGCTCTCCTTATCCTCCAGGTACAGACTTTGGTGCTGCTGTGGCAATTTCTTCTGATTTGACAAAGTTACTTGTAGGCGCACCAAAACAATCACCAAGCAATCAAGGAACTGTTTTTAGATTCACTTACTCAGTTGGGGTTGGCTGGATTTCACCTCAAGAACTTGTGTACCCATTCTCAGCACCAGTTGACAATTATTTTGGTAAATCAATTTCCGTGTCAGGTGACGGAAATCTAGCAGTGATAGGAACTGAAGCAAGTAACGCTCTTTCTTACCAGTGGTTAACTTGGCCGTATTTTTCGCCTAGTGCAAACGTCAACATCACGGGTACTGCATGGGTTTCTAATTCAATTTTGACTCAAAATTTGTTCACAACAACTCTCAACACTGCTACTCTAAACACCTCAACTCTGTCTACGACACAAGTCGTGGATGTGGGTCAAGGAATTTCAGCAAGTACTTTTGAAGTTCAGGGCAACGTGTATGCTTCAAACGCGTTGGCGACAACTAACATATTTGCCAACATATACTCTGTGAATACAAGTCTTGAAACAATGAACACGGTCAATCTCACAGTTACTGGAACGGCCAATGTATCATCAACTATTAATGTGAATTCTATAAACGTGTCGTCAATTTACTTCGCAACCGCTTCACCATCATTTGGTTTGATAGATACAGAAACGTGTCCGGCAAGTCCTGGAAGGTATTTGATGGGATACTGTGTTTCTATTTCGTCAGACGGTAGTACTGCCGTAATTGGCGCTCCGTATACTGCTGTTGGACCAGGATGGGCTGGTGTATACAGGCGTTCAGGACTTTCTTGGAGTTTAGATGCGGCACTCACGCCACCAGGTGGTACTAGTTTTGGATCATTCGGTAAAGCTGTTGCCATCTCTGCTGATGGAAACACTGTGATAGTAGGTGATGAGAGTAACACTAGTTTTAATGGCTGGGCCGGTGTGTATAGATATTCAGGAGGTTCTTGGAGTGGACCCACATCACTGGTTTCTGGTGCAGGAACTGGTTCATGGTTCGGGTGTGCCGTGGCTCTTTCCGCCGATGGAAACAAAGCAGTAGTAGGGGCGAAATCTTCATCCTCTGGTGATGGATGGGTTGGAATATACAGTTATTCAGGATCTTGGAGTTCAGCCTCGGCACTTCCTAATTACGCAGGACCTAGCGCGAATTTCGGAGCTTCTGTGAGTATGGCTTCTGATGGAAACACTGTACTAGTAGGTGGCCCTTTAAACGAATGGGCTGGCATATACAGGTACTCGGGTTCTTGGACGGAAACAGACCTCGTGTCAAGTGCTGGTGGTGGCGCACAGTTTGGAAGTGCAGTTTCTCTTTCAGCCGATGGAAACACCGCAATAGTAGGAGCTTATGCGTCTTCTTATGGTGGCTGGGCTGCAGTGTACAGATATTCAGGTGGATCATGGAATGAGGAAAGTGTTTCAGGGCTTTCTGGTGCACAGTTTGGATATTCAGTTTGTATTTCTCCAGACGGAAACACCGCAATAGTAGGAGCTCCAACCGCTGACACTAATACTGGATATGCAGCCATTTACCAGTACTCGTCAGGTGCATGGAATTTGACTTATTCTTATACTGGAACTTCTGTAAATGCTAACTTTGGATTTTCAGTTGCAATTTCAATCAACGGATTAAATGCAATTGTAGGAGCATTCGGAAGCCAGTTTCTTTTTGGACCAACGCCGACAGCATACTTTTACGGTGGATTGCCATCTTCAACGTCTTCAATTCTAACCACAGTTCAAGGTAACGTGTTCGCATCCAACACTCTTTCAGGGGGAAATCTATCCGTCACAAATACAATTTACTACAATGAAGACCTTACCAAACGTTCACTTTACTTGACACCAAGTTCTGCCAACGCAACTGCAATCCAGTCAGTTATATCAGCCACATGTAATGCGTCTCATGGGTCCTATTGGTGCACAAGTCCAGCGCCGGTCTACGCAAATGTAGTGGGTGGCTCTTCAAGTTCAAACGCCTACTCTGGAGGGGTTCTTGTACCCGACGGACGCGTGGTGTTTGTAACGTCCAACTGCTCAAATGTGAGTATTTACAACCCGAGTGACTTTTCATTAAAACGGATAACCGGCGCGCCCCCTGGATTCAACGGCGGCGTTCTATTACCAAATGGAAACGTCCTATTCATTCCACAAGTTTCAAACGTAGCCGAGTTCAATCCAGTGACTTCAGAATTTTCAAATGTGGCTTTCATACCGCAAGGCGCGTTTAACGGGGTTTTGGGACCTGAAGGAGTTTATTTAACTCCTCAAAAATATAACAGTCTTTTCAACACGCCCATCTATTTATATTCGTATGAAACGCGTAGTTCTGTTCCATCACTTCCACCAGGACAAATTGCTTCCCAACCCACCGCTGCTGTTGCAAATCCGACTTCCGTTAGTGGGTCTTCTATAGCGTGGTGCTCTGGTTTGGCTATGTTTGTGAGTATATACATCAACGGCGATAGTTTTTATAGCTATGATGGTAAAAATTGGACTTTTAATTCAGGTCCTAATACACTTCAGGTTGTTAACTTCGGTTCTGGATTATGGCACTGTGTTGCTGCAAATTCAAGTATGTTTGTTGCAGTAGGTGGGGGTGGTCTCGTAAATTCGGCATATAGTATAGATGGAATTAACTGGTATGGACTAATTAGTGGTAACCTTGCAGGTTTAAATCTATATTGTACATGGCTAGCTGTAGCATGGAACCCTGTCCAGAGTAAATTTATGGCAGTAGGTAATGCTAATGGTATACCGGGTGTAAATTTCGCTGAAAGTACGGATGGTATGAATTGGTCTTCAAGTGGGGTGTCATATTTAAACGAAGGATATTCTTGGAATTCATTGTCTTTTGACCAATATGGAGTTCCATATGCTATTGCTACAGGGAGTGGTGTCGGTCCCTTAGCTGCTCAACAGTACGGTGGTGCATGGTTACAATGGCCCGCGGCCGGGGTGCCTTTGACATCTATAGGAACTGTCTGGCATTCTCTTGCGTATTCCAGTACTTTGCATTTGTTTGTTGCCGTAGGGTTTGAAGCAGCGTGGATATACGAGCAAGGGTACGGGCTCCAAAATTGGGTTATATCATCGCCTTCACTATCCAGTGTAGACCCTGCATGTGAGTGGTACAGTGTATCATGGTCTCCTGAAAAGGGTATGTTCATTGCTGTCGGCCTTGGCTATGGCGGATCGGTAGCGCGCTCGGCATACTCACAAAATGGCCAGGCATGGTACCCACTAAAAACTTCTCTTTATAGTGTTTCACCTTCAACTAATTGGTTTTCCGTTACATGGTCACCCAGTTTACAAATATGGGGTACTATAGGTGATAGTGGATATACAAACGCCGCTTATATTTACATCAAAGATTTGGTTAATAAAGGTTCAATTTTATTACCTTCCGGTAACGTCTTGTTTAGCCCAGTGGGCTCTTCCAATATTATGGAGTACAAGTATCAACCCTTCGGCCCTCCTTTATACTCAAATATAATAATAGGCTCTGATATTTTCAGCGGACTTGTGTTGGCCCCCAATGGCAACGTCATCACGGTCCCAAGTGGATCAAATATATATGTAATCAATCCTACTACAAGAATTTCAACCAACGTAGGACCTATAACAGGTCCAGATGTGTCCAATTTCTTCAACGGCGGAGCGTTACTACCTTCCGGTAATATAGTGTTCGCCCCAGGAACTTCGGGAAATGTTGGTATGTTTGATCCTATAGCTTTGACTTATTCAAACTCGGTTTCAACCGGCACATCAGGTTTGGCATTTTCGGGGGCTACGCTCATACCAAGCGGTCAGGTGGTTTTCACGCCATCCGAATCTGCTAACGTTGGAGTGTTTGACACTGGAGTAGCCGTTTCACCAGAGTTTTGTCTTTCACCATACTTTAATAAGTTCTAGAGACCAATGAGTCCTAAGGACTCATTGTGATCCGTGCTCCAAAGGGATCCTGAGGATCCCGCCCATAAATAAATGCTATGCATTTACTAGATATGCCCATCATCACCAACTTTGGTGATTCAAACACGACGGGTAACACGACCCTTCAGCAAAATCTTACCGTTCAGGGGGACTTTACCCAGGTATATGGGAACATCTTGGCTGGCTCCTCAACGGTCGGAATAGGTAACGTTTCAGTTCCTTTCGCTAATATATTTGCAAATCAGGCAAACATAAGTTCAGTAAACACGTCAGCCTTGAGTTCTCTCTCAATACAAACTGATAATGTGTCTGCCTCAAATGCACTTGTGACTAACAATGTTTTTGCAACAAATTCAAATATAACTGGAGTTGGAAACATCTTTTCTCTTGTTGTGTCTTCAAATGTTGGAATAGGAATGGATCCATCCACTAATGCCTTAAGCGTCAGTGGAAACGCTTATATATCAAATTCTGTAACCACTCAAAATATCTTCACGACATCAGCAAATATTTCAACTTTTTCAAATAGTACAATTGTTGTAGCAACTAATATAGGAGTGGGCACAGCCCCTTTTGGCAACGCTCTCAGTGTCCAAGGAAACGTGTACGTATCAGACTCTCTGTTGACAACCAACATTACAGCCTTAAACTACACAAATGCAACATCAGTTAACACGACTACCCTAGTAATTACTTCAGAGTTTGACATAGGAAATGCAAGCGGAGCTAACCTATCAGTTGCTGGAAACATATACGTCTCAAACTCTCTCACAGCTACTAATGTTTACGCAACCGACTCAAATTGCAACACCATGAATTCTGTATCAGCAAACATAACAACTCTTAACACAGTTACATTAAACTTTCTCAACTTGAACGTCACTACACTTAATACAACTTCAATTTATGGTCAAACTGGAACTGTTGGTATAAACACGTCTACAAATATAGGAGCAGCACTTCAAGTACAAGGCAATGTGTATGCCTCTAACGGCTACACAGGTACTAATCTTAGTATGACTGGAACAATTTACTATAACGAGGACCTGTTCAAGAGAGGCCCGTACCTCACACCATCCACCTCAAACGCATCTACAATTCAAGCGTGGATTTCAGCAACGTGCAACGCATCTTCACAACCTAGCAAGTCGTGGTGGGCCACCTCTGCAAAACCAGTTTATGGAAACTTGGTGGCAGGGTCTAGCATGTCGGCCGCGTTTGGAGGCTCGGTGTTGCTCCCTGATAACCGCGTGCTTTTTGTACCTCAAAATTCAGCAAATGTGGGTATTTTCAACCCGTCCAATGGAACTTTCTCAAACGTGTCAGTCCCGGGAATAACAGGCGCAACAAACAAGTTTAAAGGTGGCGTACTCGTACCCAACGGCAACGTCGTATTCGTACCTTATGGCGACTCTAACGTTGGACTCTACAACCCTGTGGCAAATATTTACTCTAACATACAAGTTGGTGCGGCGGCGGGTGGCGCTGATTTAAAGTTTCAGGGCGGTGTGCTAAGCCCTACAGGGAACGTGGTAATGGTGCCTAAAGATTCTGCAAATATAGGCATTTTCAACCCCACGACGCTTGCTATGACCAATGTCGGCCCTATTGCCGGTCAAGGCCTTTCTCTTTTCGGTTCCGGAGTCCTGTTACCTAACGGAAACGTGGTTATGAGTCCACTCGCAACAACATGTAATATAGGAATGTACAATACAGCTCTTTTTACTGCAGCTGCATTTACAAATGTAGGACCTGTAGCATCTTCAGGAACTTGGGAAGCAGCGGTACTTGCACCAAATGGTAATGTGATTATGCCCCCATCATCTTCATCAAATGCACTCGTTTACAATCCAAGTTACGTATCAGCTTCAGGGGTTTCAAACATCATAGTAGGCGCTATTGGAGGTACAAACTATTTTCAGGGAGGATCTCTACTTTCTTCTGGTAATGTGATATGCTGCCCAGCTGATGCTTCAAATGTAGGTATGATAGATCCCAGTGCCTTAACATATTCAAACTGTTCCTTTGTTTCACCTGCTACATCCAAGTTTTTTGGATGTACACTTGTGCCGGATGGCCGAATCGTATTTTGTCCACAAAATTCAGCAAACGTAGGAGTTCTCAACACCATGGTGCCGTCACCTAAAGAGTTTTGCATGAGCCCTTTTTTTAATAAGTTCTAAAAATAGAATGAACTACACGGGTGAAAACGCCTCAGAGCGTCTCATCTTTGCAGACGCTGCGAACCGTGACGTCACCTTGTACCCTCAAGGTAACAGTTACGTACTTCACCTGACAAGACCCATAAGAAACGTTGAACGGGTGGATCTTGTCAGTGCTCGCGTGCCCAACACTATATACAACTTAACAGATGGTTCAAATGTCTTTTCAGTAAACTCTTCAAACGTGTCTTTGAACCCCGGATTTTACTCGGCTTACAACCTTGCACAGGCTGTGACGTCAAACGCCTCTGTGAACCTTGATTATCTCCCACAGGAGGGTCACTTTATTTTTTCACTTGCAACTAGCCCTTTTGTTCTTAACATCAATTCCAAAGAGTTCGGGACGATGGTTGGCCTGTCGGTGGGTTCTTACACTGGCACCCTTGCTACACCACTTGACCCCAATTATGCTGGTAAATTCATCGTCAAGTCAACAACCCTAGTGGACTTTTCACTCAATGAATACGTGTTCTTAGATATTGACGAGCTCAAGACGCCTTTCCATGTAGACTCGGGAGCCATCAATGGAACGACAGGTACAATTTCAGGATCAAATGCGAACAGAGCCTTTGCACCCATCATCATGGATGTGGGCTCTGCATGCATCAAGAATTTTCATGAAAATAAGGACTACCGAATTTCAGTTGAATATCCAGAGCCTATAAACAGTCTTCAGCGCCTGACGATAAGCTGGATTGACCGATCTGGAAACCTCCTAGACTTTAGAGGCTGGAACACCAACGCCTTCATCCTGCGCATACACGTGACACCAGACCCTGAACCGACACTCCCACCCCCTCAACCCCTTGAGGATGTGCAAATAAAGCGAATAGTGGAGGCTATGAAAGTAGCACCGCCTCCACCACCCGAACCCAAAAAAAGATTTCAATGGTGGATAATTTTTTTGGTAATTTTAGCAGGAATTGTAGCCTGGAAGAGTTGGCCACGCTCCGCACCTGTAGTTCAAGTCGCACCTAGACCCGTTTAGCGAGTCACTACGAAGGCTGGTTGCCCTGGCTCCTTGATCTCAACGTTGGTCACAAACGTCTTGAGGAAGAAGAACACAAGGACGGCGAGCAGGGTCGTCAGCAGCGCGGCAATTACGGTGCCCTGGAGGCTGCCATTGGACTTGATGAGGCGCTCCACAACCTTCTTCACAACCTCGTACCATGCCAGAGCCGCAGCGAAGGCGAAGCCTGCGGTGACGGTGTTCAGTGCCTGCCCCTGAACGGTGGTTGCAATACCCATAACAGTGGACGCCATGTTTTAATATATAAAACTAAAAAAAATGTCAGATGGATCCCAGGGCCTGACGTGTGACCTGTTATCGGGTTCTGGATTGATCTCAGACCCCTTCTCACCACCATCAAATCCTGATGGTGCGTCTTCGTCACTCTCTTCAAAAGCTTCTAGGTCCACGAAACTTGAGTACTTTGTTTCCTCTTCTGAATCTTCCTCAAAAATTGTATAATGGACAAAGCTCATCCTCTACCAAAAACTGAATTTTTGTCCACCGCGTTTTTCAACGCAACCTCGGCCGGGTTGGACGGCTCCCATGTGGCCCACGTGTCTGCACACTCATTCATCTGGAGCGAGAGAGCGTCATCTCCTGTGTACCTGGCCCAGTCTGGATCGGACTCGTCTGAGTCGCTGACGAGTTCTGGGCAGGAATCGGAGTCTGTGTCCGACTCGTAAGCTTCTGGATACAAAGTACCCAGGTGCTTTCCGAGTACGTTTCTGGCGGCGAACATGAGCCCGTAACTCATATCCTCCGCAAGAATGACATCACGCCCACATGCCTTGGCGTAATGTGCAGCCAGTACCGTGGCCGACTCTAGTACTGGAAGCAAGAGGTCCGTGGCTGACTTTTCAAGCGCGTCAGTGTTAACCTCACCCTCGCCTGTTCTCATAGCCATGATAGTACAAGGTCACATGGTTTTAACTAAAAGAAATTTGAGAATGTAACCTTGGCCGTATTGTTGGCCGTCTCCAAGAAATTATAGGACGATGCATAGACCCTGATGTTTACGTTTGTAGGTGTGGGGTTGAGGTACAGATACAAATTTTGATTCTGAATTCGTGACAAGTTTACAGAACCGGTTGGGGATTCACCTTCGGGGTCAAGGCTAAATGAATACATGTAGAAAATACGGTCTGGTACACGGGTGTGGAACTCAAGGGGCTGGATGATCCGCAGGAACTGCGGTGACCCCACCTCACTCGCTATACGCTCGGTCGTGTTAAAGTCAAACCTGAGCCTGGAAAGGAGATCGCCCGTTCCTATACTGTTTGTGGCGGCGGCGGCTGTAGCCACGTTGCTGTAGTCGTACCCACGCGCTGAGTCCTGTTGTAATACGAAAAAGAGCTCTTTGACTGGATTGTAAAAGTCCAGTTGGCACTGAACAAAGTTGATCCCATATGGGGCAAAGAACTGGTTGAGTTGAATTTGATCAAAAATTTGGAATCGTGATTTACGAATAAAATCAATTTCATTCTGAGCAAGGTAAGTATACTCTATATTCAGCTGGGCGGTGAAAGGGGTGGTTATGAGCGTAGGAGGTACTGTAAAGTAGGTTGAAGGGTTCCATACTATTCTTATAGTCACGTCGTCATTGAAGGCACACAAGGGAAGGCCCTTTTTAAATACTGAAAAGGGTATAGGAACGGTATAGGCGAGCTGAGGGGTGTTTACATATTGGAGATTCTTGCCCTCAAGGAACGATAATCCCGCTTGTTTTCCTTTAGGAACCGTCAAGTCAAACATCATTTCAATGTACTCACCGTAGAGGCGTTCTATGAGTTCAGACCCTATATACAGTTCTATGTACTGAAACATAAGGGTCCCCACTGAGTCAAGGACGTTGACGCCCGGTGGAGGCGATGGAAAGAGTGTGTAAAGTGTCATGTTTGTAATTAAATCTCCGTTTCTCGGTATAACCCTGTGATTTTGGGATCCAAAGGACACTCCTTGCTCATCAAAGATGACGCGGTCTACACGATAGGCAAAGGGTGTTTGACCCTGGTATTTTTCTATAAAATAGGTCACTTCTGGGTCCCCACTCAGTGATATGTCCTCTTGGCCCAAGAATGACAAACTGGCACGTCCGGCCATATCTAGTAAATACTAAGCATTTATTTTAGGCCTTCAAGCGCTCTAGTGGAACATCACTCCTGCAATTCCGTTTTCAATTCTTAAGACATTTTGACTCAGTGCTATTACCGTGAAGGTTTTTGACGGATAATTACTCGCTGAATTTGTGATGTTGAGTTCCAAAAGCTTTTGACGAATTCTGCTAAAGTTTATTTGACCGGAAGATGCGGTACCAAAAGGGTTCAATGAAAATGCATACATGTAGAACTGCCTGCCGTATTTGTTTGGCTGCTGACTTGTGAGAACAGGTGGTTGTGAAAAGAAGTTTATGTGTTTATGGAATGGTTCAATAGCCCCCAAGTAAAGGGTGTTTGTTGTTGAAGTCAAGAAAGCATCCTCACCGTTAAAAGTCATACCTAGATTGACATAGTCGGTTCCGCTACCAGGGGTTGTGTAATTGTACGGTAAGTTACTGTCGGGATGTATAAGGAAAAATAGCTCCTTGACTGGATGTTTGAATTTTAGATCAAAAATAGATGACCTAAAGTTCTGTGCAAGAGAGAACGTCTCATATTGACACTGTGTGATGACGTAATCAAGTTGGTGACTCTGGAACCAATCAATTTCAGGGTTTGAAAGGTAAACATATTCAGTGATGATGGTGGCCTGCAGGGTCGGATTTGTAACTGAAATTGATGTCAAGTTTGAAAAGTTATTAAAAGTTACCCAAACCTCCACGTCCTGTCTCCCGAGAGCAGCGATGGGAAGGTACAATTCAGGTTTTCCGTAGAAATAGAACGGCAGGTTTACATAGTATGTTCTACCGGGGGGAGGGACGCTGGTTTGCGTATCGTACTTACCGACCATGAGCTGGAGACCTGGCTGATTTTCATAAGGAACATTGAGCTCGTTCCAAACTTCTATATAATCACCAGTAAGAGTTTGTACTGTTTGTCCGCCAATTCTCAGATCTGCCCGAGCAATGGCTATAGTACCTGCCGAATCGTAATAATTATACTGCTGATTAAAGTAACCATATGCTTTTGTAGTTATAACGGATATGGCAATATAGCTTTCACCATTCATAAAGGACCCAGGATTTTCGGTTACTACAGACACTGAGTATGTACCTGCTGTGTTTGACACGTTGAAAGGCACCGAAATTGTGTAAGGAGGTGATGCGCTCGTACCAAGGGTATAATTGAAAAACGCATTTGAGTTTGTAGAAGTGTTTGTTATGATAACATTCGTCACGGGGCTTGTGGTATAAAAAACGCCAGTCAGCATATAAGATGCAGTGTTAGCGAACGCAAGTCCTCCAGATGGCGTCACAGAAATGACTGAAGAGTTTGAATAAGTTGTGAAATTTGTTGATAAATCAAGAACACCTGCTGGTGTACCCGGTGCCGCGACTAAAAGAGAACCATTATAATTAGAATTCAAAGCTGGGTTTGTACCAGGTAGAACACCCACTTGATTTATAGTGAAAAATGAGTTGGCGGTTATATTTGAAAACGTTTGAGTTGATGATACGTTCAAGTAATAAGAAAGGTTAGAGTCGGCCACTAAAGGTATAGAAAACCCATACGTGGGGTTGCGCCCCTGTGAGGTCATGTCGTACACATAAAGAATATTGGCGCGTTCACCAATTGCTATGTTTGACACATAAGGTTCTGTAGCTGCGTTTGAAAGAGACAGAACACCTGATATCAGATAACTTCCGCTCATAGCGAATTTCATCATAGAATTGGCGTCTAGAGTGACAGATGAGTTCAGTATGGGTCCTATGTTACCATACAGAGGAACTGGAGCTAGCGCAGTATCTGATAAAGTCACGTCGTTTGAAAATTGGTATATATCATTGGCAGGTATGGCCGCAAAATAGCTTCCAGAAATGGCGTTACAGGGTATGTTTGTCTCTACGTAAAAGTAATAATAGGTTCCTGCAGTTGTTGCGTACACTGGTATGATTGCAGGGGATGTTGGGTTTGGCGAAACAGTATAGGTGTAGGTGTATAAAAACTCAGGTACAACGGGGGTTGTTCCAGTCGTGTTTGTACCATAACTTATGGAAACGACAGCGCCTGCGCTCAGGTTAAATCCAACTCTGAAGGTGTAATATCCTGGAAACAGAATCTGAACAAGACCTGACGACGAGATCAAAAAGTTGGTTGCAACTTGATAGGGTAGTACCCAATACGGAATGTTTGTGTAAGGAGTTAATGAGTTGAAGTTTACAAACTGAGGGGAACTACCCGTGAATGAAACGGGCTGATTCAGTGAAATATATAACCCGAAAAGTGAGTTTTCGGCCGCTGGTGTCGTTTGAAACCACCCCGCCTGTTGAAGAGAAAAGTCGGGAACTAGTGTTGATACATAAGTGTTGGACTGTAAGTTAGTAATAGAGTTTGCAGATAAGTTGGAAATTGGCAACACAGTTGCGTTGTATATGAGATTTCCAGAAGCTGTCTGTGCCGAATAGTTTATCGGATCAAGACCCCAGAAAACAGGAGATCCTGCATTCGTTGAAGAAAATCCTGGCTGAACAATTACGTTTGCAACATTACTGAATATAAACCTGTTATATGGTGCATTGTAGTTGACGAAATTGTTGAAAGGGTATATCCACGATTGCAATACACTTGCGTTTGACGAGTAAAAACTGACATCAAAAGGTGAAGAAATGAGTGAGGACACGGCTCCATTTGAAAACCCAAATTGAAGAGTCGGTAAGTTTGTTAGAGATGGGAGTGTAGGCCATATCCAGTCATTTGTTGGATTGAAAAGGGGCGGCAAATTCATTTTAAGGGTAAGACCTCGTATGAGATCTCCCTTTGGAGGGATCCTACATATACCCGTCTTACCGTAGGCAACATCCTGACCGTTAAAGGGGATTTCATAAGCCTCTAATACAAAAGGCGTATGACGCTTGTATACGCCTGAAAAGTAAGTCACCTGAGGTTCCCCTGTGAGATATGCATCTTGCTGCCCGAGAGCCACAAGTTGAATATATCCGGCCGACATTGAAGCCGCCTCTAGTACTTGACAACATCTTTTTATACCAAATGCTTCCCGCGTTCCAGGCCAACCTCAATTTTATTTTTAAATTGCAGGACGGAGATGGCTCTCCAATTGCGAAAGTTTGATCCGGCAAAAATGGCGGATGACAAGGTGTGCGTTTTCATAGGGAAAAGAGGCACTGGTAAAAGTACCCTGGTCACTGACATTCTGTGGCACAAGAAGCACCTTCCCGCGGGCATCGCCATGTCAGGGACAGAAGAGGGCAACGGGTACTATAAACAGTTTATTCCAGACCTGTTTGTTTTTGGGGACTATAACCGTGATGCGCTTGAGAGAATTATAGAGCGTCAAAAGAAGCTCCTGGCTATAGGGCGGTGCAGTCCAGTTTTTGTGCTCATGGATGACTGTATGTACGACAGGGCTTTTATGCGTGACACGGCCATTCGTCAGCTCTTTATGAACGGCCGGCACTGGAAGATCTTTTTCATGATGACCACACAGTACTGCATGGATATGACCCCTATGATCCGTACAAACGTTGACTACGTCTTTGCACTCAGGGACAACGTCCGTCAGAACCGTGAAAATTTGTACAAAGCGTTTTTTGGAGTTTTTCCAAACTTTGATCAGTTCTGTCAGGTTATGGACGCATGTACTGAAAACTATGAGTGCTTGGTCCTTGATAACACCTCAAAGTCTAATAAAATCACAGACTGTGTGTTCTGGTACAAGGCTCCAATCAGGCGCAACTTCCACGTTGGTGGACCAGCGTTTTGGCAGTATCATCAACGGCACTATAATCCTAGAGCCGCAGCAGCTCGTCCAGTTGCCGAACCTGTCGTCAGACGTAGAGGCGGTAGCGTAACAGTGGTGAAAAAGAAGTGAGCGCGCTTCCAAGGCTTTTATTTTTTAGATGAAAATCACAGATGTTGACATACGATCCGAACGTTGACACACTGTCTTCACCAATTCCAGAGCAGACTGAAATGACGGTAGATGAGGAACTTGCACGTGCGGCTCTTGACAGAGACAAACGCGCAGAAACCAAGACCGTTCCGACCGGTCTACTGAGGAATTATCAGCCAGAAAAAAACGTTGACGAATCTCAAATGGCGGACTTTTCCACACCAATTGAGGAAGTTATGGCGGGTCCAGGACAGATGCTTCAGAACGAGATGATGGGCTCTCCTTATGCCCAGCCTCAGCGCGCACCATCGGCCTCTCGCAAGCGGGCGGCGGATGAGGATGAGCCCCGAAGCAGCTCCAAGAACCCACTAGGTTTGACTGATGAGCAGTTTCAGGCGCTTGTGGCGGGTGCGGCGGCGGTCGTGGCTTTCTCCAAGCCAGTACAGACGCGTCTTCGTACCATGGTTCCCAAATTCGTCGGCGAGTCGGGTGACGTCTCGCTGACGGGCTTGATCGTGTCGGCTCTCGTCGCCGCTATCATTTTCTACTTTGCCAAGAAGTTCATCGTTGACAAGGCTTAATTTGCATCATCTCTTATTGAGTCACCACAGTAGGTGCGTGTACCCGTAGGTGTGTATAACCCATTTGAAACGCAGAGTGTTTTGAGCTTTTTGAAATTTGTCCAAAAATTAGTCGTGTGATCGTATTCAGGAACTGACATATGAGCCAGCTCATGTATGAGCACATACATCGCGGAGTTTACATCGTTTCCATCCAGACAGATGTAAATTTCATACCCCTTATTCACGTTTGATCCTATTGGTCCCTTGTCTTTGGACCACCCAAACATACCTGTAATAATTGATTGTCTGAGAACGCCATCCCATGTTGGGTCACCCGTTTGACGGAGCATATCCAAAACAGCCCTGTACCGACGCTTGAGTTCTGTGAGCATCTCAGGCTCCCTGTTGGTCAATACTATGATGAAAACTACTATGAGCAAAACTATGATGGCCCACATCCTGATATTACTCAATTTTTTTAAAAACGAATTTTGAATATAAATCGGAGATCATCCCGTTGGGTTGACTTAGCATAGGCTCCCAAAGTACCAGTTCTAGACCAACAGCCTTGAGGTCGTATATGAGTTTGGTTGGAATCAGTGTAGGTTCTTCACGACCGCCATCTGCGTAAAAGGGTCCGTCCACAAGGCGTACAAGCAAGTTGCGTCCGTCATGAAGCCATGCAATTTCATTACCAAATTGATCCTTGAAGTGACCATACTCATCCACCATCCCCTCGGCCCTATCCTTGTCGGGTGTGATGCCTATCAAAAACCCTCCTGGTTTCAGGGACAGGCCAAGAGCCTTGATTGAATTTTTGTATATGATTTCACTTTCAAAAATATAGTGAAGTGAAAAGTTGTAGCAGATCACGTCATAAGGACCTGCAAAGGCGGCTTGGATGATAGTGCCAGGGCCGAGGAAGCATACATCGGCACGTACGGTCCTAGCACGGGCCTCCGCCTCTTGGAGTGATTCGGGGTCCGGGTCAATAGCCGCTACGCGTGCCGAGACATCCTTCCATTTCCACAAGTCGCCACCGCGTCCGCAACCGCAATCTAGTACGAAAGAGCCTGGTCTGACCCACTTTCTAATGAGTTCGCGTTTACACTCGTTATGAAGTTTACGAATGTCCATTGCGTTTTAGAGCTTAAAAAATAAGCGCGTGTCTCTTTTAAATGGGCTCCCTTGAGCAGGACTACCTGACGGTTCCAGGACAGCTGTTCGCTTGCATTTCGTTTGTCGGCCCAGACCTGCCTCAGAAGAATGAGAAGCTGGGAATGAAGATCCGCGGCTGCTTCGCGTCCCGTGAGGAGGCGTCTTCACACGCCAAGCGCCTTCAGAAGGAGGACGCTCTTGTTGACATTTACGTCGTTGACATGTACAAGTGGCTTCTGATTCCTCCGGATCGTAGCCAGATTGATGACGTGCACTACCAGAACGAGAAGCTGGAGGAGATTATGACCAAGTACCGACAGAATCAGGCCGCCGCAGCCACCATGTTTGAGAAGCGCAAGCGCGACATGATGGCCAAGCCACAGGATGGGCCTTTCCCTTACATTGACCCTGCCGATGAGAATTCCAAGTTTTACACCAAGCCAGACGTCCCACCTATTCCACACCCAGCGGAAATCGTTGAGGAGCTGCGCAAGGAGTTCCCAGACAAGACGATCGCTGAGCTCGTGGCCATGGCTGACGAGCGTGTGAACAAGATTATTGAGGAGCGCAAGCTGCCCGCTGTGGAGATCCATACCATCACCGAAGGTGACGAGGCTTCCGCAGAGGCTGGTGACGATGAGGTCCCAGATGCTCCTAACTAAAACCTAAATAAATAATAGATGGACTTGAAACTCAAGTCCTTGCCAACACCCCAGTATACTTTCGTAGTTCTTACAGGGGCTTTAACCGTTTTAAGCGGGGTGTTTCTCATGACCCGCGGCTACTTTATGCCTATCGCGACTGCAGTAGCCGTTGGTTTAATTTTATGGTTTTCATGGAAGCGTGTTAAAGAGCCTATTCTGTCACGGCCTCCACCACCCGATGAGTCGCCTTCTCAGTTTACAGTTTTCAGAGATATGGAATCTGCAGATCAAACTCGTGTAAACCCCTGGGTTGGGTTTTTACAGGAGGATGTTTATGCCCATAGAACTGGACCTATAGGTAACTTTGTTGGTAACGTTGATTACACAAAAAAAGCGCCTTTGTACAGAATTACTTAGGATTTACAATAATTGGTCGCATATTCATAATAATAACTCCGATAACTATCCCAAGTAGAATCAGTGCCATATGATTCTCCTTGAGAGCGTCAAACGGACTTTTTGAAGGAGGGGCGTCATACATTGGGGCGAAACGCCTTTGCGGTGGCTCGTCAAACTCTTGAGGCGTCCAGACCTCACGACGACCACCCATTTCATTTTCGGGTAGCGGGGCGCTTCTTGACGACGGCTCGCTGCTTTTTGACAGGAACGGCAGGTTCTCCATCCTCACTGTCTGATTCACTCGTCTCGCTTTTATCTGGAACTACAAATCCGTCCAAATTTCCATCCTCGTCAGCATCGTCCTCCTCGTCCTCCTCGTCCTCATCTTCGTCAAAAGAGTCGTCCGTTACAATATCCGACTCGTCACTATCATAGTCCTCTGGTCCGTAGTCGTCCTCAACCTGCTCAACAGGCTCGTAACGCTCCGGAGGCTTGGAGACGCGCCCTGAACGCGTGCGAGTCTCTGGAACAGCAGCCGCTTCGGCGAGGACATCAAGCCCTGAAGGAGGCTCACTGCCCGTGGCTTTTGACTGGTCCCGGGTCGCGCGTGTCGACATATTCTGGGTATTCTGCAAGTGATTCGTTTAAGTAACGTGGGAAGAAATAAAGCCCCTGTGAAACTGCATTTTGATTCAAAATTATCTCACCCTCATAACCAAGCTGTGAAGCTATCACTGCCAGTTTCTCCTGGATGTCGGCATCGTCAGCACGTCTCAACCCAAGCCCCAAGTCGCGGATGTTTTCAGTCGCGGCGTAAAGTGCAGTAGCTGCGTCATCCAACCGGGTTGAAGCCAACCGTTCGAACTCGTGGAGGTTCTCTAGAAACCTCACCCAATTCGTTGGATCTAGACCCGAGTAAGGATGAACCATGTGCTCGTACTTTTTGAATCTGGTCCGAGTTGCCATTGGGAAAAATATCCACAAGAAAACAAGTAGAAGGGCTACCCACAACAGCAACATCTTTGAGTTGCTCTACTATAGATGGAGGAAGAATATGTTCCTGCCCCCTAAACTCACTACACTCTTCATCAAAACACCTCTGTGAAATACGCCTACCACCTATATGAAACCAAACGTGGTTACTCTTGTGCTCCTTGTGAATTCTTTCACAAAATTTAGAGTCCGTCTGAACATACCACCCATCATGCTCGTGTCTCTGAACCTTTTTGACCTGGGCGCGGGACTGACCATCAAGGTACTTTTGTATAAAGTCTTGGAGTTGACTGATGTCGGACAACTCTTCACGCTCTATAGTGGTCTCCTCTGTACGTACGGCAAACAACTCAAGGGTTTCCGCGTTAGGCGTCTTTGAAAACTCAATGGCACCGTCCAAACTCTTCCAAGGAATGTAGGGATCTCCCGTGGGTTTCTTGTGGGACCACAGCATCCTAAGTCCAGAACCTCCATACACCGACACGTCAATAACCTTATCCCAATCAAAAGGAAAGTCATTCGTCAAACTCAAGACTATTTTTGATCTAAAATTGAGAGCTTGGGTCCTGGTGACGATGAGGTCCGGCCAGTGGATATGGACTCCTGACTTTATGAGATTGTCCGCAACAGGTCTTGGCCTAGCCTTGGCGATGACGCACCTTGAGGTTGTCCCTAGGGCTTGATGAATTACCGAACAAAATTGTAGCAGGTCTTCATCCTTCAATTTTTCAGGAGCCTTGTAGTCAAGGTCTACGAAAAACTTGAAGAGTTCCGTCTTTTGCTCAACCACATACAATTTTGATCCAGAATTCACAGCTGCTATGTACTCCCGATAGAATTCTTGCGTTTCTTCCGGGGGGACAAAGAGTATACCGCCTGACATGAGGACATGCGTCCCCGATCCTTTGGGGATCCGCCAGCGGTCAAGGAAATTACTCATTACTTTATAAACGACTATAGTCTTTAGTCCTCGTCACTTGACGAATCCAAAAGCCAGGATAGAATGTGCTTGTGCCGTTGCTTGGTTGTTGCCTCTGGTGGCGCCTTGAGCTCCTCTACGATCGCCTCCTCCTTCTTGGTCAATGGCATCTCTTCCTTGGGCTCTTCAGTCTTTTCCTCATTAGACAAAGCCTCTAGTTCCTTCTCCTCCTCAATCTTCTGAATTTCGTAACATAATTTGAGCAGTGACATCTCCTTGGCAAGCTTGGCTGGGTCTTCCTTGTCGTCTCCACGAAGCTTGACGAGGATCGTAGCAAGTTCAAACTTTGACCTAGTCATTTCTATTAAGTTCATAGACTTAATACCACGGGCCGCAACGCGGCTTAGTCTCTCAAATTAAACGGCGTCCAATGCGTCGTTGAGATGGCCTGTGTAAACTCCGGGTTTGTGATGACATGGTTGCGAATCATAGGCCAGAGGTTCTGGCACTTTGAAATAGAGTCTATCGTCTCAAATCTACACTCGTCGTTTTCATCGTAGTTTTTACGGAAAGGGACCTCGGCGCCCTCCATCTTCTTTTTCTCTTCAACAAATCGTTTGATAATGTGTTTGTGTTCTACGGAAGTCATCGGTAAGTTAAATACGTATACGTGGTAATGATTAATAACGTCCACACCATCCTCTAGGTCCCTAGGTTCCGGTGTGTTTGTAGTAAATTTAAAATAGGAGTACGACCCCCTTTTTAAATTTATAAGACCGCGTGTTTCTTCTTCAAGCTCTCTAACCGCACACCTAAGTGGGTTGTAGACCTCGCGTCGGCGACACCCGCCCGTGACAAACGTCCACTCCCTGTACCTCCTATCGTGCACGATTAGGAAGTGCTGGGAGTCGTTCACCTTGCTCATCGGTATCGCTATCGCTTTGTGCCTTTCTCGAGCCATGCTCTACTGATGTTTCTGGGGCAAAATATTTGGTGAGATTTCCCGTACGTGGGTTGTACGAAGCCAAAAACACGAGGCACGCAACCAGAGCCAAGAAGATCCAGTGCATTTTCTATTATATTTTGGTTTAAAATTAAGGCTTAGTTGGCGTAGAGCAGGGAGCCCAGACCGTTCTGGATTCTCAGGATGTTGTAGTTCACAGCGTACAGGTAAGGAGTTGGGTAAGCGCTGGTGATGTTGGTGTTGTACAGACCGAGCACACCGTTGGGCAGGGTTGGGGGCACGACCAGACGGAAGGTGTCCAGACGGGAGAAGTTGAGCGTGCCAGTTGGCTGCAGCTTGGACGTGTCCAGGCAGTAGCTGATGATCGCCACGTTGGCCACGGTGTTGTTGTGCACGTAGCCGTATGGCGTGTTGTAGTACTGGGGCACGTCAACCCAGTGGATAAGAGAGCGGGAATCGCCCACATCCACACCGTTCACCTGGGTCTTGAGCTGGTAGTTGGCGGCAGTGGCGGCTCCAACACCGTTGGCGTAAATCTGAGCGTAGTTGACGGATGGGAAGGCCAGGAACTTCACGGGCTGAGCCAGTGCCAACTCCTGGATAGGGTTGTTGCCGAGCACAACGCGCTGCACCTGGGTGACCAGAAGGTCCTGGGGGGTCTTGGCGAACCAGTCACGCTCACCCTGGTCCAGGTACACGAAGTTGGTCCAGCACTGGTACTGAAGGGAGCCGTACTGGGTAGAGGTGGCGGCCGTGCCAGTGAAGAAAGAGATGGTCAGACCGGCGGGAATTGGTGCGGTGGTCTGTGATGGATAAGAGATGGTGATGCTCGTGGCGCTGTTGACGTTAGACACGTATACTGGACCGGTGAAAGGCAGACCTGCCACATACTGACCAATAGAAATACCCGCACCAGTTGTTGGGCTCACCACCTGACCGATGGATAGGGTTGCGGAAGTTGTAGCGCCAGTGCCCGCAGCCACAGAAAGTGGAATCTGAGTGGAGCACACTGGAGCGTACAGGTTGGCGGTCTGTCCAAGACCGAACTGAGACGAAATGTTGCTCGCAGCGGTATTGGCGAACGAAACCACCACGTTGGAGAAATAACCCTGTCCGGAATATGGAACAAAAGCGTTAGAAAATGATTGAACTACGGCCACATTGGTCTGCAGGTTGGATGTTGCAGCTGAAATGAGCATACCTGGGAAAATTGGACCAGTTGTCTGTGAAACCATGACGTTTGCTAGGTTGGAAGACATGACCAAATCAGCGGTCAGATTTGCTGTAGCCTGGGGGAGGGCGGACAGTACTGGAGTGGTGGTGTTACCGATGGTGATGTTCTGGCTCAGGTAAGTAGACCAGGTGATGCGCACCTCCACATCGTGGAACTGCAGACCGATCAGGGGCAGGCACACGGACCAGTCCTTGCAGAAGAAAAACTTCAGTGGCAGGAAGGAATTCTTCTGGTTATTGAAGGTGGTGCTGCTCGCGTTCAGGTAACGCTGGGAGAAGTTCTGAGCACCGGTGATGGGCTCAATGTCGGTCATGTACTCAATGTCCTGGGTGTCCACAATCTGGCCACCGATCAGCAGCTCCACCTTGTCAATGATACGGGTCCAGTCTGGGTTCACCAGCAGGTTACCCGACGAGTCACGGGCAGTCAGGTACACGTAGCTCAGCAGATCACCACGCTTCTCAAAGCGGACAGTTGAGATGCCTCCAGCGATTGGGGTGCCCTGGATCACCTGGCGCTCAATGGAGTTGGAGTAATGAGTATAACGTTTGTAGTTTGACCGGTAGAAAGAAACTTCGGGCTTGCCGGTCAGCCAAGCGTCCTGAGGTCCAACGGCGACGAGCTGAACAACTCCACCGCTCATTTTACCATTACTTCACATTTTTTTACACTCAAGAAACCGTCACAAAAGGGCGCGTCTCCATTGCAGGGTCCGGTGTTTTTGGTGCCGCCAACGAGTATGCCAGTGGGTTTTTCTCAAGCTGTTGAATTGCAATATCCAGGAAGTCGGTCTGGGCACGTGGGTTAGGCTGTGACTTGAATTCGTTGAGAGGATCATCATATTCTGGGGGCAAAACACCACGGCCCTGATTGGAACCGGTAATTGCCATGGGACCTGGCTGAACGGGCTTGGATTCGGCGCGATACTGGGTTCCGGCACCAACCTGGTTGACGGGATCTTCGCGAACGTTCATGCGATCGGCGCCACCTGCTCTGCTGGCTTTCTCGCGGTAGCCACTTGAACGAGTGAGATCTGTGTCGGTATAAGAGTCCTTTGCAGCGGCATATGGCTGATACACGTTGTACTGAGGTGGGCCATCCGACAGCGTATCGGTGCGCAGCCCAGTCTCGCCACGAATAGTCATCTTCTTCGTCTTGTTGAAGTTTGGACGGCCTTCTGGAGCCACCATTGCACTCTGAGCACCACCACCACCGTACGCACCTGGGTCGCGGTACGCCGTCTTAGTCTGAGCAGCTTGGTGCGTGATATCACCGATGTAAGCCGCTCCACCGCTCTTGACGAAAGGATTGCGAGGTCCTGGACGGCCCTCAAGAGTCGTGAGGCGCTCCTCGTTGATATTTGTGGGAAGAGCACGGAAGTAGTCATGGAAGCCACCTGCAGCAAGCACGTTTGGTCCGACGCCGAGACCTGGACCGATATTCATAGGCTGCTCAAGGGGGGCGACGTTGTTCTGCTTGTTTGTTATGTACTCGCGGTTGTAAAGGTCATAGACGGGCTGACCGTATGGGAAGCGCGAGTTGGTGGGGGTGATGTCCTGGATGTTGGGAATGGCCTCCTTGGGGCGAAGACGCCAGTCACCGATACGACGACCGAGATCTGGATGGGTATTTTTGAGGTCAAAATAGTCTGCCGAATGTTCGGCTGGCTCAACCATCATATCAATCTGACGGCGAGTGAGAGGGGCACGGGGCTTCGTGGTTGTCGGTGGGGGAGCTGATTCCTCATCAGATAGCTTTTTCCCGGCAAACACAAGACCAACAATGGCGGCCAGCGCCAGAGGATCCATTATTAATTACTATACATCTTTTTTTACCGATTCCAGGTATTCGCTGGTTTGCTGAAGTAGCGCTGAGCAAAACGGTTGTTCTGGTCATCTACGAAAGTGCTAATAGGGTTCCACTCAAGGACACGGAGTGGCAGAGTCACGTAGCTATTAGGGAAGTCGTACGTCTGCTCGGACCATCCCTTCTTCCATGCGGTGGTTGGCTCCTCACGAAGGCTGCTCTCCACCTGCGTCTTGTCCTCAAGAACAACCTGTGCTGGACCGTACCAGACACCCTTCTCAAGGGTCAGTGGACTCACATCAAGCGTTGGCATTATTACTTTAGCTGTATATTTAATTTTAACGACCGTTTCCGGCCCGCATTTGAGGCCGCTCTGGGAATGCAGAGTAGAAGCGATCTGGGTCGCAAGACGCGCCTCCTTGGTCGTGGCACTTGGCGGCGAACGGTTTACCGTATGCCGCTTGAGCAAACCCAGTCTGGTCGTTTGGAATTGTTGATGCGGGCATTGTGTAAAAGTTGCGCTCGGCGTCGCGCTGACGCTCAAATGGGTGAATCTGGCTCCATACCTGCTGAACTTGCGTGCGCACGCTGGGGTACCACGCCGCCGCGGGACGGTCGGGGTTGTCCACGTAGTCGCTCAAAAGCACGTTGCCCATAGAGTTTTCAACTGTCGGGAGGGTCACGTCCGGACGAAGCAACGTTGACATACGCGCATCACCAATCGTTGTACGTAACTTACCATCCTTAATCATGTTAGAAACCCACATATAGTACAGAATCGCGAGGGCGAGACCTCCCAGAGCAAAGACTCGTACGTCACGGTTAATTATATACACTATGCACATTGCATAAAGGATAAAACGAGTCGTGGATGAAACGCGCTCGTCCGCCGACTGTGTCGCAGAGGGCCAGAATTTCAGGAGCTCACTCGTTTTGAAAACTTCCTTGGGGTCCATCTCTTATAATTAACGAGAAGATTTCTTCTTGCGGGATCCTGGGCGGGGCTGGGCTCGGTTCTTGGGTGGCTCGCCGCCCATTAGGGCTGCAAACGGGTTATTGGCACCACTACCCATCATCTGACTGAGCATACTGTTTACGCCTGCCATGAGGGTCTTTTCGTCAAGCTGACCGTTTGGCCCCATCTTCATATTCTTGGCGCAATTCTCTGCTGCTGCCTCAATCGCGCTGAGGGTCTCTGGTGGAAACATACTGAGTGTCGTGCCGATCATGTAAAGGGACTGGAAGTACTGCCAAATGGCCTGCTTGGTGTTATCAGTGCAGTCCTCGCGCTTCCAGATGTTGTGCAAGTTGACACTTTTTACAAATTCGTTCTCCTCTGAGAAAAACTCTGGGTCCCGTGACGTCATACGAGGAACCCAGGGTGCAACCTGCTTCATAAAAGTCTGGCAGTTCACACCGGTCTTGGGGGGCTCGTCGGGGAACGTGTTCGCGAGTTCTCCGAGGAACTGACCCATCATATCATCAAATGCTTTGACGGTCGTCATGTGTTTTTTAAATGTCTTAATTCCTTATTTAAAATGGTTCTTTCATTATTGGTCCTGAATCGCCCTGTCCTTGACTCACTATAAAATAGACTAGAACCCCCACGAGAAAGGCGGGCTTGAAGTAGTCTGAGTTTTTCAGTTTTCCTTCATTGTTCATTTTAGCCTTGCCGAATACATATGCTATCACTACAGCTGCTGCAATTACTGCTGCACTAAATGGTTCACGGAAGTACTGGTCCATTCTACTAAAATGTCAGAGTTTAATTATTTCAAGAATGAGGCAGCTTCTCTATCTTCGTTGGGGCGTCTGGGAACAGAGACTCTCCTTCCTCTGCGGGTGCTGGCGTCGTACCTGGAACTGATGGGGGTGTGAGTGAGTTATTGACGGTCACTGCGTTATCAACGCCTCCTGGAGTCTTACCAAACTCCATGTTTCCAGTGTTTTGTGGGAGACCGTCCGCCACGCCCTCCATCTCCTCCCCTCCCTCAAGGTCTGGCACATCGTCATCGTTGTCTGGGTCCTCGTCATCGTGATCCATATCAAGATCCTGACCAGCTGCTGGCAGTGGTAGGTACGTGTTCAGAATCTCAGCCGTTGGTATGAGATCCTCAATAACGACGCAAATTCTCTTGTTGAATCTAGAAGTCAAATCGTTGTTGCGCTCTTCCTCTGACTTGTTGTCTACTATGATGCTTGGGGACTCGTACAGATCCTTGGCACAAGCCTCATAGCAGCGCTGGACAAACACGTCATTCGCTGGAAGCTTGATGCTGATTTTCTTGGACTTTTTATCGGTGCGAATGGCACTCAGTATCTTGACGTGAATAACGAATACGGCCGCCAGTAGGTTGGGGAAAAGAGGCTGGTTCTTGATGATGGCTTCTGTATTTTTGAGTGAAATTGAAGAGTTCCATGTCTTGACCCCACGAAGTAGCTCCTGGAACACCCGAGTCGTGTTTTTCCCCTGGGCTTCCTTCTTGGCCTCTAGCCATATTTCCCAGAATGCCTCAATCATTACGGGAATCATAGCGTCACACAGCTTCTTGGTAAAGCGTCTCTCAGACTCGTTCAAGAGATCCATTTACTAGATGGATATATCATTTTCCTGTTTTAGTTACGCGCAACTTCTGGGCCGTCTTTTTGAGGTTGACGAGACTTGGGAGGTACACGTCTGGCTGAGCCTCCTCCTTTTCTTCATCCCTTTCTAAGCTGGCCGCCTTTGTCCACTGAACGCGAATGTCTAGGGGACCCACGAGGTTCACTATGTATCCAAGACGTATCAACTGTCTACACATGTAGGCTACTGTTGTCTGAAGGTCATAAATAGGATAACCAACGAGAAACTGTGGTACGGTCAGTATCGCGTCCCTTTGTCCAAGCTCAGAAGACACCTTAATTTTCCTACAAAATTGCTCAAGAAGAGCCTTATAGTACTCTTTTTTAGCAAAGTCCCTCTTTTTTTCAGAGGCGGCAATTTGTTTGGCCGACAGGGCCATCTAATTTAACGTACTAATTTTGGGTGCCAACACTTACGCACGGGTCATGAGGTTGGACTCTGACATTATCATGTTTTGCTGATACGCGGCTGGGATACTGTTGAGACTGGGCTGCGGTGGCTGGTCCTTGTATCCTTTGAGGGCACCCTTGAACTGAGCGGACAGGTTAGCCGCCACCTCCTGCCATGGCTTGTACTTATCAGGCTGGTATCCTGCAGATGGGTCAACCGATGCCGAGTCACCAATCTTGTTGATGTTCACGGACCCATCAGGGCTAACACTGGCGTTCACGTCATACTGGGTTCCAAAGAAATGCTTGGTGTTGTAGAACATTATGCGGGAATTGTAACTGCCGTCTGGCTGGACGTTGACAAACACGGTGTCAATAGGCGCCATGTCCGGCTTCAGTGACTGGATCTTTTCAATAATACCCTGTACAATTGTTGGTGGTACTGGGGCGGTGAGATCCACGTCACCAGCGGCGTACGAGGAGGTTGACCGCCCGTTCCATACTAAAAACAGTACAACTACTACGAGGATCAGTATGATAAGATCCTTCATTACTATGGACCAACAAAAAAGCGCCACCGCGCCAGACCCTCGGCCGAAAAAAACAGACTTACAGTAGATGGCTCTACTGGTCTATTCCGATAAGTGTAAATTTTCACAGGAAATTATAGCGTTCATAAAAACCCAGCCCGCGCTGATTGAGATTGTAAGGTTCCACAACGTCACCACGTCTGGTGTGCCATCCAAGCGGATCACGCGCGTCCCCACACTGGTGACCAACGAGGGCAAGATGTGCGTCGGTGCAGAGGTCAAGTCGTGGCTGACGTCAATGGTCCCAACGGACTTTGAGTCCTGGGACTGTGGAGGCAATTTATGTTCAAATTTAGATGGGTCTGAAAATGCTGGACTGTTTGACTTGGACAAGTACGGCGAGTCTCTTCAGCCAATTCTCACCCCTGAACTTGAGGCTAAAATTAGCATGAGCGTTTCGGACGCATATCAATCTCAGAGGAAATAAAGAAAACACGCACTTGCATCCTAAGATGCATTTTCGTACGATTCAAGCGTCTGCTTTAAAGTCGGTCTTTGAAGTTCTCAAAGACATCATCAATGATGTGAACGTCTATTTTTCTGCCAAGGGCATTCACATCTTGACCCTTGATACCGCCCGCGTCACCTTGGTACATATGGAGCTCGGGGCTGAAAACTTTGAGGAGTATGAGTGCCCTACTGATATCGTCGCCGGTCTGAACATGGCTAACGTCTACAAGCTACTCAAGTCGGTCAGCGGTCAAGACACGCTCTTTGTCCGTATTGAGGGCCGCGACTTTATGGAAATTTACATTGAAAATCCAGAGAAAAAGTCAGCGACAAGTTTCAAGCTGAAGCTTCTGGACATCAACGAGGACATTCTTGAGTTCCCCGACATTCAAATGAATGTCATAACCACCCTGCCATCTGTTGACTTTCAGCGTATCACGCGCGATATGGGCAACCTGTCTAACGAGATGGACATCATCCGCGATGGAACCAAGCTTATCCTGAGCTGTCAAGGCGACTTTGCTGACCAGAAGACGGTTATTGAGTTCCCCGAGTCGGTCAAAAAGACTGGTAGTACTTTCAATCTCAAATACATAAATCTGTTCACCAAGGCGACCAATATGTGCTCAAGCGTGCAGCTTATGCAGGATTCCGAGAATGAGAATATGCCTATTATTTTCAGATATACTATAGCTAACTTGGGTGATTTGAAGTTCTATTTGGCCCCTAAAATTGACTCTAATTAAGAAAATAAATATAAGAGTTATTTATGGAAGCCAGGTACGAAGAAAGGATGAGAGAGTGTAGGACAGAGGGGGAGCTAGCCGAGTATCTTCTATCGTGTATTCCTATCATAAAAGAATACACGGCAGATGTGACTGAGATTTCGGGGGGGACGAAGAAGGTGGCGAACCTGGAGGTGAGCTCGCGGAAAGGCGTGCAACGCAAGGACATTTACAAAAAGTACCTCCAAGAGGTGGAGGGGACGTGCAACGAGGTGGTCAAAAAGGACGTGCACGAAAAGCCGTGCTCGCAGTGCGGAAAGTTTTATACACGCATATTTGACGACTCTTTATCAGAGGAGATATGCCAGGCGTGTGGCGCTGTTGAGTACGTGCTAAGCGAGGAGGTGGGGTTCAAGGAGGAGCAGGACTTGGAGAAACACATAGTCTATTCATACAAACGCGAGAATCACTTCAACGAATGGATAAGTCAATTTCAGGCAAAGGAGTCCACACACGTCCCCGAAGATGTCATTGCCAAATTAAGAACTGAATTTAGAAAGCAGAAAGTTAAGGACCTGAACGAGATTACGCACGAGAAGGTCAAATCCCTATTGAAGAAACTCAACTACGCAAAATACTATGAGCACGTACCATATATAGCAAGTATAGTAAGCGGCATCACTCCTCCAACGATGCCTCAAGAGCTTGAAGACAAATTAAGGATCATGTTTCACGCTATTCAGGCACCCTTTGAGAAGCATAAACCAGCGAATCGCAAAAACTTTCTATCCTATTCCTTCGTGTTGTACAAGATGTGTGAGATCCTGTCGGAGGATCAGTACCTCCCGTGTTTCCCGCTGCTCAAGAGCCGTGAGAAACTGTATGTCCAAGATCAGATATGGGAAAAGATATGTAACGAGCTCAAGTGGGAGTTTATTCGCACGGTCTAGTACATATTGAGCAGGGGGTCGGAGGGTGGAGGCGTCTGCTCCACTTCCTCAAATTCCAGAGCCCCGTTTTTGTCTGGAAAATTGATGAGGTAGCCCTTGCTCAAGTTGAGCAGCTTCAGGTAGTTCCTGGTCTGAATTCGGTATTGCTCGTTGAGTTTGCTTACCGACTTGAGCTCCACCACTACACGACGGTCAATGATGAGATCGGCCCGCACGTTCCCGACGTTCTGTCCGTCGTAGAACACGGGGATGATGCGCTCGGTCTCGTAGTACATCTGGCGGCCACGGAGCGCCACCTCAAAGGCACAGTGATACACGGACTCTGAATAACCCGGGCCAAGGGTCATCCAGATGTCATCGGCAATCTGACGCAGCGTTCCTTCCATGAATTTTAAATCAAAATTGCTCTTAACTAGGAATGTTTTGGATTGGTCACTTGGCCACCACAAGGTTGTACTTTGGCCCTTTACAGTTGGAGGACGCCCTTTGGGCGATAGCCCCTGACCTCCCGATGGCACTTTTTTTGTCACCCGGCGGGGCATTCGTGGACCCGAACACGCCTTGGCGGGAGATAAAAAACTGGTCATCATATACATATTTTTATAAGCTACCCCACTCTTTATGGTTCCTATTTTTGATCCAAAATTCAAGAGCCCGAAAAATCTTCGCTTTCCATATCCTCATGGACCTCTTGAGTCATACAGGTGAGTGGTCTATAGAGCCTTTTTTCCCTATGGGTCCTATGATCCATGGTATTTGGGATCCGGTTGATTGGGTCTAGTGATTTGCTAGGGCCAGTTGACCAATACGGTTTGCCGCAATGGCCGGTCGCCCGTTGCGCGAGTTTAATATCATTTGTAACATCCGAGTCTGTTGAGCCATTTGTTTCTCAATAAGAGAAATTTGTTCTTTCTTACTTTGACGTTCCATGCGCGCCTCACCATACTGTAAAATACGGGAAATTATGTATGACACGATGAACATTGATAACATAAATTGACCATATACTGTTGAAGTAAATTGACTCACCGCCATGGCGGTGGTTGCCGTTCCTGATTGGGTCGCAATTGCCGTTGTCAAAAGGGCACTCTGTTGAGCAACCTGAGTTGCGGCCGATTTTTCCTTTAATTTAAACGCACTGAACCAGTGCTTGTTGCGATTAGTCGAGGGTGCGCCTAATGTTTTTCCCGGGCCGTATCCAGCAGCCCCTGCGAAATTAACGAATGCTCCAACTGGGCGAGTAGCGATGATCAGTAAAAGAGCAAACAGTGTAAGACCCATACGACCCTTGCGATAGAACGTCATAGGAGTCGTATAGCGAAGAGCCTCACGCGCCTGAGTTCTAGTCATTTGCATAATGTTATCTTTATTGAGAGAAATGCGACCCGGTGCACTCGTAGCACGTGGTGAAATCGTTGATCTATTTCTTCTTATGGAAGCAGATGTCACAGAACGTCCTCGACCATTAAGTGAAACCATTGTTATTATTAATTTGAGATATTATTTCACCGCCCTGAAAGTTCCCTGTAAAAGTTGGCATTCAGGTTCTTCAACATGTTTATATTTGACCGACGCCCTGTACCTCCTTGGCTGAAGTAAGCAAAATTTCCCGCATTAAAATGACCAGGCGCTCCACGACGCGCATAGGACTCGGCGGAACTGCCACGAGTTCGCGCCCCCAAGTTCTTTGAACGCCCAAAGTCTATGATCTTGACATTCTTCACCTGACCAGTGCCCTTGTTGATGATGACGTAAGCATTTTCCCAGTGGAGGTTTGAGTGAGAAGTACCGAGTTCATGCATTTTCATAACCTTATTGTAAATCATCTTGTAGGTTGGCATATTTATCTTCCGTCCGGGTTGCTGTCGGACGTAGTTGTTAACACTCATAAAGTTGTTTGTCGCGTTCTGTTTCAGGTGATTCATCACGTGTATGGCAACGCGATTGACGTTGTTTCTGTTCTTGAAAATTTTAGAAGCCAATTCACGATTGATATTGACGACGTGATAGTTACGGCTACGTGGCGCGATACCAAGAGCGCCCAGTTGTGCCTGGAATCGTTTCTCAGCATTACTGTTGCGTGAGTATGGCGTCACCTTCACGACCACGTTCGCGCGGCTTGTGGAAAATACCGCACCATTCGCGGAGGGAGTCCCTATACGCTTCAAAATCTTACCGTAATTCCAGTCTGGAATTTTGTTTTGAATCGTGTAGTGGAGGGCGCGAGCATCGGGTTTCTGTGACCGCCAGTTAGGAGGTATTACAAAAGACTTTACAGCTCGTAACATTAATATTTATACAGAAATTAACGCTGGCCAAAAGACTTGGCGTACTTGCTACGGATCCACTTGGCGTCCTGTTTGTAAATACGAGACGCACGGGGTAGGGTCCGCTTGGTCAGGGTGCTGATGGCGATCAGACGGCGCATGACGGCGATGGGCTTCTCGCCACGGCTGATGCCCTTGGACAGGGCCTTGTGGCGGGTGGTCGTCGCCTCCACTGGGTGGTACCCGTAGCGGGTGAGCATACCACCCTTGAGGGGGCCGATAACCTTGGGGCCCTTTCCTGCCGCACCCACATCCTTTATGGGGGCGGCGGCCACGCGGCTCACACCCGCCTTACGGACGTACGAGTAGGACGTTCCGTCCTTGCGCTTGACCCGGATCACCTTACGGCTGCGACGCTGGACGTAACCAGAACGCAGTATGGAACGCATGGTTACTCTCTACTGGGAAAAATTTTGAGAGTACCCCTTGAGAAACATCTTGAGCTTGGTGTCATTAGACACCCCGAAATCATACACGTCGTCATTCTCAACGTTTATGTCTAACAGTGGAAAGTCATACATGTGCCTCAATTTCATAGTAGAATAGAGGATGCTGATGGCATACGTCTTGAGGTCCTTGACTTTCTCCAACCGATTCCACGCAAGTTTCATTGCGAACGCATCTTGCCCTAGAAATGGCGCACCGGGTATGACCTCTGCCGATCCACCATCTATGTAGTTCCATCCGTCACTCAATTTTACACTAGAAAACAGAAAGGGAATGGCGATGGTGGCGCATATGGCGTCCAGTACGCTCATAGACGGCGTGGCATCCACTGAAAAGTAAACAGTCTTCATAAAGTCAACGCAGTATGCGGACACATACAGCTTTATGGGATACCACTCATAGAGCTCCTTGAACGTGACGTCATCTTTATCCATAAAGAGGCGGCACGCGTCCGTGAGCACCTTGCGTATTTTTGTGTACGGCACAAGACCATAGTCCTTCAAAAGGACTTTTATATTTGGTTTCATAATTTGCTTTACAGGGACACTTAGCGCAAAGTCAAGAGCCTTTGTAGGGTCTCCTTTTGTCATGCAAAATAGGAAGCCAAGGAGGCCACCTGCTGACGCACCTGATATCGCCTCAAGGTCGTCAAGATGGCCTTCACGTTTAAGCTTGGAAATCACTCCAAGATAAAGGAAGAACCCCATAGCACCGGGTCCTATGATGATATTTTTCATCTACTAGTAAAACTGAGGAAATAAGCCACGCAGTGACGCAAACACTATAGAAAACACGACGGCGTGGACGATAACCTGGACTAGCCCGGAATCACCCGTCTTTGGTGGTATGGTCAAAAGGACCCCTGGAGTCAGCATGATAAAGAGTATGGCTGGGACAACCAGGTCTGCAAAGGTCATGGTGAATTTAAAAACAAAATTGATGATGAGCCATGAAAGGATAGTTAGTACCAGAGCATGGAAGAGCACTTGGGTCATAAGTGGGGAGTTGGGTGGGAGGCGTGTAATCATACCTGGGCTGAGGAGCGCAAACAGCATGGTCGGCACAAGAACCTTGGGACCAGTGATGTCAATCATTTATATTAGCTGAGAATCAAACCACGTGTAAAAGTTCTCGGGCTGGACCCTCTCATGGATGATTGGCACGTCCTTAATTTTGTCCCAAATTTGTTCACCGTAAAACGATGTAGGGGTCTGGCGCCACTTGCTACAGTCCATCACGAAACCCACAAAGTGAGGGAACTTTGTGCTACTGTCAAAGAGCAGATAGTTATCATCCACAAACTCGTGGATCTTCTCCCATACATAGATTAGCTCCTCTGAATACATATCTTGCCAACTCTCATCGTCAAGAAACGGATCAAAGTCGTCCGAACCATCAGAGTCGTAAGCGTACTGGTCGCCTGTGTAGGCGTCACGAGAGTACTCGTCGTTGATACCCATTTTTACTTGGTAATTTTACGTTTCAGCCCTCTAAGCCAGCTCTTTGAGGCCTGATACGGACACTCCCGCCTTCTCCTGTACTGGAGCCGCGTCTAGGATAGCCTGGAAAGCCCCCTCAATCTGAGCCTCGTTACCTCCAAAATATGAATGAAGACCCTTCTTGATGACGTCCTTGGTGATGCCACCACGTGTTTTTTTGGTCTTTAGATTAACCTTCACCTTTTCCTGCACACGTACAGTGTCAATCTCGTTTTGCTTCATATGCTGAGTCACAAACTGGCGAAGATCTTTCTCGCGCTTGTTGAGAACGCTGAGATCTTTGCGAGCTGCGGCCAACTGGGCCTTGAGGGCGACCCACTCGGTCATGGCCTGTTTAAAGTCCATTTTAGTATTTACAAAGGTACTTTTTAAGTATTAGATTACGCGGAGGACAGTTCCTACGGAACTGGGACTCACTGATACTCATAGTCAATCTCAAAGCGTGGGCGCATCACGTCAGGTGGGATCGTGCTGAGGTTAAAGATGCTCACTGGGGTGCGGGGGTTGAGTGGCTCGGAGCGGATGTCCTGGTTGGCGTTGCGCAGAACACCGCCCAGAGTCTCTGGGTAACCAATCTGGCTGCGTGGGTCCAGGTAGTTCTGGTTGCCCAGGATCTTGTCTGGGCTGAACTGACCAAAGTCCTCGGTGGCCACAACGTCACGTGGAATCAGGCTTGCGGATGACACAGTCTGACCGATGTTGTCACCCATGGACACGGGTGCTGGGCGGATGGACTCAACACCCTGCCCACCGTTATTCAGACTGGCGGTGCCCAGATTCATCCCGGACACGCCCTGGCTTGCGACCGCGCCGAAGTTGCTACGACGGCCGCCGAACAGGAGGAAAAGTATGATCACCACGAGGACAACGATCGCTAGACCCTTGCGATTCATTTATATAAGGTTGCGATATTTTTTGTCTAGTCCAGAAAATCGGCTGGGTCCTCCTCATCCTCTGGTGAGTCTGTGAACATGTAATCCTTGGGGACCGGCGCCTTGGTCCCGCTGCGGACACGCACCTGGAGCACCCGCCAGATTGGACCGAACGACTTTTTCAGGAACCACAAACCTGCGAGCTCAAAGACCACGTCACACTTGGCATCCACCTTGACGTCCTGACGCTCTACTGTGTTCTTCTGAGTGTCAAACACGGTTGTGGTCACCTGACCCTTCACTGTAGCCAGTGAGGCGCCGAGCACACCGTCGGTGACGCTCTCCTGGAAGGCGTTTGTGATCGTCTCATCCGAGAGCTCCTTGCCGAACCAAGCCACCTTGGAAGCCTTGGCCTGAGTCAGCAGCTCCTCGTCAATCTTCTTGAACAGCTCCAGGTCCTCTGGAACCTTGAAATTGACCGTCTTGCTCTCTAGGGAGTCCTGAAGCACAAGACCGTTCACCTGATGCTGGGCACCAGAAATGCGTAGGAAATACCGGCCGTCTGGAAGCTTCTGAGGTGCCCCGTACTCCATCTGTATTAGTTATACAAAAATATTCTTTAACTTTAATAGGAATGAACACATGCAGTGCTCGTTATATACTTCGGGATTGTCAATGTTTAGCAGACCCTATGGATGTATATTCAACTGTATGTGGATACGTTAGTAAAGTTGATGGGCTTGTGTACCCGTGCGACCCCGGCTGCTGTGCGAATAAATGTGCCAATAGAGATCCTAAAATCACGAGAGTTGAAGTTCGGCCATCTGCTGGTGTGACCCTGCCTACTGGTTATGGTTTGAGCCTGGAGCAGTCTGAAGAGCCAACTATACTCAAGGGAACTTCAGAGTTTGCAGCGGTGCCACCTTACGACTCAAATTACAAGATTTGGGAAATCTTGCTGATCGCCTTTCTACCTTTGATTTTGGTGTTGGCGTTGTCGGTTTTCCTGACTTAAAGAGACCCGTCCTGTGTATAGTATAATGGCTGCAACTCTTGAGACTCTGTCCGCTGCCCTGGATGCCCTGGCCAAGGAGCAGCGCGCTCTCCGCAAGGATGTGCGTAAGATCCGTCAGCACCTAGAGGACCCCAACGGCGAGAAGCAGGCGGCTCGTGCCCAGAACAACGGCTTCAACAAGCCCCTGGGTGTGTCCGACAAGCTGCGGGCCTTCCTGAATCTGGCGGCCGACGAGAAGATCTCTCGCTCCCAGGTTACCCGCAAGATGAACGAGTACGTGGAGGCCAAGGGCCTGAAGGCGGGCCAGAATATCAGCCTGGACGCCACCCTGAAGGACCTGCTGCAGGTTCCCGAGGGCGTGCAGGTGACTTTCCTGAACATCCAGAAGTACATCAACCCACACTACGTCAAGGAGCCCAAGCCAGAGGGTGAGAAGAAGCCACGCGCCAAGAAGGCGCCGGCAGCAGCATCCGATGCTGCCCCGACTGAGGCCCCAAAGGAGAAGAAGGTCCGCCCGAAGGTTGCGAAGGCTTAAAACTAAACCTCGTGTGTAATATAACATAACAAAATGGAGGGTACACTCACTTCCCCTCCAGAGCTTTCACGTGAAACCCTGAATGCTCTGGCTGGGACCAAAGTCAAAGATATTAGCTTGTATCGTCGCGCATTTACTCACAAGTCAGCCCTGAAACGCTATTCAGGTCTGACTGGTTCTTACGAAACTCTTGAATTCATGGGTGACAGTGTACTTGGATTTATTATTACAAAGCACTTATTTGATTTACACGAAAAGGAGCAAGAGGGATTCCTAACCAAAGCCCGTACAAAGATGGTCAGGGGCAAGACCCTTTGCGAAATATCCAAGGTGATGGGTCTTGACAAGCTCATCCTTATGGACGAAAAGGGTGAGCGCAACGGCTGGAACACCAACGAGCACATCATGGAGGATGTGTTTGAGGCGCTCGTGGGAGCCATTTACCTTGACCTTGGAATGATTCACGCGAAGCGTTTCGTGCTTGACGCGTTCACGAAGGTCACCACCTCACTTGTTGACGACAACTACAAGGACCAGCTTATGCGGTGGTGCCAGGCTCTCAAGTATCCCCTACCCGAGTATCGGCTCTCAGGCCAAGTGAACGGTCAGTTTTTCATCACGGTTGTCGTGGATGGTATGGACTGTGGGTCTGGGTTCGCAAGTACCAAGAAGCAGGCTGAGCAGAACGCAGCAGAGATTGTACTTAAGACGGACCCGCGATTTAAGAATAAGACGATTCCAAATGCAGTCAGAAACGCCAAGGACGGTCCTCCGAGCCCGCGAGCTCATTGCGGCTGAATACGCTGAACAAAGAAGTCAGGAATGGTTAGAGCTCCGTGAAAACATGATCACGGCAAGCGATGTGGCAAGTGCCCTAGGCGAAAATCGCTACGAAAGTACAGATTCATTTGTGAAAAAGAAGGTTCTCAAGACCAAGTGGGCCGGGAACGCCGCCACGGCTCACGGCACCTTGCTAGAGCCTCTTGTTCGGGAACTCTATGATCAAAAGTATAACCGAAAGTCACATGAAATCGGTCTCGTGCAACACCCCGAGTATCCTTGGCTTGGCGCATCACCTGATGGAATTACTGAGGATGGAATTTTGATTGAAATTAAGTGTCCTCTGACTCGCAAGATAGAGCCCAAGATTCCACAACACTACTATCCACAGGTTCAACTTCAGCTGGAAATTACAGACCTGGAGGAGTGTGACTTTATTCAGTACCGGCCGGCCAGTGAATGTAAGCCCGAGGAGTTTGTGGTCGTACGAGTTCAGCGGGACCGCTCGTGGTTTGAGAGGAACCTCCCGATGATGGAGGCTGTATGGAAGCGCATCGTTGCCGGCCGAGAGAATGGCCTATGTGAGATTGTGGACGACCCCACGGCTTGGGATCCTGACTTTAAGAATGAAATTGTATGTGAAATAGTAGATGAGTAACGAGGCCTGGGACTCCATGAACGAAATTTTTGCCAAGAAACCAAGTTGCGTTCACAAGAACAAGTTCCTAAAGTGCCGTGAGTGTTCAGGCTCGTTTTGCGCAAAGTGCATTCAACTTGAGGTGCATATGTGCCCCAAGCTGGATGAACGGACTAAAGTTGAAAAGGAAAATTTAGCAAACAAGCTGGTCAAAGTTGTTGCCCCGAAGGTGGCTAGTTTTTGATGCGAGAATACGCGTATGCCAAAATAGCAAAAATAATAAGAATGGTGAGGATGTTGCGTACATCCTTGGAAACCTTGACTCCGAACACGCGTTGATTACCCATCCAGCTCCATGGCATTTCTGGGCGGTACCATGTGACTGTACCGTCGGAGTACTCAAACTTGCGGGTAGGGAACGCACCGTGTGGTGCGTAGTTGGGGTCAATCGTCTTTAAATAAACGTTACCTGACAGGTCCCGTGGCTTGAGGGCCGGGTTTAGGTCGTCAGAGTAGTCGGTTGGCACTTCATCGATGGCCCGCGTGTACGAGCCATCAATAAAGAGGTCCTTACGGAAACCGTCGTGATTGATGCCAAAGTCACCCGTCCACGTGGTCGGGTTGAACTTGTCAATCTGCAGACGGTCATCTATCATCAGATGCGATGCCATTTATGTTCTAGCATACACTTACATTATTTTTTACAGGGTACAATTTTGTCTTGACCTTTTGCTGGTGGAGCTCCCACATTTCGTCCAAGTCAACATTTAGCATATGGGCTAGTTGGAAAAGGTAACTGAATACGTCACCCATCTCCATCACAACGTCAGTTCCCCGGTCCTTCTTGAGACCCGTCTTTCTGTATATCTGTTTTTTCTGCCTGATACTTGAGGCTAGTTCACCCATCTCTTCATTGAGTAACATCCATACGATACTGATGGGTGCTTTGTCCCACCCCTTCTGTTGGCAAAGAGCTGCAGTTTCGTCACGAAACTTATTCATTGTTCAACAAACGCCGAGTCCTTTTAAGTCACTAAACGAGCAAGCGGCTTTCTAAACACGTATACACCTACGCAAGCAAACGAGAGTAACATAAATTCGGCACCAAGCTTCCAGTTTTCAACTGACTGAGGATCGTTTGTTCTCTGCTGGGCCCATGGTTCAACGAAGGCGTTACTGGTCAGCCTTATAAGGCGCTCTATGGCAAAGAATATAAGAAAGCCAAAGAGAATGTCGTCAAGAGATTTCATATATAGTAAATGTGTAACATTTATTTACAAGGTTTAAAAGATTCCAAACTTGAAGTTACTCGGGATCTTGTTTCCATACGTGCTGGTGCTGATAGGGATTTCCAGAGGCACTGGATTCTCGGCAATGTCCCGCATGTACACAAGCTGCTGGAGCATTCCCGTTGAGATGGTGGAGCTGGCGCGTCTGATGACCTCGGCATTCATACGGGACACCTGGCTACGCACGTCAGTGTATGGATCGGCAGCCAAGTCGGTGTACACGACACGCATCAGTGACTGGATGTCGCCATCGTTCTGACGACCCAGCTCATACCCCGTCTGGGACTTGATGTTTGCTGAAATTGATGATTGTATATACTCCTTGTTAAACTCCGAGAAGAAGGCGTTGCCCAGTGGCGTGAAAACACTCAGCCGGGTGGGCTTGCGATCATACGTTTCCATTGAAATACACGTGGAAAAAAACTTTGGTTAAAAAAACCAGACGCTTATTTTACAATGAAGGTCGTTAAGCGGTCGGGTGAGGTCGCCGAGATGTTATTTGACAAAGTGACCAAACGAATTTCAAAACTAAATCAGGCTCCAGAATTTGAGCCCCTGAATGTTCAACCCGATAAGGTGGCCCAGAAGGTTTTTCAAAGTATGTACGACGGGATTTCTACTTCAGAAATTGACAACTTGACAGCCGAGGTGGCGGTGGCGATGATCACTGAGCATCCTGACTACGAGACTCTGGCTATGCGCGTGACCGTAAGCAATCTTCAGAAGAATTGTCCCAAGTGTTTTTCGGACGCCATGGTTGCTCTACACGTCAAGGGTGTCGTGTCGGACCATTTTATGAAGTGTGTAGCCCTGGAACTAGACGCTGTTATCAAACCCAATCGTGATTATGACTTTGGGTACTTTGGTATCAAGACACTGCAGCGAGGCTACCTGAACGTGGGTGAGACGCCTCAGTACATGTTTATGCGCGTGGCTGTTGGTATCCACGGCGACGACATCCGTAGCGTGAAGGAGACTTATGACCTCATGTCTCGCAAGTATTTCACACACGCGACGCCGACTCTGTTCAACGCCGGTACAAACCACCCACAGTTATCAAGCTGTTTTCTAGTGGCTATGAAGGAAGACAGTATTGACGGTATTTACGAGACGCTCAAGGAGTGTGCCCACATTTCCAAGTGGTCTGGGGGAATCGGTATCCACTGCTCAAACATCCGTGCGAACGGCACACCCATCAAGGGCACGAATGGTATTGCCGATGGTATCGTGCCGATGCTCCGCGTCTTCAACAACACTGCCCGGTACGTCAACCAGGGTGGCGGGAAGCGCAAGGGCTCGTTCGCCGTGTACCTTGAGCCGTGGCACGCGGACGTGATGGAGTTTCTGGAGCTCCGTCTGAACCAGGGTGACGAGGAGATGCGATGCCGTGACTTGTTCACTGCGCTGTGGATTCCAGATCTTTTCATGCAGAAAGTAAATGAAGATGCCGATTGGTTTCTCATGTGTCCAAATGAGTCCCCAGGCCTTCAGGATGTTTATGGTGACGCGTTTAACGAGTTGTACCGCACATACGTTGCTCAGGGGAGATACAAAAAGAAAGTCCGCGCCCGCGAAGTTTGGGATGCCATCCTCAAGTCCCAAGTAGAGACTGGAACGCCCTATATGTGCTACAAGGATGCGGTGAACCGCAAGTCCAACCAAGCGAATATCGGCGTGATTAAGTCTTCCAACTTGTGCACGGAGATTATGGAGGTCTCCGAGGCAGGTGAGACGGCTGTGTGCAACTTGGCCTCCATATGCCTTCCTTCCTTTGTGATAGAGGCTCCTTACGGCGCTGCTGACGGTTCTTCAGGTGTAGAGAAGCGCTTTGACTACACACACCTTCACTACGTGACGGAAATTATCACCAAAAATCTGAACCGAGTCATAGACAAGAACTTCTACCCCACAGAGGCGGCGCGGCGGTCAAACCTCCGGCACCGCCCCATAGGTATCGGTGTTCAGGGGTTGGCTGACGTGTTTCAGATGCTAGGTATCCCTTTTGACTCACACGAAGCACGGCGGATAAACTCCAAGATATTTGAGGTTATTTACCGAGCGGCCCTGACCGCCTCTGCCAACTTGGCAGCTGCAGAGGGTCCCTACGCGACGTTTGAGGGCTCACCGGCGTCAAAGGGTATCCTGCAACCGGATATGTGGGGTCTGAAGCTTGACACCTTTGACATTGTCAAGGATCGGATCAACCTTTCCGGTCTGCGCAATTCCCTGCTTGTGGCGCCCATGCCGACGGCTTCCACCGCTCAGATCATGGGCAACAACGAAGCCTTTGAGCCCTACACGACAAACATCTACCTCCGCCGGACCCTGGCCGGAGAGTTTGTGATGATCAATAAGCATCTTGTGAAAGACCTGCAAGCAATTGGGAAGTGGACTCCTGAAATTAAGACTGAAATTATAAGAGCAGGAGGGTCGGTCCAAAACCTAGAGATCCCTCTCAAGATCAAGGAGGTTTACCGGACCGTGTGGGAGATTCCACAAAAGTCTATTATTGATATGGCTGCTGACCGCGGTCCCTTCATTGACCAGTCACAGTCATTGAACATCTTCATGGAGGACCCGACCGTGGCAAAGCTCAGCTCTATGCACATGTACGGCTGGAAGAAGGGGCTCAAGACGGGCATGTACTACCTGCGAACCCGTGCAAAGGCCAAGCCTATTCAAATCACCGTACCGGTCGCCAAGCCAACAGAGGAACAGGTACAGGCATGTCGCCGCGACAACCCCGAGGGATGCCTGATGTGTTCAGGCTGATTTTCTGTGCAAATATAAATGATTCTAAATTTGTTTCTACTTATAGTAGCCCTAATAGTTACCAACGTGCTTTTCGCCACCTTTTTAATGGCGTGGGTAACAGATGATGACATGAATGGCCTACGCAAGGCGCCTGCAGAACGGTTCGCCGACTTGGCTTACTTTTCTATAGTTTCATTTTCTACAGCGGGTTACGGAGACATTTCTCCAAAGTCAACCCGGGCTAAATTAACCGTTTCAACTTACCTCCTGTTTGTTAACATTGCAGCCGTGTATGGCATCTACAATGCCATTGCAGGGAAATAATAGAACTAAATAATATGAAGAATTGTTGCCGGTCAGGTCCCAAGAACAAAAAGTGTGTGAGGCGGTCAAACAAAAAGGTGTTCAATTTACCTCGTAAATTCTCCAAGCTCAGGTGTCTCCTAGGTCCGATAAAGGGGTTCACTATGCGTTCCAGTTGCGCCCCTTATAAAAACTGCAAAAGGTAATGGACCTACCAAAGCACTTGGTCCTTAGGGTCCTTCAATTTTCAGATGAAATTGAACATAGAGTAGCATTCAAGGTTTTCCCCAAGAAGTTGGTCCTCCCCAAAAATCTTCAATTTAGAAATGAAATTGTGTATGACCATTTATCAAAGACTATGTGGGACTTTACAGGTCTGTCGGAACAAGACCACCCCTATTGGATCATGCGAAAGGGTATAAAGTTTTCACAGTACAGGAGTCCAGGGATCTACGTGTTCAATATGGGGTGGGAAGACTATCAGATGACCATGTTTTCCGGTACAGAGCAGGTGGGTCCTACTACGTGTAGTAACCATATAGTAATAAATAAAAGAGTTAAGTTTAGGTGACTCATGGACAGAACTATTTGGTCAAAATTACCATCAGAGCTTATCCGAAAGATAATTGAAGAGTCGGAGCCTTCCATAGACGTTCAATTATGTTTCAAAATTCCTCCAAAGAAAATACCAGAAGCAAGGGCATGGCGACTCTGGTACCTCCTCACTTCTCATGACGGACTAATTTATAATTTAGAATCAAAATCCCTTCACAACTTTCGTGTACCTGGTAGTCATATAATTAGAAGACCTATAGAACTCAATTATTATGATGACGGGTTATGGGTCTTCAACCAAGATGAGGAAGCACATACTATTGAGGTAATTTCTCCAAAAGGAAGTTTTCATTCACACTTGACGACGGACCATTGGATTACTGATCTTCGCGTATTGTTGAAAGGCTCCGGCCTCGCGCGCGTGATCGGCGCGGCGACCGGGGCGACCTGGTAGTGAAAGGGTCTCTGCGAAGGTGTGTAGGGGAGCGGACATGGGTAAAGATGATGCTCAGAATTTTCTGAATTTGTCTGACGCGCTTCAAGTTGGAGGCGCGGAGCCGCGCGTTTTTCTTGGCGTTGTTGCTGTAACGCGACCGAGACCGTTCTAGGCGCTCAGCCTCCTCATTCATGAGGTTCTGAATGAAGCGTGTAGGGGCGATCCGTGGACCCATCACCCCGTGGCGACGCAGCTCGCGCTTTTCATTGGCCGAAAGCTTTTCCCACGCCTTTAGAGCCGACTTGTTGGGTGAGGGGAAACGGCCTGCGGCCAGACGCGCCCGTGCGCGACGGACTGGACTAGGCGTTTGACGCCGCGCCTTTGGAGGGCTTGGGACACGGGCCTTTGGAGGGCTTGGGACACGGGCCTTTGGAGGGCTTGGGACACGGGCCTTTGGAGGGCTTGGGACACGGGCCTTGGCGGCTGATGCCGACGCGGCGGCCACGGAAGCTCTCAGAGGCGCGTTTCGGCGTGGAGCTGCGGAAGGCTGTGCAGCCCATGCGAAGCCAAGCTTGGACAAGTTTCCGAGATTCGTAAGTCCAAGATTGGCCTTCTTCATACTTAAAAGCTAGTTACATTTTATTTAAAATGGTTTTATGGTCTGATGTGGATAAAACCCTGATTGAAACGGTCGCCACAGGTAAAGATCGTACAAAATTCAGGTACAATGGTGGGCCCCTGCGATTCCAGATCCCACGTGGTATGTGCACGTGGGGTGTGAGTGCCTACAAGAGTCTGAACATTGACCTCTCAAATCCAGAGTTTTTCACGTGGTGGCGTGAACTTGAGACGCGCCTGTGCCCACTAGAGCCCTTCAACACCAACCTGAAAGGTGTATCGTTGCGTCTTAAAATTGACGAGTCGGTTTACGTATTTAATGAAGAGTCAAAACAGATCTGCCCTGAAATCAAGGAAGGTCTGTTTAGAGGTCAAGAGCTTTCATGCTTGATAGATATTGATTCAACGTACTTTTTCAACGGAAATTGGGGCCTGACGGTTCGCGCCTATCAGGTTAAGACACTGACCGATGCCGCCGAAGAGAGTGACGACGCGCCGACCTCTTTACCGAAGGGGACCTGCGCTTTTTTACCGGAGTCCTAGCCTTGGCTAGAATTTTGTTAAGAAGTGCACGATCCGTGAAATACTTGAGCCCATGGACTGTAGGCATTTATAATTTACTTGGAATAAATCTCACGAGCCCGAGCCAGCAGAGGCCCCTGAACCAGCGCAAAGCCCTTGATGCCAAGCTCCTTCTTGGCCTTTGCGACTGCCTTTATCCAGGGGTTGGACTTGGCGCCCGAGGACTTTTTCTTAGACACAATCTCACCTCCCTTCATCTTGAGGTCCTTCTTCTTGAGGCCGCCTGCGGTCTCGGTGGCATTGCCGTGATACACCTGGGCACGGGAACCGATAGTCATTTAGTAGTATCTTAGATTTTTATCCCTGAAGTGCTGGTTGAGCCTCCCCGGTGAGCACCTTGACGATGTCGTCGTACTTGGCGTTCTTGTGCTCATGAAGGTAACTTGTGCGCAAATTATTCTGCAGGCAGTGCATGTGTAGGTGGCCCACTGAGTGGTTTGGATGGATATGAAAGTAAAAACGCATCTGAGATCCCTTTGTATTTTTGAAAGCCTCCTTGTCCTTGGCGTACTCATCCGTAAGGTCGGATGGGACTTTACCGGTCATTTTCTCATCAAGAGCCGTCAGACATATGTTCTTGAAATTTGTGGGATCATTGGGGTTGTAATCTTGATCCATAAGTTCCTCAACCTTAGCTTTCATACGCTGGATTAACGGGACGTCGCTTGGTAAAAGACTAACGGCATTATATACACGCTCATTAGGGCAAGCAAGCATGTGGACGAGTGACATCCCTGACGCGGTCGCCTTGTCGGGAGGGTACTGACTAATATACGGAAATGATGCGTTCAAAAATAGGGTGAAGTCGTTGTCCTGGTACAGATGGGGCTTGTTGTTGTCGTACAACCAGGTGAAAACTGGCGCCATGGGAGGCCCCTCAAATGCAGGGATGGGGGGCTTTTTCATACCAACGAGACCACTGATGACGTCGGCGTCCACATCGGACATGGGCTGGGACGCCCGGAACTTGTCTGCAAGCCCCTGCTTACCCAAGGCCTGGAATTCGGCGCGTTGGTCCTTGTAATACTTGGTGCCCTTTTTGACGGGCTCTTCAAGCCACACGGTACCAAGACCAGTGAGTTTTTTGAACTTATTCAGGGCGTTTCCATCAAGATTGCCGAAGACGGTGGGTTGCTCCATTACAATAGACGAGGACAAAAGTTTTAAGTACTGGGGGTGCTATTACACGCGGAATATCTTGCGCAGCGCTTGGATAGTGACCCGTGACCGCGACGCGTTGGGCACCTGCGTAGCCAGCCGCTTGTCGTTGAGCACCTCTGCGCACACCTTGGCCTTGCCCTCCTGCAACTGCATGATAGACTGCTCTACACTCGGCAGCGGCTCAACCCCGTCCTCGCCCATGTAGACGAGCCTCCGCACCACCACCTTCTGCGTCTGCCCCGTGCGGTGCGCGCGGCCAATCGCCTGCAGCTCTGTTGCCGGGTTCCAGGAGGGGCAGGTGATGTAGACGCGCGTCGCCTCCTGCAGGTTGAGGCCGACGCCTCCAGCCTTGATCTGGATAAGGAACACTGAGTTGGCGGGGCCTGTCTTGAACGCCTTGATGCGCTCGTCGCGCTGCTCCTTGGGTACCGACCCGTCTATCCGCAGCGTGGGGATGGCCGCCGCAGCCAGGAGCTCCTGGATGCGGTCCATCTCGCCCATAAACTGCGTGAAGACCAGCGTCTTCTCCTTGGGGTGCGACTGGATGGACTCCATCAGTGCCTCCATCTTGCGCGAGCGGCCGCGCCACAGCTCTGGCTCGGTCTCCGTCTTGACCGCGATACCGTCAAGGTAGAGCTGCGGCCACGTCATCACCTGACGCGCGCGCAGCAGGCACTCCAGCAGCTCCATCTGGTGCAAGTGCTGCGTTCCCTGCCTGATAACGTACTTGACGATCTCACGACCGTTGTCGTACACCTCCTTGTAGAGGTCGCGCTCCTCTGGGTACATCTCAAGCTCCATATTTTGGAAGTCACACGGAGGCAGCTCAAGCCGCTTGTTGTGCTCTGCGACGTCAACCTTGGTGCGACGGAGCACGTACTCCTCACGGACCTGGGCGGTGTAGCCTTGCACAACCTCGCGAGGGAGGCCGACAAAGGCGCACAGCGCCACGAAGTCCTTGATGGTGTTGAAGACGGGAGTGCCGCTCACGACCCAGCGTATAGGCGCCCGCAGCATCAGAGCGGCGCGGTGGCTCTTGCTCTTGCGGTTGCGGATCTCGTGCCCCTCGTCAAGAATAACGCGGTCCCAGTTGACGCGCAAGAGCTCGCAAAGGGGGCCACCCGGGCGCTGGGGCAGCACCGAGTACGGCGCTACTACCACCGAGGGCAGTTTCTCAGGCAGCTTGCGCTTGGGGCCGTCAAACGCCCACGTGGTCAGGCTTGGCGCAAACCGCTTGATTTCGTCACACCACTGCCCCACAATTGACTTGGGCACGATAACAAGCGTGTTAGGCTTGGGGTTGACGAGCATAGTGGCGATAAGCTGGACCGTCTTGCCAAGGCCCATCTCGTCACAGAGGAACCCGCCAGGGTAGTTAGGGGCGAGCTCGCGCTTGACGAGCCACTTGACGCCCTCGTGCTGGTAAGGCGAGATGAGGCGAGTCTTGAGCATGGTTGCTTTGAGCATGAAAGGCACGCAACTGACCCAAACCCTAACCCGCACAGGACACGTTTTTTTCTAGGTCTTCAGTAGGATATGGCGAACGATGAAATTGTAAAGAGGATTTTGGCCATCGTCAACGCGCGCGTCAATCCTCGTCAGGAACTTATCAACCTCAAAAAGACACAGGATATCATACCTGGTATAATGAAGATCATAAAGAATGATCTCGGACAAGCGCCAGCCGTCGTTACTCACGCTCCTATGAATGACGTCAAGGCTTCAATTTTACTACTGGTAAAAGAACGTGTAAAACTCCCGCCAAAAGTGAAGACGGCGATTAACACAAGGGTAAATCAAGAGGGGAATCAGAAAAATAAGGGGTTTTTCAAAACTCTCTTTGGTTTTTTCTCGCCTAAAAATAAGATGCCCACTGAGGGTCCGGCTCCAAAGCCCAACTTTGTTGCACCGAAAGTTACGGGCAAAAATGAACAAGGACGCAATACGTTCAATAGGGTTCCTCCAATGCCAGGTTACATATTTACCACCAGAAATGGTAAAACAGGATGGTACCTGAACAAGCCCCCTGTCATTCCAGGTGCGCCAGTGGTGCCCTTGGTTCCAGGGGCACCCGTCCCACCTGTAGGGCCCTTTCAGCCACGCAATTACTCAAAGATGGCCCTGAAAAACCTGCTGAACGCTCGCAGAAAGTACCCAGAGAATCGTGAAGTGATATCAGCGGCCATCAAAAAACTTTACAACGCAGAATTGCGCAACCTTAGATATGACGGAAGAGCCCGCCGCGCTCGCCGCGTCGGTGAGCTCCTGCGCCTTCTGCCCCGCAACTTTGACGGTCGTAGAAACGCAGTGGGACTTATCCTTGACGATATTCGTAACGTTCGCAGTGGAACAAACCTTTCTAATTTGAAATCAAATTTGGGAAGTGTTCCGAACGAGAATGTCCGGAGAGCGTTTGAAGAGCAGCGTAAACGGCTTAACCGTCGCCGGGGCTCGTCCGAGTACAATAATGAGTACCGCCGCAGACGGCCGTACAATTCAGGTCGCCGCCGACAATTTTCCCCTCGTAGACCTGGGGAGAGTAACGCCAACTACAACAGACGGCGCGAGGAGTACAACAGAAACGAGATGCGTCACAGGCGTGAACTTCGGGCACGTGCCGAGCGCGGCCAGCCGTCGTACGTCAACTCGGGGTACAGACCTTCATACAACTCCGGTGGGTTCCGCCGGCCACCCCCTGTTAACAACGGTTTCCGCAGATCCAACAATATGGGAGGCGCCCCACCTGCGCCACCCCTCCCAACGAATGAGCAGAAGGCCATTAACAACGTAGGTGGAGCACAGAAGGCGTTGAACACGGTTGCTTCCGTTCCCGGAGGCGCCACAGAGGTGGCGAAGGCCGCTGAGGCTCTGAATGAGACGAGCGGGAACGTGCAGCAGGCCATCTACATTAAGGGGGCGAGCCCTGAGGCGGTAACGGCAGTGAAAACGCTTGGAGGCCCAAGTAACGCGGTGAATGTACTGTCTGGTCTCAACACCATGTCACAGAAGCCCGCCACACAGGTGCGCAAGGCGACTACACGTAAGCGCAAGGCCAAGAAGACTTTCCGTCCTCGTATCGCCGAATTAAACCGTGTAATCAATGCAGTGAAAAAACAGAAGCTGATTTCACTGACGGCCCACAATGTCACCAAGACTCACAACATTCACCCCAACGACGAGAAACTCAAGAAGTACTACAAGATGCTAATCAAGGCTAATATTCTCAGAACTCCTTTTGCCAAGATTGCCAAGGAGGCGGCGAAAAAACGTGTTAAGTGAGGGCCAGTGGACCTAAAGGACATGGATGAAACAACCCAAAATGAACTCCTCGTTTGAGTACATTCTGAAGCTGAACGCGATCCGGCAGCGGATACTGACCAAGTATCCCACGCGCCCGCCGCCCTCATGGGTCCGGATCACCACCATCACAATGTGCTCTAAATTTCTTCAGGAAATTGACTTGAAGAAGTTCAAGGAGAACTTTGCGAAGCTGGGCTCTGTGGTTGTGCGGCGCCAGGGGTCCAGGTTCCGAGGCTTTGAGTGGAAAATGAAGGACACGGCGTTTTACAACCAGGTCACCATTGGTTATGAGGACCAGTACTCGCGCAAGAGCATCAAGATCTTCCCCAACGGCTCTATTCAGGTTGCGGGGTGCTCGGACCTGTTTGACTGCCGCCGCATCTTGCGCCAACTGTCCTTTATTTTGCGTGTAGTGCTAGAGCTAGAGTGCGACGCTCCGATCGGTGACATCAGTGTCAAGATGATCAACACGAATTTCTCTCTGAATTCGTCTGTCAATTTGAACAAGATCATTCAGAAGTTTTCGCAAAACAAGGGGTTCAAGGTCACCTTTGACCCCGATCGCTACAGCGCTGTGAAGCTGAAATTTACACCCAAGCCAGGGCAGAAGCAGGTCACGGCAAGCATCTTCAGCACGGGTAAGATTATCGTGACGGGGGCGCAGACGCTGGACGAGATCGCCGGGGCGTATGAGATCATCAACGACGTGATTGATCCCAGTATTATGGTCAAGCCGGTCGCGGAGCCGGAGATGTTTGAGACCATCATGGGGGCGCGGTTTGAAGAGTGGGTCCAAGTTCTGGAGAAAACGCAGGCGGGACCTTGTGCAAATAAAATGTAATCAACTAGTAAATGTCTCAGCGCTATGGCATGGCTGATGGCCGCTGCCTCACCGAGTTTTCGTCCAGTCGTATTATGAATGATCAGTTTATGGCAGAGAATAACATCGCTTTCCAGGATAACTACAAGTACCGCTCTTTTCTCCAGGAGAAAGGCCCGGATGCTTTCAGCCTCCCGATAAAGAACGCCGCTTGCCGTAACGGTCAGGTGGTGGTCCTTGTGGAGAATGAATAAAATGTCGTATAAATATAAATGTCTTGGGTCGTTGTATTGATTCTGGTATTATTCCTTACCATATGGATGGCCCTCACGTTTACTAACCAGTTTTGCACTGGTGCCATAGGATTCGGTCTGTGCTTCAAGTCAGACAAGGACCCTGCGTGCCCAGTATGCCCAACTCTCCCACCAGCCCCAGTTCCAGCACCTGGACCCACCACGCGCTCAAGCTACATGCCAGAGCCTTATTCCATGTAAAGGAAAGCCACTTTAATAAAGTATGAAGGTGGTGATTGACGGCAACATAGGTTCAGGAAAAACCACTCAGTTAAATCTCCTTGAACGGAAAGGACTACGAGTTCGCCGGGAGCCCATTGATGAATGGCCTCTCGAGGAATTTTACAAGGACCAGAAGCGATGGTCATTCTATTTTCACATGGTAATTCTTCAGACACTTAGACCGCTCAAGACGAATGACCTCGTCATCTATGAGAGGTCACTCCTCAGCTCAAGGTGGGTATTCTGGCCCGTATTACTCAAAAAGAATTTGGTCACAAAAGAGGAAGACGCCACCTATTCCAAATTTTACGATCAATTTGCTTGGTATCCAGACTTGTACATTTTCCTTTCAAAAAAGCCAGACATTGCATGGGAGCACATCCAGCAGAGGCATCAAGCGGGCGACTCGGGAGTGACGAAGGAGTACTGGCTTGAACTTGACGCCGAGTACAGGAAGCTTCTGAGATCCGTACCGTGTAAGGTTTACGTGGTCAATGCCAACAGGACTGTGGAAGAAATCCATGAAGAAATCTCTAAGATCATTTCAGTGGAGAATGAACTGTTCAGCACTGACCCTGAACGGGGCAAAGTGCAAGCAAAAAGCGGTGGAAGACGGGAAGTGCCGTGCACATCTTTCAACAACATGTGTCGTCTGTCTTGAGCAGACGAAGCGCACCGACAAAAAGCTGAGGTGCAAGCACGTGTTTCACCAGAAGTGCATCATGAAATGGTTTGAGACCAGTATAGAGTGCCCTCAGTGCCGTATGGAGCAGGACGACGATCCTATAGTCGTGTTCCGTAAAAATGTTGAGGAAAATATGCGTGAAAAGTACCGAGAGGCCATCAGGTCATTGGAAGCCGAGGTCCAACGCGCGCGGCGATACAGGTAGGAAACTAATACAGGGATAGAGTAATGACCACGCGACCAAGATGTGGGGCCCAAACTTTATCAGGGGAACAGTGCAAACAATTTACAAAAGATGGTCAAGAAAGGTGTTGGCAGCACCAAGGTGCGCAGTGCTCTGTATGCCTTGCGCACATGGGTGGACAAAGTGCTACTCGCACATTAGATTGCGGGCACGAATTTCATCTAAAATGTGTCAACCGTTGGAAAACCTCATGCACAGGCCCAGACCCCACATGCCCTATGTGCCGGGTACCCTTTGATGTGCCTACGTACAGGTGCAGGCTCATCATAGAGCGCACAAGGGACTCTCAAAGACACGTGTCCGACTTTGACACGTCTAACATAAATAGTATTATGGAAGGATTTGGTATTGATTTTAGACAACTCATCCCCTCTAACGGACGGTTTTATACAGACGTTCAGTTTGAAGTTGATCCCACTGAGGTTCTACAGGACATCCTCAGGGAACTTGGGCTGCCTATAGTCCCAGAGAATTTTGGCTCTTAGTTCCGTTCCTGTTTGCGTTGGTGCCCGTCTTGGCGAACCCACGGCGAACCCCGTACGCCGAGCAAAACTTGGTATAGTGGAAACCAGGCTTGAAACATCTGTCCGCCTTGCGCGGGTCACTTATCGTGTTTCCAGACGCGTCTACGATAAGCGGTCCACCAGCCCAGCCAGTCTTGTGGCTCCATAATTTCACTGGAAAATCAATCACCTTCCCAGGGGACAACTTTACGTTGTTTGAGTTGGCACTGTACTTTTGAAGCATGCGAAGGTTGTTGGTCTTGGCCGCCGGCCGCTGCTGAGCCCGTTTGAGTGCTGCAAGGTTGTACTTGCCCAGGACGTGGAGGTCAGAGTTTTTGTTCGCCACACGGCCGTTATTGGCATTGGCAGAGTATCTACCCTTGGCTATGGCGTCCGTTATGGTCTTGGGTGTTACACGAAAAAACTTGGCGAGGCCGGTCACCGTATCACCTGGTCTAATTTTGTAACGAATTCCACTAATCTCTTTGTACCAGTGGAAGTCTCCAGTAGTGTCTCCAAAGTCGTTGGACGGCGCTACGAAGCACATCACCTTGTAAAATCCAGGGCGAGGCTTGGCGTTAGGGTTGCGCATCAGATATACGTTCCCGGGGTTGTCTGCCAGTACACGCTTGGCGATACCGGCACACGTGGTGAAGGTCATTCCGTTGGACCCGATACCGCTTCTGTTCCCGGGAACACTCTTTGACGCACGCTTCGCCGAGTAAGAACCAAACGCATAGTCGTAGCAGTTGTCGTGCTCAACACCGTTTGTTCCCCAGGGGGCCCATGTGTATTTAGGCGCGTATGGGTTGGGGGCGCTCTTTGTCACGCGCGTCTTGGTGATCTTTTTAGCAGGAGTCAACCGAGCTTTTGCTCCTATGTTGTATTTTATATAACTGTTGAGATTAGATATGTTTTTGATACCAGCCTTGAGTTGGTTCCCTCGCTTCGTCCTCAGGACTGGCCTAGCCGCGGCCCCATTCTTGTACTTGCGTACCATCTTATTATTAGTGACTTTTTTTCTTGACCACTAATAAAAAGATGTTCAACATTCTCCAGTCTCGTTCCCAGAAGGAGTTGATCTACAACCTTATTGTGCTCGCCATCTACATTGTTATTCTGACCCTCGTGCTGCGTTTCCTGTGGAACAACGCACTGGTTAAGCACATCAGTGTGCTCAAGCCACTGGACACCCTGTGGAACACGTTCCTCCTGGCCGTGGCCGTTGCAGCTTTCAAGTGCTAAGCAATAAATTTAAAACTAAAATTGCCCTTCGGGGCTGAAGAAAGACATGGGCTTCCTTCAGACCTCATTGTATCCAACCTTTACTACATTATCTACCAGAAGAGTCGGGAACCCGGAGACGAAGTCAGGGCACTGACCACCATTGCAGTCCACGAAAGTGTATGGCAGGCCGTTGTCAATCAGGTACTTCTCCTGCTTCACACACCACGGGCACGTCTTGGAGCCGTACACGATGATGTTGCCCTTGTCCGGTGGCGTCAGAGAGTCACCGAACGACACTGCACGGAACATGAGCAAAACAACAGCGAGGGCCAGTAGAGAAATCAGAATGACGTCTTTACTCTTCATTTGTTTTTAACAGAGAAAATCCTTTTGGCGATATTTGCCTTTGACCGCAGACCGCGGATGTTGACGCTCAGCCGCGCCGCCAGTTGCTTCAGGTACTCAAGTGAAATAGTTGGACCGTTGGCGTACACGTAACGTCCAGAGTTGGGAGCCTTGATCTTTACCCGGCCTGAGCTGGGACTTATTTTGTGATTAAAATTGACCTTAGGCGGGCTTGGCGCCTTGGCCTTGGGCGGGCTTGGCGCCTTGGCCTTGGGCGGGCTTGGCGCCTTGGCCTTTGGAGGGCTAGGGGTGAAAGGAGGCTTGTTGTTGTTTATGCGCGCCTGAACCTTATTCAGGACTACACGGCGCGCTCTGTTCCAAGCGTTGTTGAACGACTCGTTCGCTTTTTTATTTTGAGTTTGAAAAACCCTGTTCACCATCTTGTTGAACTTGGCGGATCTGAGGACCTCGCGTGGGATGGGCTTGCGTTTCTTGTTCGGCGCCACGAAGCCTCCAAATGCTGCAGTGGCCTTGCGTGCCGTTGCGTTTGCTTTCACCACGGCTTTAGGGGAGCTCTTCGCCACCTTGCGCAGACGCGCCTTGGCAGCACGTAGGTTGTATCCCGTGATACGCGGCTTAGGCTTGGGACGTGGTACAGGCTTGAGCTTAGCCTTGGCCTTGCGTAGTTGGGCCGACGTCACCTTCCTGTTGTTTTTCCTGACGGGCTTGAGTTTGGCCTTGGCCTTCTGTAAATTCAGGGAAGAAATACGCTTGACCTTTGTGGGTTTGAGAGCCGCCTTGGCAGCCTTGAGGTTGAGTGACGACACGCGCTTGCGACCGGTCAGGAAAGGGTAACTCAAAACCTCAGCCAGAGAAGGAAGACCAACACATGGGTCATCATATTTCAGTCTCCACTGCATGACGTGGGTGTCAGTCTCTCCGCGGTAACCATCGGGTACAGCCTTTTTCAAAAACTCTATGGCCTGTGGGTGATCTGCCGGAGAATGACGTTGGGCCCATATGAGTAATTCATTCAGAAATAAGTGGTGGTCATATCTCTCATCAGTTTTGGGACCGACTCCCCAAAACGCCGCCGTCTTGGTACCATTCGCGGTGTTGACGGCGGGGTTGGTACCCGACTTTTTCAGACGGGACCACCCAAAGTCGCCTATGAGGAACCCACGGTCCGCGACAAAGATGTTCTGTAGATGAAGGTCGTTGTGTCTGAAATCTGGATACTTTGCCTGGATCTTAAAAAGGGCTTTAAGCACATCGGAAATTATATGGGCCATCATACCGTCAGTCACACGGGCTTTCTTTCTCAACCAAGAGTCAAGCGAACCCCCAGTGGCCATTTCCAAGAGAAGTATACCCTGTTTAGACTTGTCAAACTGTGACGAGTTTTGAACGTTAGGCATATTAATACGGTTAGGCTCTACGAAGTTTTCGCAGCGCATGCTCTTATAGATGCGCAAGACGTGAGGGGACAAAACTTGGACGGCGTCCTGAATTTTGAACTCTACATCAACAGGTTGAGGCTCTCCACGTTTAGAAGCCATGAGGTCGCGTGGAGATACCTTCACAGCGAATGGCCGTCTGTTACCACTGCGTAGAGAAGCCGCGTACACTATACCCTGCCGACCCTTGCCCAGAGGGGTCAGAGAATCTAATGACGACTTGAGCTGGTCGCACGTCATAGACCAGTTGTTTCTGTAGACGATGTTCTGTTTTTTATAAGGGGCGAGTTTGGGCGCGGGATACTTCCACCCACCCGGAGGAGGCTTAGGAGGTGGAGGTGGTACATATTTATACCGAACAGCGGGCTTCTTGATAGAAGAAGGTGCTGGACGCAAGGTTTCACGTCCTTGTTTATTTACAAACACCACCATCTTTTTACCATTCACCATTCTCTCAAATGGCTTGAGCCCTCCTGCGTTTTTACGCGGTGCTCCACGCTTTGGTTTGTAACGCGTGGGATTCGCCACCTTGTTTGGATTGGCCTTGAGCCACGCGACGGCCTGCTTTTTGCTGACTATGTTTCTGGGAATATTAATCTCTGTGTTACCGGCGTTGTTGCGACGAAACACATAGTGACGACCGTTACGGTTTGCTATTGTAAATTGTCTGGAGTTTATCCAGCTCATTATATCTATATTACACATTATAAATCAAAGTCTGGAATCTTGTGGGTCTCAAGGACAGTTCCTTTGGAACTGGGTCTACTCCGCGTCGGTGTCGGTCTCGTACTCAATGTCGTCGGCGGCCTCTGAGCCCTTGTCTGAGACGGGCTCGTCGGCTGGGGCGAGAAAGGCGCACGGCTTGAGCTTGTTGGTCGGCGCGAACATCACCTGGTGAACGCGCACGGACACGCCGACGCCAGCAGGCGTGCGCCAGATCTGGTTGATCTCAATGATCGCGCTCAGAGCCTGACCCTTCTCAAGGTCGGACAGAGGGACGGGCTCACGCTTGGAGTTGTAAGCCTCGGTGGCGAGAGAGCCGTCCTTGGGGTTGGTGAGCACCTTGAGGTTCAGGATGGGCGCGTAGCCCTCCTTGGCGCTCGGCTTGACTGGCGACTTGTACAGACCCTCGGCGATAACCTCACGGGTCATCTTCTTGCCCAAAAGCTCCTCGGAGTGCTCGGTGATGTAGTCAAGCACGCGAATATCCAGCTTGGAAAACGCCTCAAGCACCTCAGGCTTGTCCAGGCTCAGGGGCAAAGAGTAACTCACGGCACCAGACTTCTCATCCTTGAACTCACTCAGACCAAACGGAGCACGCAGCTGAGGCAGCTGAAAAATCAGCTTACCACCGCCAGCCGCGTTCAGATAGACCGCCTTGCCACCCTTGGCGTTCTTGCGCACGTCCGAGAAAGTCACGTTAGAGGCGTTGAAGGACGAAAACATCTGAAGAGCCATTGCTTCTGTTCTACTTGTTCTACGGTTGTCTCCTTTATGTGGCTTGCACACGACTTTTTTTTCGGTGCTCACAGTATATGGAACTTTTTAACAAGCTTAGGGGTCAGGCCCGAGATGCGGCAAACATTCAGGCCCTAGCAGGTTCTGCTCAGCTTAACAAAGCTCTGCAGAACTATGTTCGCGAAGTGAACAGCGTCATCAAGTCTGGTGGTGCGATCAACAACGCTCGCGTCAGAAGCTACCTTTCCGGCAAGGTTGGTAACAACAACAAGATGCTCAAAAATCGTCTTTCTAACGGTATTGCTAATATCGTTTCCGCATCTCGTGTTGCGTTACCAAAAGCTGCACAGGCTGCAGTTGGTGTGGCACCCGTGGCACCTGCAGTTAATGCGGTAAATAACGCCGCGGCGCAGGCCAGAAGGCTCAAATTCAACGCTATAATTGCAGAGATGGAGGCTGCAGGTCTCAACGCCAATAAACTCAAATCTATAAAGGCCAAGATGAACCTGCTGGGCTTCAAACCTAACAACATGCCCAACAATCTGCGCGCCAAATACAATAGCCTCAATGCTCGTATCGCCGCACTTGAGACGGTCAGAAACGCCAACACCCTGACTGGCAACTCTAATCAGCAGAAGATTAATAGCGTCCTGACCAATCTTCGTAACCTTCAGACACGCGTTCCAAACAACATGCGCAGCATGATTACAAATAAGATTGGAAATGTGGAGCGTATAAGCCTCCTCAAGATGCCTGGAAATAACAAGGGTGCCCGTGCGGCTAACATGACACAGAGACTTTGGTCTCACGCAGGAGAGGGCTTCTGGTCCAACACCCCAGAGGGTGGAATGAACGCCTTCCACCGTGCTCAGACCAACGCAAACTTGAAACTTAATGGCTTGACCCGCGCAAACATTAACGCCATTCTGAACTCGCCAAACTTTTCGCCACCAACCAACAGAAACGGTAACAACCGCAGCCGCCACGTCGGTCGCGTCCGTAAGCTACTGAACAAGCTTGGACTCAAATAAAAAAACAACTATTAATAAATGTCCCTCAACTACATAGTTCCTTTCGTCGCCTACATCGCCATCGCCAGCCCGGCGGCGTACAAGGCTGTCCGCGGAATTTTGGGTGGTTGGGTTGCGAACGCAGAAGGCCTGCCATCAACTGCAGGTCTTGTGCTTCACGCTCTTGTATATATTGCGATAGTGGGGTTCCTTATGCGTCTTTTGGTTGTGCGCAAGTCAAACTTTTATGGCCCAAAGAAGGCAGGTGAGTACTGTGACTGTGGTAACGAGTGCTACCACACGTGCTTTGGAGGTCGGTGCAACTAAATAACCTTTGATCTTACTCTAAAATCTGGAACATCTTGATTAATACACGTGGGTTGGCAACATTCAGGGTTGCACCTGACCATGACGTCATTGCTCAAATAGGCGCACATCTGAGTAGGCTGGTCGGTTGAAGTCGTCGCAGCAGGGTTTGGAAAGCATGTGCAACCAACTGAGCACTTTGCTCCAATCATAGAGCTGTCAGGATTGGGAATTCCAGACGGAGGTGTGGCTTCTGAACTCGGTGTTACAATATCATTAGATATTACGGTTACTGCCGCTATTATAAACAAAACAAGGGAAATTATAAAGATGGCCAGCGCCTTTCCATCCATTTAATTTGTGTCAACATATTAAATGAGTGCTATTTTAGCGTTTGCCCTTGTCGCGAGCCCAGCGGCATTCAAGGTGACCCGCAACTTTTTCGGAGGCTGGATCGCGTCTCAGGACGGCCTCGCGACCCTCCCCGGTCTCCTGCTCCATGGTCTGGTCTTCGTCATTCTCATGACGCTTATTAATTCTGTATTTGGTCGTAGATCAAATTACCTGACTGAGGGTGGTATGAAGTTTGTGACTCGCGATGACCAGGACGATGAAAACACCAAGCACTACCAGCAGGACCGTTTCGTATATGCCGTGACTGCCTAATTTTGTTGATAAATATAAATGACCAGCTTTTTCGGTCGCCGTTTCGGTTATCACGCTATGAACAGCACCCAGCTTCTTAACAGTGCGTCAAAGAACCTCAATAACGGACGTTGGCAGAACGTTACGCGCGCCCTAAGAATACTGAATTCTCGTTACAATTCTCTCACCAATAATCAGCGTAACAAGTTTGAGAGGCTTGCCATTAGAGCCTCTCGCGGGGGTTAAAACTCTTCGTCAAACCTGACGCCATCACCCTCGGCCACCAAGTGCTTTGAATAGTCACCGACCCTTTTCTCAAAGAAATTGGTCTTCCCTTCTAACGAGATGTTCTCCATCCAGTCAAAAGGGTTGCTCGCCATAATGGAGTGCTGAGTCACACCAAGCTGCGTCAAAAGCCGTTGAGCCACAAACTTGATATACTCAATCATAGACTCTGCATCCATACCAATAAGCTTGCAAGGCAAAGCCTCTGTGATAAACTCGCGCTCAATTTCAAGAGCCTCCACGACTATCTGAAAAATAGTGTTGTCGTCAAGTTTCTCAACAAGGTGGGAATACAGGGTCACCGCAAACTCCTGATGCAGACCCTCGTCCCGGCTGATCAGCTCGTTGGAGAATGAGAGACCGGGCATGAGACCACGTTTTTTGAGCCAAAATATGGAACAGAATGAGCCCGAGAAGAAGATTCCTTCCACGCAAGCGAAAGCTACGAGGCGCTGTGCAAAAGGCGCCTCCCCACCGATCCAGCGGAGGGCCCATTCAGCCTTTTTCTTAACAGCTGGCACAGTCTCTATTGCCCTGAACAAGTTGGCTTTCTCTTCTGGGTCCCTGACCAACTTATCAATCATAAGTGAATATGTCTCACCATGAATACTCTCGTTGAACCCCTGGTACGCATAGAACGACCGAGCCTCTGGAATCTGCACATCCTTTGTGAAATTTAGGTCCAGATTTTCATAGACAATTCCGTCAGACGCCGCGAAGAAGGCTAGGACGGTCTTGATGAAGTGGCGTTCGGAGTCGTTTAGGCGGTCCCAATCCTTCAGGTCTGCGGCCAGGTCAATTTCCTCCACCGTCCAGAATGACCCGATGGCTTTCTTATAGAGTGCCCACAGGTCTGGGTACCGTATAGGAAAGGTGGTGAAACGGGACAGACTCGGTCTGAGGATTGGGTCCATTGTTAATTTAGCGCCTTATTTTTTTAAGGGTTAAGGAAACAAAACTGTACAGACAGTAATGGACGTTGAACTCAGGCGACTTGCGCTCCGAATCAAGATGCACAACGTGTCTGGAAACGTTGTGCATCATGCTGCATTACTCAAAAAGTACCTTGATCACAAAGGTATCAAGACCGAGATGGTCAAGGGCTACTGTGTAATTCCTCAGACAAAGGAGGCATGTGAGCACTATTGGATTCGTGAGGTTGAGTCTGGTCTAGACTTGGATATAGGCTTTGAGGTTGCCAAGCTCAGGAGCCCCGAACTCCAAGCTCTTCATCCAGTTCTTCTGGAGATGATCCCCCCGGGGATGACCCGTTCAGACGAAAAGGAGACATTGATTCGGGAGGAAAACGAGAGGCTATTTGAGCTTTATCAACGAGACTCCAAAGCTTTTTGGCGCGAGGCTCCGCGAGACGTGACAAGTTTCCGTACGACGAGTTAGCCCCCCCGTCTGTTGAACTCTTACGAGGCTCACGTGGCGAGCCAGTTACGAGATTCATGAAAGAGTACTTTTCCTTTTTAACAATAGGCGTAAACGCCAGTTGGTTTTCCAGGGTCTTTTCAACGGGGTTGCCCTGCTCAAGTGCTGTATTAAATTCAGAAAAGCAGTCTGCTAAAAACGCTTGACCATCGGTCACGCGGTTTTGAGGTTCTATACTCAGCTCCTTTGAAACCTTGAGGGCAAGGCGCTTCATGAGTATAGAGGCCCGAAGTGCGTTGGTCATCTTTTCGTTGATCTTCATGTAGAGTTGGACGGACCCCAGTACTCCCGTTCCTGCTGACAGAACGGCGTTCAGAACACTGACGTACTCCTGTGGTACGAAAGAGTTGAGGGCCACTGCAGTGAGTGCGTTGACAGCCGATACGATAAGAATAGGTATGTTGAACTTTGAGGCCAACTTCATGTAGTACAGATGGTCTTTATTATGGTACTCTTGGTAGATGTTACATTGTTGTTCTAGTTTTGCCAGGAACTCTTGCTCATCTGGGTGCCAACGAGACCCTTCGGTCTTCGTCATAATTTAACGCACTAAAAAAACTTTGACCAGACAAGCAGTTGCGGAGCAACTGGTTTCACTCGCGAGTCAAATATCAAGAGTCGCTGTCGCGACTCCCTCTGTGTCGCACTAAAAAAACTTGGAGTCATTCTCAAACTCCACAAGTTGTGCAATTCGCCCGGGAAGCCTACTCTTTACAGCCTTGTACGCCAAGTTGAAAACAGGGTTTGAGTTTGTGATCTTGATCTTCTCAAGGAGTCCCTTGTCAGGTCTGATGTCTATCATAAGCTTGAGCAGATGTACGGCAGTGTCTGAATTTAGTTTTGAAATTGGGACCCCCTTGAGGTTGAGCTCTATGATCTCCTTGAGACCATGCTTTTCAACATAGGCATCCAGTTGAGCAATGACCGGCTTAATTTTGTTTGTAAATTCAGCCGCCTCAATAGCATTCTTCGGTTGGTTCTCAATGTACTTTCCACCGAGGAACTCTATGTACAAGTGCTTACCCTGAGGGTAGAACACTAGAAGATCGCTCATTGAACAAAATGCGAGTTATTTTTTTATGTGCATATGTCAGAATGGTTGACCATATATACTGCATCAACATGGACAAGAGTGTAGATAGACGTCGCCGAGCTCAAGAACAATTCAATATTCATAATTTGGATGTTGAATTTTTCAGAGCAACAGATGGATCACTTGAAGCCCCAGACGATATATTCCTTACGAAGGGAGAATGGGGTTGTGCAATGAGTCATATTCGTATATGGAAAGACATTGTTGAAAAGGGATACGAAACCACCCTTGTTTTTGAGGATGATATTAAACTTAAACCCAATTTCATAGAAAAATTGAAAGTGATATTGAGTGAACTACCAGACGGCTGGGATTGTGTTAACTTGGGGTCAGATTTTACTTTAAGCATTGACTACGCCGATCACTCAGACAATTTAAAGGTGGGGCAATCAATAACAACTCATGCGTATCTCATCAGTCTCAAGTGTGCGCAAAAATTCTCAGTTATTGATCCAAACCATCTCAAGTATGCTATAGATACTTTCATGTATCATTACCCGTCGTACAACTTACACGTGAAAGTACCACTTGCCGATCAAACTTTAATATATGGTTCTACAATAGGTATTTTCAGATGCCATGATTACAATTTCATGTTTAGAAAATGGTGGTGGGTTCTGTTAATCGCGTTAGTTATTACCCTTTATTTTATGTTTAAAAAATAATGAAACTGGAGCTTGCAGTTGTAGCGGCAACAGCCGGTTTTTATATGGCATTTGAACAAGGAAAGTATGATGCCAGTTGGCGTGTCCATCTTTTTGCAATTTTGGTTCCTATTCTGATTTTGAGATTTGTGAAGGACATTGATCTCAAGGCCAGGATATTTATTATGATTATATTGGCTTGGCACATTGTTGATGTGTTGAATAATGCGATAGGAGAGTCCAAAAATAATGATAATCTTGTTCATAGACATGCCGATCCCGAAAGTGACGCATCAGGTGTGGTTACAGGGGTGGGACAACCTGCCGACGAAATTTCACAAGAATGTGGAGATGCTTCATAAATTCAACCCTGACTGGACTCATCAAAAGTGGGACGAAGCTCAACTCAGGAGTGCTTGTGAAGAGTATGGACCGGAATGCGTTAAACGGTTTGACTCCTATGAGCATTTTATACAAAAGGTTGACTTTGGACGCTACGTCATACTTTTCCTATATGGAGGGGTTACAGTTGACTGTGATATGGAGCCGTTGCGTCCATTGAGTGCTGTACCAGAGATTGATTTCTCACCACTGATTTTAGGTAAATCAAACGACTCCAAGTTTGAGACGAGCGTCATATCCTTCGGACAAATAAAAAACGACAACTGGTTTGTTAACAACGGTTTCATAGCTTGTCAAGCTGGAAACTCTGACATGAAGAGATTGATAGAGACGTGTATACAGGATAACACCAAGCGAGAGGACTATTTATCCCATGCATACTTCGTGTCAGCAACAACCGGTCCTATACGAGTATCAACTGTTCTCAAGGATTGCAATATGACTATTTTATACCCAGATTTGGTTGACTATGAATATCCAACGGAAAAGACGATCTTCATTCATAATCATGAACTTTCTTGGACTGGTGATGTAAACGCACTCATTTTCAAAGGATACTTATTTGTCAAGGAGCACAAACCATTTTTCCTTCCCGTGTTAAGCGCCTTTATATTCATTATACTGGCAGGGACGCGCCGAGTTAAATGAAAAAATACCTATCACTAAAATAATGGATGACTTTACGCTCATTAAGGCCATGGCCGTGGCTGCATTTTACTGCGGTATCAAGGCAGACAACATAATTCACTCAAATTACAAAGTGCCTATTGAAGCATCACTGTTGATAGTTTTTCATGAACTCGTAGGGTTGTTCCTTATGCTAGGAATATTCTTCCAAACAAGACCGTATATCATTTTCCATGCGGTCATTTCAGCTTTTGTCTTTTGTCTTTGGTTTGCCTTTGATAGAAACTGTATCCTAACTCTTATGAAGCGTCAACTCATTCCGTATACAGAAGAGGACTTTACTCGTATATACGGAACCGAAGCAGAAAAGCTAGCAACATTCGTATCTGTAGTGGGGTTTACTATGTCAGTGAGCATCTATAAACTTCTATTCTGGAATTAACGTGATCAAATTTCTCATGAAAGGAGGGAGGAACCCACGGACCCCCTCCACAAGGGCATTGAAAAACTCTCCGCCACCTGACAGCCTACAATTTTGAAGTAAAATACAATCCTTCGTGTGCTCATAGACATTCCAGATGATACGCATCATAGTGATGGGCTTGATATTAGTGACTGTGACGTCACTCAAGTCGGCCGAGCACACCTGCTTGTACCCTCTTTCTATACACAAGGTTTGGATTCCGTCAAGGACAGGGTAAAGTTCTTGACAAAATTCGTCTGTAGCCTCACGCGTCGTAGGCTGGAGCTCTATGAGCTTGCCGACGAGGATGTCAACATAAAGAATCTTAGCCTCCTCGTCGGGCTGGAAACGCAGCCACGCGCTCATACAGTTAAACCAGTTTATATAAAGACGATAATGTCGCGAAAGTACTTGGGTATCGCCACACTTATCGGTGCATAAACTACCCTGAATATAATTCCCGCTCCTAGAACCTGAATCTGCCTGAGGATGTTGTCTTGGCGCGTGTACTCTGTGACGTCAACACACAGCTTTATAATAGCTCGTATCCTGTCAACACTGATAAGGTTTGCATCACGTAAATCAACCTTTATCACCATGTCTTTAGCGTTTTCTCGTATCTCGTGAATGATGGGCTTGAGAGTCTCAAACGCCACTCCTTCTACGGGATACTCTTTTACTACTAGAGTAACTGTTAAGGATTCATCCTCCCACTCACGTTTCATAAAATCCATCTATTAGTATGTATAGATTTTATGGAACGGGACTCGAGCGTGAACTGTAAGTTCACTCCGTGCATCAGATGGGATTTGAACCCATGCGGTCATAAGACCAGAAGATCTTAAGTCTCCCCCGTTAGACCTAGCTCCGGCACTGATGCGTAAAATACCCACGACGGGGCTTGAACCCGCAACCTCCAGCTCGCACCGGGTGAAACAAAGTTTCGCCCTAGAAGGCTGGTGCACTATCCAATTGTGCTACGAGGGTTGTCCCTGGAGAGGCTCGAACTCTCGGCTTCGGACTATCATAGTCAGTCGCGAAGCGACTGTTCCCCCGGAGGGTCACAGTTACTACGTAACTGGTTCATAAGATCCACACTCTAACCAACTGAGTTACAGGGACGGGGTTTGGGTACTTGTACCCAAACTCTCAACGTCTTTTTTCTTTAACACAAGTAAGGATGAGCCATGACGTCGTCAGGACCTTGGGCGTCGCGTGGGTTGGTATCGCTTGCTTCGTATTTGCGTTCCTCGTTTCCAGACTTGTTGACAATTTTACACCAAAATTGGACAAGACCAAGCCAAGATGGATCACGTTCTTAGAGGTGTGTGTCCAGTTCGGGATAGTAGCGGCCATTGTCTATGGTGCCCGAATTTTCATTAAAAATATACCATTCCCCCTTGAAGGCTGGTACGGATACGAGCACTCTGCCCTAGGAGAGCTCCGCAGTCTGCCCCTCATGGTCTTTATCTTCATGTTTTTCCAGGTGAAGACGCAAGAGAAGATGAAGTATCTGAGTACCTAAAGCACTCCCAGAGGTGGCGGGCGTGTCGTGGCCCCGATAAAGCCGAGAACTGGTCTATCGTGTAGTCGTCCCCCATAGATTTATTACACTTACTGCAAATTGGGCGCAAGTTGTTGATGTCAGTAGAGCCTCCTTTACTCTCAGGGATATTGTGACCTACCTCAAACTGAAAGGGCGTCATGACGTTTTCACACCACGTCACGAGGCACTTGTGCTTGAATAGCCTGTCGCCGCAGTACAAAAGCCATACCTGTTCACGCAGTGCTCCCGGAATCTTCGCTTTCATTCATAATTTTAGAAATCTTTTCCTTAAATTCCTGATTCTCACCCTTTCCAGGAATTTCATCACGTCCAGACTTGAGAGCCTCAATCTCAAGACGCGACAGAGTCAGTGACCCGCGACGGAAGTCCTCAAACGCCTCGCACGTCAGAGGCGCCAGTGGGATGATAACGTCATACACCTTACGGGCTAGCTGACGAATCTCCTTCTGTGCATGGTCATCAATACGGAGCTCAAGAAAGTGAAGGAGGTTGTGAAGGTTAATTTTCCAGTAAAATTCAGTGTACGTGCTTTGAGGCAAGTGCGTCCGGGCCAACTCGCGCGACACGCCACGCTTGATGAGCTCGTCGTACGTGTGGAATGCCAGGTCGCACGAAGCCTTTTGCTTGAGCAGAAGCATCTCACCACCCTCATAGGGGTCCTCACCGCCTTGCCCGCGCGTCAGAGACTGCCGGCGGAGCTCTTCTGGTAAAAAGTACTCGTCTTGCACGATGCTGTACCGTGCGGACAGCTCGTTCACACTGGCCGTACGGTGACGGAGCCACTGACGCGCCACGAAGATGGGGGCCTTAATATGGAACTTGAATTCAACCATCTCAAACGGCGTCGTGTGCTTGTGACGCATGAGGTAGCGAATGAGGGCCCGGTCGTCGCTCACAGACTTTGTACCGGCACCATACGAGACGCGGGCCGCCTGCACAACGGCCGCATCGCAGTTTTCGCGGGGCATAGAGTCCACAAGACGGACGTTCATTTAGTAGTTTTATGGTGCTAGCTTTTAACCCAATCTAATCGGTCACCCTTTGAAAGGTTATCTTTAGCCCACAGTGGCTGTAAGTTAGTCCAGTGAAAGCACCTCTTTTGTTCTTCTGGATCTTCAAGATTGAACGAAGCGCATGGGCGGTCGTGATCTATATGCCACTCACCGTAGTTGTCCCACGTCATACCATCACTAAATTCTGCTTCAAGAAAGGTGCGTAGTTGATCGATCGTACACCCGATCAGTTCCATTGTCAATGCGGCCTTCTCACCGCCACCTGATTTGACTGCCGCGCGAACCCTGCTGCGCATGGCGTTAGAGAGTCTAAAATTTATATCATTATTATATCGCGTGTTTGCATAAGTTCGGTGATATTCTCTATGAGAATCTAAATTTGATTGTATCCACTCTTTTTGCTTTTCATAGTATTTTTCTTTATTTTTTTGGTATCTTGCAGCTTGTGAAGCCTTCACAGATTCTTTATTCTGAGAAGCGTAGCTTCTTACTCTTTCTGTTTCACATTTTTTGCACCATTTTCTATATTTTTGGCTATCATTTCTAAAAGGAAATTCATTTTCTGTTTTCTCTTCATTACATATAGAACATGTTTTCATGGTCTCCATCTAGTGAAGAGAGACTTCAAGTCTCTAAACTCTCCCAACAGGTCTCGAACCTGTGACCTTGAGGTCGCTCCGGTTAATTTTGTTCCAAAATTAACAGCCTCACGCTCTACCGACTGAGCTATAGGAGAACGGGTGCTCTATGCACCCTCGTGCTTCCAATGAGTTTTGATCTCATTACCTCTCCCTTACTAAAGGAGTGCTCTACCAATTGAGCTATGGAAGCAGGTTCCAGGGAGATTTGAACTCCCATTACAAGATTCAGAGTCTTGTGTCCTAACCATTAGACGATGAAACCTCCGTGACCTTGGCGTGTGTTGATCACGCCACCTTCAGATCTTCAGTCTGACGCTCTCCCAGATGAGCTACAAGGTCTGCGCACACGGGGAATTGAACCCCGGCTTGAACCTTGGAAGGGTGCTGTACTACCACTATACTATGTGCGCGCTGGGCGGAGAAACTTTGTTTCTCCTCTGACCTGGCGGAATCGAACCACCGACCTAAAGATAAATTTCTAACGACTACAGTCTTTCGCTCTACCAATTGAGCTAAGGTCAGATCAACTCATGGTAAAAATCTTCCGGGCTCCTACGAGCCGCGCCCTACACCCCGGGCACGTGGCTTTACAACGGGTTGAACTCCAACACCGTTCGCAAATCACGTGCCCGCACGGATCAAAACACAAGTCAACCAGGCGGTCCATACACACAAAACAAGTAAACTTGCCGTACCTCTCAGCGCTCGTGTCGTGCAGCACCTTCTTCATCGCCTCCACCTTCCCCGCAGCTTCCCTACATTGTTGAGTCAGGGCGGCGACACCCTCTTCGGACTCGTAGTTGTCTACTAGTTCTAGGAGCCTGTCCTTTAAGCCAGGAGATTGTATATTCTCAATCAACATTTTAAATACGTTTAGTTCCTCTTTCTTCTGAGTAAGTTCTGTGTACTTCTGTGAGTAATCTATACGCGCCTTTGCAAATTCGTTCTTAAATTCCCCAAGTTGAGTCTCAAATGTTGTCCACCTGTCATCAAGTTCACACGGTTCTGGGTTGATAGGCTCTGGAGGTGGCGAGACCATCACACTTTCCAGGAGACTTATAGGGTCAATGTATGCGAAATTCATCTTTTACCTGCTGACATAATTTCTCTATTTTTTATCCGCGGTCGGAAACAAAATATCAACAACTAGTAAATGCTGACCGACTCTATGATTATGCTGCTAGCTGGAGTGCTGATCGTCATCGGTCTTCAGACGTTTCTAGACCCTGACCGCCGCAAGGTGGCGTCTGAGGTCATCAAGGCCACCTTTATGATGGTGGCTGGTTTCTTCTTCCTTTACTACTGGTACACCGGAATCTCATACAACAAGACATCGTCTTATTAAAGCTAGACTCAAGTTCTGACTGACAAAACTTGTACAGGATCTCCAGACTCTGGGAATCAATCAGGCGAAGGATGTCCTCACGAATTTCATTATTAAATTCAGCCATCCATTTCATAACCGTCTGTGTGTCTTCAAGGGTCAGTGACCGGTCACACAGCTCTTCAACGATATGGACAGGTGTCTTGAAATGAAGCTCTCTAATTTCTATAAAAATTTGCTCAAGGCTTGCTAGACGGGCCTTGTCCAGAATCTCTTCAATGGTCGCGTCAGGGTTCTGCTGTCTAATGACCTTGACGAGTTCAGCGCCTTCCATTTATTTTATAAGAATATACTAAATGGCGGACTTTAACGTGCTTTTTCTCATGCTGTTTGTGGCCATCATCGGAGCCCTTGGGGTTTCCAACTTTGTTGAGGCTTCAAAGAATCAGGCCAAGCCTTACCAGCGCTACTTTGGACTTTTGTACCTTGTTGCCGCGATAGGTTTGGTCATATTTAAAATAAGTGATCGTTAGAAAACATATGAAGCATCTCATCGGACAAATTGAGGGTGTATGGGTCTCAAAGTCTGTCCACCTTGAGAAAATTATGAAGCGAATCGCTGAAAGGTGCGGGTTCAACGTAGTTGGACGAGCCTTTCACCAATTTGAGCCCATTGGGACTACAGGAGTGCTTGTGCTGTCTGAGAGCCACTTCAGTGCCCACACATACCCAGAACACAATATGATTTATATTGACGTGTTCTGTTGTGCCCCCAGTTTTGATCCTAAATCGTGTGCGGCTATTATTGAAGAAGAGTTTGCGGCTTTGAAGGGCTCGTGGCAGGTTGTGGGGCGCTAGCGTCTCATCATAAGAAGCACGTCACGGGCAACACGCCGCCATGTTGCGTTATTACTATTACGGTTTGGAGGGTTATTGTAGTTGACCCCTCTATATATGTATCGTCCGTTAGGAAGGAGCCGAGGGAGACCCAGACCGAACGCAAGTGAAAATTGGATGCGTCTCATTTGTGCAGGATTTGGGGGGCGGCCAGCCGTGCGAGTGACGTAATTCGTCGCGAGCTCTACGGCGGCACGGTAATGTTGTAGTCTTCTTTGGAGCGTTGCATTACCTGCAATTATGTTTCTGTAACGTCTACTCGTAGCATAAAACTGCATAAGCTCACCAATGCTCAAGTGTTTCATAATTTGTACGATGGCGTCATTGGGTAGAAGGGCTAGTTGGTTACGGTTTCTATTTGGACTTGTCATTTATTAGTTGTTTATACTTTTTCGGACTCATGAGAACTTTTCAAAATTCTCATGGGCCCGAAGGCCGTTTTTTGATTTCGCAATTTCGCTAGCGAGAAACTGTAAGTTTCTCTAGTTGGAGAAGGCGAGGCCACCCATGCCAGACTGGATACGCAGGATGTTGTAGTTCACGGCGAACATCTTCTGCAGAGGGGTGGTGTAGTTGCCCTTCATGTTGATAGCCACCTGGGCGTTATCAATGCGAGAGAAGTTGCAAGTGCCGGTTGGCTGGTGCTCCTCTGGCTGCAGCGCGAAGCTGTAGCAGTAGATGCCTGGGTATGGCACACCGGAGTGGTACTGGTATGGCTGGTACTGGTTGAAGTACTTGCCGGACTGCTCCTTGAAGCGGTCCTGGCCGTTCAGCACCAGCTTGAAGTTGTACAGGGGGCCGACCTCCACGCCGAGGAGGTTGGTGGATCCGGAGGAGCCCTCCTCAATCCACATGGCGCTGCCAGTGGTGTTGGAGGTAATCTGAGCGCTCAGAGCAGTCGCGCACACGTTGGCGAACGCCATGCGAGGAGCACCGACGGTGTGTGGCAGGGCACCCAGGTTCAGGTAAGGCGCGGTGGAGCAAGTGACCTGCACGTTCGCGCACGAGGTGGAGAAATTCCACATGCTGTTGTTGGCGGTGGTGGTGGTGTTCTGGTAGCACCAGATCAGCTCCTTCACTGGGTGGTTGAAGGACAGACGGACAGTCTGAGCAGCAGCGGCCGCGGTAGGGGCCGAGCCGCCAGTTGCGGTGATGCTGTCGCCACCGGTGTGCTGCACCTGCTCAATCAGGTACTCGTGGCCCTTCTGGGCGAAGCGGCGGCGCTCCTCGGTGTCCAGGTACACGTAGTTGGCCCACACCTCAAATGGAGCGGAGCTGCCGAAGTAGCTGGTGAAGTAGTTGGTCAGGTCAAAGTCCAGACGCACCTCGTGGTACTGCAGGGCGATCAGGGGCAGGTACAGGCCTGGGTTGCGGTTGAAGAAGAACAGCAGGGGCAGGTACACGCTGCTTGGGTTGGTGGTGTCCACGGCTGGCTGGGGAGCCGAGGTCAGCTTGCCGTAGTTGATCTTCTCCGACTCGGAGAGGAACAGCTCGGCGTACAGGCGCCACCAGGTCTGGTAGTGCTTGTCAATGCGCTGGCCACCGATGGTCAGCTCAATGTCAGCAATAGCACGCTCCGCCAGCCAGCAGGTGTCTGGGGCACCAGTGTTGGTGGAGGTCTGCGAAAAGCCAGCGACGGCCTGCAGGCGGATGTACATGTCGCCGACCAGATCGCCGTTGCGGGCGATGGTCACGGACACACGGCCACCGTTGGATGGGGTACCGTTCACGGTCTGCTGAATGTTCTCCATGGCGAAGTTGGTGTGGCGCTTGTACACCGCCTGGAAAAAGGTCACCTTAGGCTGACCAGTCAGATACACATCCTGAGCACCATAAGCAACGAGCTGCATTAAACCTCCGGCCATTTTGTACTATGTTCCAAGAAAAAAATTCAGCCAACTTAGTTGGCGAACGCAAGTCCACCAAGACCCGACTGTACGCGCAGGATGTTGTAGTTCACAGCGAACATCTGTTGATTCAGGCTTGGCATACCGGTCTTCAGATTCACGGCCGCTTGGGCCATGTCAATGCGAGAGAAGTTGCAAGTACCGCTGGGCTGGAGATCCTCGGGCTTGATGGCGAATGAGTAAACGTAGATGCCGGGGTAAGGCAGGCCCGAGTGGTACTGGTATGGCTGATACTGATTGAAGTACTTGCCGTACTGGGGCACGAAGCGATCCGTACCGTTCAGAATCAGCTTGAACTGGTGCAGAGGACCCACCTCCTGACCGAAGGAAGTGTTGGAGGTCGCCACCGGCAGACCAGACTCCACCCAAAAGACGTTGCCAGTGAGCACATTGGACTGGAAGGTGAATAGGGTATTTCCCAGAATGTTACTGTTGGTAACAACGATGTTTGAAGTTCCCGAAGTCAGAGGAGAGACAAATGGACCGGGAACGTACAGGAGTGGCGAACCAACGTGGGCTGGAGAAAAGGGTGCGAGAGATCCGGCAATCTTGGCGGGATCAACGGTCATATTGACGTTAGACACACCTGACGAGAAATTCCAGAGAGAATTGGGGTTGGAGGAGGGAGCTGGATTCTGATAGCACCACACAAGCTCCTTTACTGGGTGATTATACTGCATGCGAATAACACTTGGAGTGTTCTCGTTGGTGGAACCGACTGGGTCGGCGTTGATGTACTGGACCTGCTCAATAAGATACTCCGAGGGCTTCTTGGCAAACTTCTCACGCTCGGTGGTGTCCAGGTACATGTAATTGGCCCACACGGCGAAGGGATTTGTGCCGAAATAGCTGGCGTACTGTGCACTGATGGTGAAGTCAAGGCGGACCTCGTGGTACTGCAGGGCGATCAGAGGCAGGTACAGGCCTGGGTTGCGGTTGAAGAAGAAGATCAGAGGCAGGTAAACATAGCTCGTAGACGTCTGGCCCACGTTGTTTGGGACTGGTGAGGAAGTAAGCTTGCCGTAGTTCTGCTTCTTGGTGTCGCTCAGGAAAACCTCGGAGTACAGGCGGAACCACAGCTGGTAATGCTTGTCAATGGACTGGCCTCCGATGAACAGCTCAACAGAGGTGAATGCACGCTCGGCAATCCAGCACGTGTCGGCACCCGAGTTGTTTGTGGTGAGTTGAGCGGCGGTTGTGGTAGTGGGCTGCAGAACCACAAACATGTCACCGACCAGGTCTCCTGAGCGAGCGAGGGTCACTGACGCCAGGCCACCGGGATTTATAGCGCCAGCCACCGTCTGCTGAATGGTTTCCATAGCGAAATTGGTGTGACGCTTGTAGGCGGTCTGGAAAAAGGTCACCTTGGGGTCTCCGGTCAGGTACACGTCTTGGGCGCCGTATGCGACGAGTTGCATAAGAGCGCCACCAGGCATTTTAATATACAGTGCGAAAATATTCAGGGCAGAAAGTATCAACACATAGTACAATGTCTCGCGCCCGTACCCCAATGCCACCACCACCGGAGGAGCCCGAGGAGGAGCTTGACGAGATGGATGAGGAAGACGAGGAGATGGAGGAGGGTATGGATATGTTTGATGCCCTTGGTAACCTGCTCACCACCGAGGAGGGCGAGACCATCGCCGAGATTGCCAAGCGTCAGGCTGATGCTGCAGAGAAGATAGCTCTGAATCTTGAAATGCAGAACAAAGTTTTGGTTAAAATTCTAAGTGCTCTTGGCAAGCTCGCACCGGCTCCAGTGCCTCAAGTGCCAGACTCCGCTTAAAAAAGTCTCGCCCTTTTTTAGTAATGGCAACCAAGGGAACCACACACAAAAAGGCCCAACCTCAACCTGATGGAAGTGCTTACCAAAAAGAAATCAATTCGTGGACTCCTGAGGACCTTAACTCAAAGCTAAACGATTGTGAGAGGAATTTGTATCTTAATTTGCAAGGCGTGGATAAACGTCAGGAAATTTACAACCTACTCGCCACCAAGTGGCTTCCCGCAAGCCCCAAGAGGGACGAGTATGGACTTCCTATTGATATTGACAAGGATGATGTTGAACGGATGCTTGTGAATAAACGCCGAACTATTGACATCTGCGGCTACATGCTTGCTCGTGCTGATCTCCTTGAGATTTCTCAGGTTGAGACCACGGATATTAACGGCAACAAGATGAGCTTTGAGCGCCGTATCAAGCGCTTCAAGGAGTCTTACAAAAAGATTGTTAACAAGTTTATTGAAAATGATACCGAGTACAAGTTTTATAACTTTCCTTTGGCGGAAAGCCCTGACGTGGACTTTGATATCGGTGAGGCGACGAGCCCCTACCAGAGCCTTCTTATTCACCTGCTGAAGCAGGCTTACAAGCAGGGTTTCCGCCGGTACCGTGATCAGTGTTGCAAGGAGATCCGCAATACCAGGGCGTGGAGGCCCGTCAAGGAGATCAAGGACTTTGTGTACGACGAGACTCAAAAGGAGGACAACATAGAAATGTGGATGAACCTCACAAACCGTGGGAACATGGCGCATGACGTCATTCGTCACTTGACAAACTGCAAGGATATTCAGTTTCAAGAAATCAAAAAGGACAGGCACGTTTGGTCCTTTCAGAACGGGCTGCTTGATGCTCGGCCTGTAGAGGAGAACCGCAATCCAGAGACTGGTGCACGGGAGTTCAAGTTTTATGAGTACACGACGCGCGAGTTTCACGAGCTTGATCCAACGCTCGTGAGCTGCAAGTACTTTGACTTGCCTTTTGACCCGTATCACGATCTAGAAGACTGGTACCGTATCCCAACGCCTCATATGCAGAAGGTTATGGACTACCAGCGGTTTGAGGAGGATGTGTGCCGTTGGCTCTACGTTTTCATGGGGCGCCTGTGCTTTGATGTGAATGAGCTTGATGGCTGGCAGATTATTCCATTTTTGAAAGGAATTGCACAGTCGGGAAAGTCAACCCTTATTACAAAGGTGGCTCGCAGGTTTTACGAGTGTGAGGACGTGGCGACTCTTTCCAACAATATTGAGAAGAAATTCGGTCTGCAGAGTATTTACAAGGGTTTCATGTTCATCAGCCCTGAGATCAAGGGCGACTTGGCGCTTGAGCAAGCAGAGTTCCAGTCGCTCGTGTCTGGTGAGGACCTTTCGGTCGCGCGCAAAAACGAGACGGCACTCAGCGTTCAGTGGAAGACGCCTGGAATTTTGGGTGGAAATGAGGTGCCAAACTGGAAGGATAATTCGGGTTCCATTTTGCGCCGCCTTGCAACCCTGAACTTCGGCCGGCAGATTGCTGCAGACGTGGCGGACCCTCATCTTGAGGATAAGCTTGAGAAGGAGATGCCGGCTATTCTTTGCAAGTGTCTACGGGCCTATCTTGACTATGCACACAAGTACGCGTCAAAGGACATCTGGAATGTGCTGCCCAAGTACTTTTCCCAGGTTCGGAGCCAAGTGGCGACCGTCACCAACTCACTGCAGCACTTCCTGTGCTCAGAGAAGCTCAAGTTTGGACCGGACCTGTGTGTTCCCCAACGCGAGTTTATTACGCGCTTCAACCAGCACTGCAGGGAAAATAACCTCGGCACGTTCAAGTTCAACCAGGACTTTTACGCCGGCCCGTTCAGTGCGCGCGAACTGGAGGTGCGCGTGGAGTCGCGAACGTACAACGGCAACGCATACTCTGCACAGCCTTTCATCTTCGGTGTGGACTTTTCAGCTCTGGAATAAAATATAGGAAAATACTAATGGACCCGCTCCTTGAGCAGGCTCGGGACGAGCACGCTCGGATCGTCAAGTTTCAAAGACTTTGGCGATCCAAGCGCGTTTTTACAAACTCCCAGGGGCCTCTAAAGTTCTCACCTTCGGCACTCACGGCCAAGATTGTGACCTTTAAGCTACCTGTTAATTTTAAACGTGTATTTGAGTCGGCGCCCAAGGGTTTCTCAGAAATCATGGGGTACAAGAACGACTTTAAAAAGCCAGTGGCCCGGTGGGTGGCTGGTCAAGGGTGGCTCGGGGAGACAGATGACGTAAAGAAAATTGTTGCCAAGCGTGGGCAGCAGACTATCGTCTTTACCGACACGTACTTTGACGTTATGGGGCTGGGTAACTATGAGGAGGCCCTTTTGGCCATAGTCAAGAATAACTGGGCACCAAAGATGCTCCTTCACGCTCCACCCACCTACAAGAAAATTGATGGAATTTTCTACATAAATAGACAAGCTCACTTGGAGGAGCTCAAGGATGCGTTCCGCCAGATTCCTGGCGCCGAAGTCACTTATAAAGGAGATATTGCGCTACCAACCACAGTCCTGAAGCTGAGCAAACCCAAATGGACTTACCAGTTCTTTAAGAACGGCACGGTCCTCTTCACGGGCATCAAGGACCCTTCGGAGCGCGAAGCCCCTAAACAACTGATCAAACAGATTTTTGCCGAAATTGAAACTCCGGCTTTCGTCCTGTTCAACGTTGCCAAGTCCCCTGCGATAAAGAAACCCGCAAAGGGTGGCACCATAAACGCCAAGATGGCAAAGTTGGCGAACCGGTACAACTTGGCCAAGTCATGGAATATGAAGCCTCCACATGGTTACTATGTCCGCCCGGGCACCAACGGTAAGCCACGGCTGTACCCTTGGATAGTGTTTGAGACCCGTGGAGGTGCCGCCTACGGTGGTTACGGAAATGGTGGCGACGTGGTTTCAACCAAAGTACCTATTCGTGCGATGAATCTCAAGGCGGTTGCTCCCAAGGTTCTACAGGCCTTCAGAAATGCGGGTCACCCCATCCCTGCTGCCACCGCCAAGGTGTTTGCGAACGCCGGTCACCCACTCGTTGAGCCAGAGGAAAATAAGCCCAAAGAAACCGCTCTGAAGAATCGCCGGGCTCCAGGTTGGGACGCAACAAAGCCTGGCTTTTACGTACGGCCAGGTCCGGGCAAGCAGCCATACTGGTTCAAGATTCCCGAAGGCCTCGCATCCGGTCGCAAGACGGTGATAAAGACGTATACCGAAGCCGGGCGCAACATACCTGCTGCCGTCCGCGAGATTTTCAAGATTGGTGCCAACGTCAAAACGGGGAACGCGGGTGGAGCGCAACACGTCATTACTATGGGCCTTAACAAGATTCTGCGTATTAACAACCGCCAAGCCACTCGCCTTACCAAGGCGGAACTGCTAGCCGTTGCTCGTAACATGGGAATTCCCGAAGCAAATTCAAAAATGACTCCCGCGACCCTGATGGGTCTGATACAGAACAAAGCAGGGGTTCACAAGCCTGTGCGCAACGCCAACGTACTGGTTAACGGTATTTACTACCGTTTCCTGAATAACGGCCGTGTGGAAAAGACCACAACTGAGGGTGTGCGTACCCAGCGCGCATGGAATACCATACCGACGGACGAGCAGAATAAGATTGCCAAAAAGGTTCTGCCCGCAGAGTTTCACACCGAGTATAACGCAACGTCCCGGGCAAATAAGTTCTTGACCCTGCGGGCCTTTGTGCAAGGCAAGCGCGCCCCGAGCTCGCCTCAGCAGAAACAAGCACCGTCACCTGCGCCACGCAAGCCCAGCTCGGTTTCTTCTACATCTTCCAACAATAACTTTGCTCTTGAAGCTGAGTATGCTGTCCGTATTGCTAATAACCTCAAGAACTTGTACAAGAACGGAAACGAGAGTAATTTCCTGAAGATTCTGAAGGCCCTCCCCAAGGGAGCCCGTGGAAAGCCTCTGAAGGCTACAGTGAACAAGGCTTACGCCAAGTTTATTAAAGAGGCGAAGGGCCTGCGTTCCAACGAGTCCTCGCGTGCCAGATATGTGGCGCGCATCAATGTTCCAAACTGGATGCCGGCCGGTAAAGTTAACGCTTATAAGAAGTTAGTTACAAATTTGGCGTTTAGAAAACCAAAGCCCAAGGTTGCGAATATAAGAGCGGCTGTGAGAGCCTGGATCAACCGGGAGGTCCCGTTGAGCCCGGCTCGGGCGGCGCGCACCGTTGAGAATGCCATAACAGGTGAGATCAAACACATACCAGCTTACGTGCCAAAGCCTCGCAAGACGCCTCCAATACCCAAACGTTCGCCTCCCAAGAAGGCTGCGCAGCGGCAGAGTCCAAATGCCGTTGACCCTATGCTACTGAACTATGCCTTGCCGGCAAACCGTACGGGACTTACAAACCTGGTAAATGCCCTGACTAACATGGGGTTGGCAACAGGACCTAACAACACTTATACTTGGGCGGGCCTTGAACGAAGAGGTCTTAATAAGAAGTTCAAAAAGGTCTGGGAACAGAAGGTGGTCAAACGCACTTGAGCAAGTCAAACACCTTGTGAAGAATGTTGAACAGCTCAATTTTGTTCTGAATTTGGGAGGGGTCAACAATTTCCATCTCAATTTGATAGACCGTGTCCTCATCCGAGTCCTTGTCATCCGGGTTGCCCTTGACGATTGAGAGGTCAATGGTCAAATTCTTCCGTACAAACGACCAACGCTCCTTGGTCTTTTGCTCGGTACTCGTCTCCTCCCCGTCATACTCAAACGGCGTCTCGGTGCTGATACCAAGGCGCACGTCAAGGGGCTGATCGGTGAGTTCCATGTCGTTCACAAGGACACGCGTTTTCACCTGTCCAACCTGCTCGTCGGTATCCTCGTTGACGGTGAGCCTCTTGGAACCCTCAAAGTAATAAACGGTTGAGTTTGTGTGATTCACCGATTCCCAACCATTGTACTTCTCAAGGGCCCTTAGCGCCTTCTCAAAGCCAGCCTTGCCCACGTTGGTGTCAAACTTGTGGCCAGACTTTCGGCCAAACCGAAACTCAATTTCGGTGTTTGGGGTGGACTTGTGTTGATTGATGAGGGTCTCCCAGTTGTCAAACATGGGCTTGCACATGGGGTTGGCACTCGGTGCGATTTCCATTTATAGAATAAATGAGTGTAGTCTCTAAGAGGATGAGAGGTCTTTGGAACCTCGGCAACACGTGTTACTTCAATACTGCAGTTCAGTGCCTTGCCCACGTCCCGCCGCTCACACGACACTTTTTTGAGCACGAGTACCAAGGTCAATGCGATGTCACGCGAGAGTACCAAAAGGTTGTGAAACAGCTGTTTATAAAGGGGAAAACCGACCCTGTAAGCCCAAGTGACCTTATAGGAGCGTTCAGGGTCAGGTTCCCCACCTTTGCAGACGGCCGACAACACGATGCCCAAGAGGTGATTCTGTACCTTATTGACGTGTTTGAAACTTCACTAGGAAAGGAGTTTGTTGAAGACTTGTTCAACGGAACCGAGGCCCAAGAAACTCTGTGGGACAATGGAATGTCAACTATCAAGTCTCCGTTTACTACTCTTTTACTAGATGTGTCTGAACCGTGCAGACTCCAAGACTTGTTAGAAGACCGTACGGAGCCTGTTCCTATTGAAAACTATGTAGACGCACAAGGTAAGAATCATGAATCAGCTATGGTACGTAATCGTATAGAGAAATGGCCAAAGTTTATAAGCTTCTCTTTTTCAATGTACGATTACAAATTTCCGATTGAAATTCCTCTAGAGTTTGAGGGAAGGAAACTGTTTGCGTGTGTCCTGCATCAAGGGCACAAAAACGGGGGGCACTATGCACTGCTTGTGAAAAGGTTTGATAAATGGTACATCAAGGATGACGAGCGCGTCACTGAAGTTCCAAAGGTCCAAAACCTGCGAGGAGAGTTCTACTTGGCGTTCTACAGACCTACAAACTCTTGTAGTTGAATATTCTCGCGAATGTTGACGAGGGTTCTGAAGTAGGTGCGGCGGTTGTTGGCGTGTGTCTTGTCGGTCCTGACCTTTTCAACAAACCAGCCAAGGTCTCCGTATCCACACTCCACTATCGTAGAGTCGGGGTGTTCGGACCTGTTGCGTAAGTGCAGCTCGGCCTCTTTGAAAGGGACTCCCCGGTCTTGAACGAAAAGCTCACAACCATTTTTCAACTCAAAATCAATGGTTATGCGCTCACGAGGCTTCCACTTGAACATGGTCTCGTGAGTGCCCATACGGATAGGCTCGTTGACCGGTGTGAAGACGAGACCGTCCGTTTCATAGTCAAACGAATTTAGATCGGGGATCGGGGTTCCAAGTTCCCACATAGTCTTAACCTTGATCTCAAAGGGTGCTTGGGCCGTCTTGATAATACCCTTGACAACTCCCCTGGCTTTCTCAAGCCTCAAATTTAAAGGAGAATTCAGGAGGCTCTCTCCCTTGACCATCACAGCGTCATAGACCATGAAACCCCACTTTTTGTTCTTAAATTGAACAAGTTCCCCGTCTAACAAAGTGTCCTTGGGTATCCTGATCTTGACTGGCTCGCAGTGAAAGGCGCGATTCACGAGGAACACCCCACCTTCAAAGGACACGAGCAAGTGGCGGACCCCGTCCGTCTTTTCACACACCAGGTACGGTTGGCGTTTGAGGAGAGGGAAGTGTCTCCGTTCTATGGAGACGGGTTGAGGCCCGGGAAATCGCGTCTGGTCTTCGGAGTGCCAGACACGGGAGATGAATTCCCGAACCTCCATTTTGGTTGAAAATTATAAGACTCAAGTCTCTAAGGGGTGAGCTCAACACCTGCAGCCTCTAGAATGTTTCCAAAGCACTCGTGAACAAAGTGACACACGACGATTGCCTCAGACGCGACACCTATTTTTACACCTATATTTGCCAGTGTGGCAAACATAGCCTCGTTACTTTCATAAGGAATCTTGATAGTCTCCTTGCCTCCACGGATCTTTTTGTCAACGGGCTTGGCATCCATGACCCATACGCGCGCCTCAGTCTTTTCGCACTCGTAAAGACCATCTGCAAGTTTCTTGCCCACCTTCGTGTCAAACTCTAGGCCACGTTGACCACTGGGTTCCTTTGAACCTGCACGGGTCTTTTTCTTGAAGTTTTCCCAGTTGATGCCCTCCTTGACTGACGGGAACACAAGCACCTGAACACCCTTGTCAAACGGATCTATAACCTTTGACAGAATTTCATTGTTGAGATTGGTTCCGTAGTCCATCCAAAAGATGCGCTCCCCAGTCTTTATAAGCTTGGGCAGGGTCGTCTTGTCCTCTACGAAATGAACATCAAGGTGCGCGCCGCGCATCATACACAGCATATGTATATTCATTACGGTATGTAGGGTAGTGGCGCTTATAGACTTGTTGCGAGTGACCATACATACGTGAAGGACGGTCATTAAAACTTAAAGTAATTTAAGCCTTAAGCCTTTCCTCAAGTGAGCCTTGGAACCTGATATTTCCGACGTGACCTAAAACGGTCAAACAATCGGCAAAAATTTGACCACCCATTTGCTGCCAACGCCGGCAGAACGCGTAGTCCTCGGAGAGGTAGCGCCGACTCACGGGGTCAATCATACAGTCAAACACTGCCACGTACTCGTCCAGGTCCTTGTTTTGGTGGTCATTGACGCATTTGAGTTCGGGATACTTCTCAAACATCTTTGTGAAAACCTCACGCTTGATAAGCATAAAACCCGTCGGGCCGTCAAGCACCTCGGCGAAGCCGTCCCTAATCTGAGTCTGGGCGTACCGAAAGTTCATGACGAGGGAAGAGGCTACACGGGCGAGGTCGCGGCCCTCCTTCCCTGAGTTGACGTAACCCTCTGCCTGATCCCACATCACACACTTCTTGGGATACGCAGCCACGGCCACGTCATGATTTGACTTGATGAGACGGATAACAGACTCGGGGTCAAAGTGAATGTCAGCGTCAATAAATAGGAAATGGGTGGCAGGAGTTTTCTGATAAAAGCGAGCAACGGCAAGGTTCCTGGCGCGGTGGACAAGGGACTCATTCTCAGTGGTGTCAAGCATCATTTGAATACCATTCGCTGCACACGTGCGCTGGAGACGAAGCATGGACTCTGCATAGGCTTGGAGACAAATACCGCCATAACACGGCGTACTAACGAAAAGAATGACTTGGCTCATTACAACAAAATAGTCTAAAGTCCTTAACTATTCAGTATGGTTTCAATCTTGGCCAAAGTGGGGACCGAAATATCGCAAATCTTGCACAAAGTCTGGCGATCAGGCGCCCCAGGAACCCCCTTGAGGACACTCGCCATCACCGCGCACGCAATAGCCTTGGGTGTCCGTCCCATAAGCTCCACCTTGTCCTCAAGCTCCTTACAGCGCGCAATGACCTTCATCCGCAGCCTTCCGCGGTCAGCCTCGGGAATACCAGTCACCGAGTTGAAAAACCTGCTCACCAGGTCTGCGGGCGTCGTGATGTGTACTGAAGTCTCGGGTACCTGTTCCTGGTACATATCAAACGTCCGCGAAATGTCGCGCGCAGGAATTCCAAATGCATCTGCAATCTCTTGGGTCGTGCGAGCGACGTTGAACTCACGACACGCCTGAAAAATACAGTTGGCTTTGATCCCGTTGCGGACCGCCCCACGAGTCAGGACCGCTTCGTTGAACGCCTTGTACTTGATCTTTGCCGAGTACATTACATTCTCAGGAAGCTTCAAGATGGTCTTGCCGATGTGGTCAAGCTCCGCGTAGGCGTGGAAAAGCGCTCGGTCCCGGTGATTCATGGAAGAGTGGTGGTTTATCCGAGCGAGCTTCTTCTGAGCATACGAAGCCGAGTGAGCCACGGACATGAAAGTGGTCTGACTCCAGGCTGCTGAAAAGTGGTCAGTGGAGCAAGGCGCACCGACACGCGAAGGGTCTGCCTTCTGGCCGTCGGCGTCGCCTCCCGAACGCCACTCGGGCTCGTCAGACACGTATTCGTCGTCTACCCTGCCACACTCCATACACGTCGGAAGGTCAACCTCCAGTCCATCAAAGATCTTTGCTCCTCCGCAAAAACTGCAAAAGTACTCAGTATCTTGATCAGACGAGCAAGAGGTTGATGGGCTTCGCAAAATGTCAAAATCGGACCATGCTCGTGCAATGTCCATATTTCATGGATATTGGTGGGACCGCGCCCACCTGGCCTGAAAAAAACACGTTTTTTTAGTAATGAGCGCTCCAGTCGTTGATCATGTTAAGCGTACAGTTATCCAGGAGATAAAGGCGAATTCCCCTTTCAACATCTTCAACATTATTGCTATTGTTGCCGTACTTGTAATTGGTTATTTCCTGTACAAGAAGTTCACTGAGAAGTTCCAGAAGGGGTCTATTAAGATCCCCGACATTATGCCAACAGCCCCCAGAGTTGTGGAAAAGGCTGCAGCGGTTGTTGAGGCGGTGCCCAGCAAGCCAGAGGCGATTCCAGAGCCAGGTGCTGGCGATTCTTAAGACCAAATAGAGTCCACTACGCTCCATTCTAGACACTTTGACGCGTCCATATACACGTCACGCTTCAGGAGCTTCTTGAGCTCCCTCTCAGGAATGCGCGTCTCGCGAACGTAAATATCCCTAAAACGATCCATAAACTGGGACAGATTAGACATTTGGTCCTTGAAGTCCTCAAACTTGCCCCAAGTTCCGTCCATATTGAGCTGATGAATCAATATGTACGAGTTCTCAGTCATGTGCCGAGTCCTGCCACCTAGGAGAATAAACGTCGCTGCGGAGGCGCACACCCCGTCTGCGATGGTGCGAACCTTGACGCGTTTCAGGGAGTTAATACAGTCCATAGCCGACAGGCCCGCGTGCAAGTCACCGCCGTCGCTCCGAATCCAGATGCGAATTTCAGGCTTTGACTTGATTCCAAGATCAAGATACTTGTGCAGAAGTTCTAGTTCAAGTTTCTTGAGCTTCATATTGAGCTCCAGTACCGTCACTTCACAGACCTCACAGTGAAAGTAGACATCAGAGCCCTGTACCTTGACGTAAGACTCCTCCTCAGCTTCGTGGCAAGGACAACTCGCCATTTCTTGTCTAAAATAGCGTAGGCCCGTTTAACTGAGTTCCTTCTTGAGCGCTGCGAGGTTCCGTGCTTTGATCTTTGAACGCTTACTTTGCTTCACGTCGTATGTGAGGTGGTTAAGCACGTCAAGGTCTTGGGACTTGAGTTGATACTCTTTCAAAATGTCCACGTTACCATGCTCTGCATAGTCGCGTAGCATAAGGATCTCGTCCATTGATAGCCTTTTCCCGGGAACCCTGGTCGCTATTGCCCCGAGGCGCTTTTCCCGAGCACAAGCGCTTTGGTACTTTGTCCATACAGACCCAGGTTTCAGGGGTGGCTTGAGTGTATGACCTATCTCAACAGCAGGGTATATACAGCCCAGTAGGTTATAGTAAGGGTACAGATCCCATTTTCCATTGTAAATTGCATCCTCAAAAATGAGGGACTCACTCATGTACTCTGTAATGGCTTCATAGTTGCACTTTTTTGAACTTGTGTAATTTTCATGTAAAATTGCAGCAACATTTCCAGGCTCGTGTACTGGATGACCTATATAGTCACTTGGTCTCACAGAAGAATTAATTGACACAAGACTTTCTATGAAATCCTTGGCTCCTTGGAACTCGTCCTTTTCGTCAGTCTTGAATGACAGACTCTGTACCACAAACCTCAGATCACCCTTTGACTTTTGTATTATTTCGTCAGTGGCCCCGGGGAAGAGGCGTTTGATAGCCGCACCATCTGGTACAGGGAATTCATAAGTGGCAATTTCAAAATCAAATTTGACAGGTATTTGTGAGATGACAACAAACAGTCCATTTGTCGGAGCACTTGTGATCTCACGGAGGCCTACGAGGTCATGCAGACACTCATACTCGTCAATGATCACTGGTATATTGGTCCCCCTAATTTTGTCTAAAAATTGGAGAGTCTCTTGCTTGCTCCGCAAAATGTCAGCGGTAATCTCAATACAAGGATCAAGAGCTTGGTGAACGGCCCAAGTCTTGCCTATACCCGACTTGCCGATGACACACACGGCCTGGCCTAGTTTCGTGAATTCAGGCCCATCTTTTTGTTGGGGTTTCTTAAAGTATCTATCCATGGAGGATGAAACTGAAGACTCTTTAAGCAAGCAGGTCCTGAATATGGTTCTAGAAAACAACGCACTAAGGGACACTGCGTTCCCTTTTATAACCGGCTACCTTATTTTCAACGTGCTCATACTAGCCTTACTCATTTATATTTCTGTGCGAATTTCTCTTCGTTAAAAGTATGGCAGTGACGTTACGCAAGTCGGACAATCGCGTACACAAGTTCATGGCCATCTTTCCAGACGGTTCCAAAGTGCGGTTTGGTCTCAAGGGTTTTTCAGATTACACTATACACAAGGACTTCAAGCGCATGAAGCGCTACGTGGCGCGGCACGCGGGGTCGGCGAGTGGTCTTCGCTCCCGCAGGGAAAACTGGACGCGGTCAGGAGCCAAGACGGCTGGCTTTTGGTCGCGTTGGTTACTATGGTCTAAACCTAACTTTCAAGCGGCGCTTCGGCAGACGGAGAAAGTTTTGGGAAAAAAAATAGTCTATATAAAATAATATGGAGTATCCGTTCGCGCTGTCCCTTATTTTTCTATGCTTGGCGGTGACCCTGCTTGCTCAGGCGGCTATTACCATCTTCACGTACAACAAGGAAAAGAAGGCCCGTGATCTCAACTTCTGGTGGTCTTGCTTGATACTCGTGGTTTCTATCATCGGAACTATTGCAGCAATGGTTGGTGTGTTTATGAACCGCGGTAGTGCAATGAGCGCTGTTTCTTCGGATGGCGGTGCGGTAACCGGTGTGCCAGCCTCTACGGTTTTAGGCACCCAGCTCGCAGCAGCCAAGAACCTTGAGCACGCTCAGATGGAGGCCGCCAAGGTGTTTGGCGCCAAGTAAATCAAGTCTTGGTGAGCTCCACAGTCTTGGTCTGCCCTGAAGCGCAAGCGCTCAGAGCCTGACTGAGGTGACGGAACGCATCAGGCGTGCGAGTCGCGTCGTAGTTCATGGTGCCACCGGGCGCGATACCGATGGAACCAGCCTCAGCAAAGGCGTCCTGGTTGGCGCCCAGATAGACGAAGTTCCAACCGTCCTTCTGACGCTCGGTGATGAGGTCAGTGAGGTGCGCCTTGGTATACGTATGGCTAGCATTCTCCTGCCCGTCAGTCAGGATAATGATGGTCGGAATAGTTTGAGTCTTGCACTCCTTGATGGCACGCCCAATGGCATCAAGAAGTGCCGTTGAGCCACGCGGCTGGAAACTCGCGCGCGTGAGGGGCTCCACCTCCCCGATGGGCTTGTTCGCGTAGGTCACCAGGTACTCGTGGTCAAACTGGACGAGGGTAAGGGTGCCACCGAACTCCTTCTGCGAGTCCACAAAGGCGTTGAACCCGCCAATAGTGTCATCGCGGCAGGACTCCATAGAGCCGGAGCGATCGAGGATGAAAATGCGGTCCATGTCTTGCTGTTTGAGCGTGTTGTACCTTTATGTAAGCATGGCGTGGCGCGCGCGACACACGTTTTTTTAGTTCAAGAAACTATTAAAAATAAAATCTTCAGGACAAGTACCACTTGATGGTCGGCTCTGGACGGGTTCCCCCGTCCTCGGACTCCACGAAAGAACAAGATTCTTTCTATGTCCTAAACCTCTCAGTACTAAAGCATGTGTACGAAGAGTGGACCGAGGCTCTACCCCATGTGAAACCGTATTATGCGGTGAAATGCAACCCGACGCCGGAAATAGTGAGCGCCCTAGCCAAGATGGGCTCTAACTTTGACTGCGCTAGTCGGGCGGAGATTGAACAAGTTCTTTCTCTGGGGGTTGAGCCAGAGCGAATTCTTTATGCAAATCCATGCAAACGTGTTGAGGAGATCCGCTTTGCAAAAGAAAATGGAATAATGCGGACCACGTTTGACAGCGTGTGCGAGCTCAAAAAGATTGCGCGCGGGGAATGGACCCCCCAACTCCTTTTGAGAATTCGGGCCGATGATCCGTCGGCCCGGTGTAACCTAGGCGTCAAATATGGCGCAGAGGAACACGAGTGGGACTTACTTCTGTTTACTGCCCGGACATTCGGCTTTGACGTGACTGGAATATCCTTTCATGTTGGGTCGTTTGCTTCCAGTCCACACGTCTTTGAGGAAGCCTTGGGAAAGGCTGAAAAGGCGCTAGATTTGGCACGTGAGCACGGGTACGACCCCCGCATCATAGACATAGGTGGTGGATTTTCCGCCACCCATGGATTGCCAAAGACTATCAGTGCGCCTAAAGGCACTCATTTGATCGCCGAACCCGGCAGGTTTTTCGTAGAGCGTGTGATGGAGCTGCACACCCCTGTAATCGGGACAAAAGGTTCGGGCCTCACGATCAGTGAGAGTCTTTATGGTGCTTTTAATTGCATCCTATTTGATCACGCTGCACCCCAAGTCAAGGAGGTCCGTGACGAATTTGGAAACAAAATTGAGGGACAATTAATCAAAAGAACAATTTTCGGTTCCACATGTGATGGTGGCGACACAATTTACAAGGAATATGAACTGCCAGATGGGACCGATCTAGGTGCTTGGCTCGTATGGGAGAATATGGGGGCTTATACGTGTGCAGCCACAACCAGGTTCAATGGAATACCTTTCAATGATAGACCAATTCACGTTATATCCCAATGAGTTTTGTGGCGTGTCCTCCGACTATTGTCACTACATTGGTCATTACAGAGTCGGCAGCCCATCGGAGACCCCGGCACGTTGGTGAATTCCATGCAAAAATTGAAGTCCAAAAACCAGCGCACTGTGTGAAGTAGGCGTACTCAGCCGCCCACCTCACAACGTGAGAGCCCAACACGATTGCAAGAGCCTTGGCGTAGATATTCATTTAGTTAAGGAGCAAGCGGTCCCTTTAAACAATGGAAACCGCTGATATCAAAGGTCTCGTTATTTTCACGGGTCTCGTCACTATGTACGCTTTTGCACTGTCGGGGTGCCTTGAGCGCCGGCTCAAGAAGATTGACCGACTCATTGAAGAGTCCAAGTACGTCAGTTAAGGCGCGCGCGTGCTTGAACAGTAATGGCGCCAGTTTACCATCTGCACACTATTGGCTGGAAGGGTGACGACATCTTCATCGGCAGTTTCTCTACCCTTGAGAAAGCTCAGAACCGAGCTAAGCTTATGTGCCTACACCGTGAGACGTGGGTAGAGCTGGACGAGATTGATGACCCGGTTGACGAGCAGAACATTGTATGGAAGACAGAGGAGACGAGCTACTGATTATCAAGAATCTTCTTAATATTAGGCCACATCTTGATGGTTTGTCCAGCATACTCCGCACGGAGCATGGCAATGGCAGCCTCACGCATATCCTTGTCTTCATGTTCACACATTGCGTCCAAATAGCCTAGGAGCTCATCCCCCAAGAGTTGGTCGGCCTGCGCCTTCAGACGCTCTGCGGCGGGAGGGATGGACTTGCGGACCTCCATACACTGCTGGTAAAGGGCGTCACTCTCCTTTTCCGTATCAGGTGAATAGACGACGGCAAGAGACGCACCAATCTCCTTGGCTTCTGGCTCCACTCCGTCTTCCTTGGGGTCCTCGGTCGTACAAAACTCACACTGTTTCTGCGCGTCAGGCATCTTACGAGTGCCCTTGGGTAGAAGGTCGTTCGCGCAAATCATGCGCTCACGGAGAAGCTCCATGGGTGTCTTGAGTGCGGGCTTTACTGGTACACTCTCGGGAACCGCCTCAGGCTCCTCCGGCTCTTCACTCTCAACAGAAATAAGATCTGGAATATCATCGGGTAAGTATCCAAGCTGGGTGAGAACCTCGCGGGCAAGCTGCTCAGACTCAATTTTGATCGTAATGGTCGCCATTAGTTAAAAAAAGAGAACACCTTTTAAGTAATGTTTTCCACTAAGAATGCGCAGGAACTCAAGGCCTCATCGTACGAATGTGTATTTCACAAACCAACACCCATGTCAGGTCGCGTAGCAGCTGCAATTGTCTATATGGTCATTCGCGCGGGAGAGATTATTGACTGGTGGTTCCCTGTTAAGGTTGTGGAACCCGTAAAAACTAACTAAAATGATATACGTCATCCGTGATCTTAAGGACGGCGTCAACTTGGTCTATGTGGAGACGCGCGAAGAGGCTGTCCGCATCTGTGGAGAGCTGCCGGGCGTGTTCACATGGGAACCCCTTCAGTTATTTAGAGGCGTGTCGCGTTTGTAAATTAATGCTTTGCGGACATTGTCTTCAACCTGTGAATGACGTGATTGAACATGAGCTGTGCAAGGAGGCGGTCTGGTTCGCGATTTCAAAGCAGTTCACAGAGGCGCGCGAGGCGTTTAAAAAGCAGTACGACTTTGAGCCCAAGGGTTGTACAGTAGAACTACGCGAACCACTGGAGCGTTCAGCCTCCCGGTAAAGGAGAAAAACGTTACTAAATTAAGATGAATTTGATAGAGCGTGTAGCGCGTTTTGCGGATATTGACACTCGGTTGGCACTTGGGATTCCCCCTGGTAGGCTTCCCAAGACTGACTTTAACCCCCTCCGTATGATGCCCACAACCTTCCGATACTTCCCGGCCCTCAAAAAGATAATTTACATCAACTTTGACGAGTCATACGACGTGTACTGCTGGGAGGTTTTTGAGGACATAGAGCCCTTAGGTGACGTGTGGATCCAGGGCCCGAACGGGCGGAACAGAGGCGTCTGGCGTGGCCTTGACGACTTTATGTATTTTGATAAACCTGGATCGACTTTTGAGTTTTACTTTGCGGGACGGCCTGAAATCGTGTCTTGAGGGGCCTAAGGGTTTCCCAAAAGTCACCAAGGCCACCTAAACATGGCCCCCCTCAAGTTTGCGACCCTTCCCGTGAAGTACGCGCCCAAGCGCAAGATGATAGGCTTTGCCATGCCTCAGTGGAAGACCAAGCTCGGTGAGTTTGACCACCCCGACGTTGTCGGGTGGGTCAACGGCACCTATCAGTCAAAGGTCTACAAGACCCCTAAAGAGTTTAACGACGCATATGACCAGGCCACGTCTATGGGAGCACTACCCAGTGACGTGGTCTGTTGGCGCAACAAGCCTATGGTCCTGAACAAGGAGGACGTTGACAATTTTGAAGAGGAATTCAACGAGGGGGCGTTTGACGAGGTGAAGACCGCCGTACAGAAGACCCTACTGAAGATGCGCGCCGCTTTGGAGACGGACGAGAAGGTGATCGTCGTGTACTAGAAACTGAACGCGTCTTTCGCAAAGGGGACTTTGGTTGATTGTTGACTCTCAGTTTGTTTATCAACTTACTTATGTTAAATCGTAGTCTTTCTAAATTACCTGGAAAGTTCCAGGAACCTGGTATCCTAGTCCCAACTGGAAAATATTTGGCCAGTCCAAAATCAATTACCCACATACCAGTAATCTCCCCTTTAGAATTTACTGAAACCATTATATTTTCACCATGAATGTTTGAATGGAGCACCCCCTTTCTATGAAGTTGCTGCGCTAACCAGTGGATATAATGTGTAACGTATTTAAAGACCTTTGTTTCATAAGGGCGCATGTTGGGGTAAAATCTCTTATAATATTCGTTAAGAGTCATTGAACCAACACGACCCATTACAAAGGCATTAAGCACTTTCTTATTATTTGGAAAGTTCAACTTACGCAACATAGCAATGTTATCGTTTTTAATATTTATCCTGTTGATGTTACCGTTTTTAACGGATGGCGCGACGCCCGTCCCTTTCAACTTCTTTAGGATATTGAATTCATGGAAAGCATTGGCTTTTTTGGTAAGTGGCTGAATCTTCATGACGCGCCCGTTATTGGTTTTGAATGCCTTTCCATATCTACCACCTCCCAGGTATTCAACTGGTACTGGCCAGTTTTTCTTTCGTTGGCGAATAATGTTTGAAAAATACTTGGCCGCCTCTTCCATATCATTCAACTATAAAAAATATCGCATATTGCTCCCGATGCCTATGGGCCTGAAGCCCATTCTGTTATAAAATCCACGAGCTTCTGGAACCGACTCGAGCGTGATCGTCTTTAGTCCCCTGTTGCGCGCGTTGTTTATTATGCGCTCCATAAGTAGCCTCCCTATCCCCCGTCCTTTATTTGTACCTATCAAGCGGATGCGCATGTCACCCCTCTGGTTGCGGTGGTTTTTGTTGACCAGTGCGAACCCGACCAACTGACCACTAGTGTTTGTAACCGTATAATGTCTGTTACTGAACTTGTAAGCATTTCTGAACCAGTTACGGTTGATAGTTTCACGCACAAGTCTACGGGCGTTCTTCCGCAGACTTTTGTTGAGTAGTTTATTAGGGCCTAAAATGGCCAAATTGTTCATTAATTTAAGTACAGAATTTAACGCCCACGAGCCCACGCCTTCTCAAGCTCCACAAGTTCCTGGAGCTCTTTCTTGATCCGGTCGGGATGTGTGATTTCAGCATACTCCTCCTCAAGTTTCGTGAGGGGTGCGCGGAGTTCAGCGTGCTCTTGACGCTTTCGGGCCAACTGCGACTCAAGAGCCTTGATCTCGTTTTCAAGCTTCACGATTGGTGCGTGATTGAACGCCGCAATCTCCTTGTTCTTGGCCTTTCGTGCCTCCTTGTCCACCACACATTCCTTGATCTCCTTGCGTTTCTGCGCCATCCATTCCCCGTGAATCTTCCACTGCTCCTCATAGCTCAGACTGGTCCAGCTGCCCTTGGCACTTGCGAACGCCTCCCATGCCTGTGCCCGAGCCGAGTCTACACCCTGCTCGTCCCGGGCCCAATCAATCTCACTGCGGTAATCCTCAACGCCTTCATAGATCATATCATAACTACACGGCGGACAGCCTTCGTAATCTTCGGGACCCGTCTCAAAGTCGGCGTCGTGGCAGTAGACGAATCCGTTTTCGTCTTGGTCAATAGAGATTCCCCACCCCATTTACCTTACATGGCGCATGTATCCTTAAGTTTACTAAACTCTTTTGAAAGTTCAATGTGCCATGGGTACAGTATGAAAGTGGCGAAAATAGCCGAATAAAAACTCACGGCCAAGCCTACAACGGGCACCCACCGTAGGAACTCGTGGCGCTTGTGTCGTGTGGCCAAGAGCTCCTGAGACTCTATGTCCATTTATTTTAAAACTTATTTAATTGCGGCCGTATGTCCAGTGGCCGTAGGACCAACGGTATAGTTCCTGAAGTTTATTTGCGTTGGCCTGGCTACGTGGGTGTTCGGCACGGTTGTGCGCCGCCTCTGCGTTACGGTACAGGTTGGAGATGTTTTCCTTGGCCTCGGCGTTGTGCATATTGGACACTCCCGCCTTTTTCGCGTTGCGGATAGCCTTGGCCTTCGCGTGGTAGTAGCTAACAGTCTTGGCGTTGGAGCTCATGGTAATATTTGTGAAGAAAAATATTTGACTTTAGTAAATGAAGACTGTAATCATTATCGTTGCGCTCCTTATAATCCTGTACCTGGTGACGCGGATGAACGCAAACCCTTCCAAGGGATGCCCAACCGGGTACGTTCCCTCACCAGTGAACAGCACATGGGCTGGATGGAGCTACAACTGCCTTCCGGAGGGTATTGAGTCATCTCTCGTCGGCATCCCTTCCGATACCTACGTGCGGCCTATTACCACAATTTACGCGCCAGTTATCAGTGACACGGGCCGCGCCCAGAGCCTTATGATGGGCACTCCAGCCCGACTTGAGGAGTTCCCCTCTCAGCGCGTCCAGGGTCTTTTTCCTCGTATAAAGTAAATGAAGACCCTGTATATCCTTTTAGCCGCCCTGATTGTCCTGCTCCTTCTGAACCGCGGCTCGTCGGGATACGCACCTCCAAAATACATAGATGAGGGTTTCATTGCTCTTTGCCCACCAGGACAGATGCCCGCGTCATACACCGCCGCGGGTGGCGATTGCGTCCCATATTATTTTTAAATTGTAATGAATTAGTATGACGCCTCGTAGGCCGCGTCACATCCGGATCCGCCAACACGGATCCGCGTGGCCCGAACGCTACTTCTCAGGTCTGAGTCAGTCTATGAAACTCAGACGCGAGATGGAACTCTTAAGACGGCGTAGAACGCCGTACAGTAAACTGGGACTAAGCAAGTCCAATAAGTTTGCGAAAAAACGCAAGTCCAAGTGGACGCAACAGTTTCACAAGGTTTATCCCGGTCTAAAATTCAACAAAGAGGCTATCGCGCGTCGTACGGGCATAAGCCGTTCTACCCTTAACACCGTTTACAACAGGGGCCTCAAGGCTTGGAAGACGGGTGGGAGCCGTCCGGGAGCCACCGCGCCCCAGTGGGCCGTGGCTCGTGTCTACAAATACGTGCTCGTCACGAAGGGAAAGGCGCCTAGGGCATGGTACGCGACACGCTACGACCCCGACGCGGACTTGCGGCGACGCTCCTCCGCTTGAGGCTCAGGGACTTGGCCTTTGGGGCGCCGCGACTCGGACTCTTGTACTGCTTCATCTCGTTTAGAACCTGCTTGCGGATATTGGCGATACGGCGCTCCCAAGCCGGTGACAGGCGTTTGCCATAGTGAACCTCCGACATATTAACGTTAGCCCTAGATCCTCCACGGAGAGAAACAGGTCGTACATTATGAGGAGGGAACAATGATGCTGTATTAAACTTTCCGTAGGACACGAGACCCGCCATGGTTTGACGCTCAGTCTTTCCGGGCGGCAACTGATGGGCGCGACCGAAATCTATCGCCCACATACCGGAGATGCGACCTGTTGGTGTCACGGTAACTATGATGTTGTTCCCATGTAAATCACCGTGTGAGATGCCTCTGAGTGCCATCTGCTCAATTAGGTACTCAACTCGGCGTTGAACGTTTGCTTTATTGTAAGCATACGTAGTAAGATACTTGTACAGTGTCATTGCTCCAGAGTTTCCAGCACGGCCCATAATAAACGCTGTAAGGCGATTTGAGTTATTTGCTGTTGGAAACATTGCTTTTCTCACCTTTTCCGACGTGCCACCGCCAAGCGTCTTCACAAATCCATTACCCTTCTGAAATCTAGGAACTATATAAGTTCCCTGAAGTTTCTGAAGAGCTTTGAACTCCTGAGGCGCGTTGTCATAAATAAACTTCATAAGACGGCCATCGTTGGTTACATAAACGCGACCGTTTGCACCACCACCCAAGAACTTGACTGGTACGGGCCATTTTGGATTAAACACCGCTGCGAGTTTCTTGGCCAACGCCAAGTTTGACATTTATATTAATGTATAAAATATTAAGCGTCCTCACGTCTACCGGTGAAATAGTCGTCCAGAAACTTTTCAAACCTACGGCCCTTGGGCGTTAACTGCACAAGGCCTTCGTCTGTGTATCCTATGTCTTCAAACGGGTCAAAGTTATTTTTAGTGAGAATGTCCCAACGTTCCTTGTAGCGTCGGTCAGCGAAGGCACCGTGCCAATAGTGCACTATAGTGCCGTTGACCCACGACACCTTGAAAAACTTGACGCGAGCCTCATACGTTTTCAAAAGGGCTTTGTAATTTTCATGAATATTTCCAGGACCCGAGTGATCACACAGCCCTGCAAGCGCCATAGCCATGTGCCGATCTCCAGACCCTAGAATGGCCCAATCCACAAGGCCGTTCATAGTGTAAAACGCCTTTCTAGTGCAGGCCCACGCGTATCCAGTGTGCCAAAACCCGTACTTGTCTGTAGGAGACCACTTTGTACCGCTCCCAATAAACATGTATGCAAAGCTCTTGTCTATTTTTAGCGTCTCACCTTTTGGACCAAGATTTATAGCCGTCTGCCAGAGTTGAACCACGTCAGCAGTTTGAAGCTCGTCAATCGTGTCCTGAACCCAATTTTCATTCAAAAATTGGATGTCAGCATCTATCCACGCCATGTACTTCCAGTCTCTTGGAAGGGCTTTGACTCCCAGATTGATCAGGTTTTCCTTGAGCCACACCTTGCTGTCAGACCTGTAACTGATGTGCCTGAACACCGGTAGACGCCCCAGGGGTTCAGGGCCCTCTGCCTCCACCACGACGAGCTTGAGGTGGCGGTACCTGTGCACAAACTCTATAAACAGCTCTCTGCGTTTCTTGAATCCACAGAAGTTGAAGTATGGTAAAATGATGTAGAGCTGGTCACGGCGGACACAGTTCATCTATTAGTCTTAGAGAATAAAACCTTTAGTACTATTAAATGCTGACTGTACGCTGCTGTGCATCCAAGCCAGAGACTGCTAAGCCAGGCGGTATCAAGCTGCCTAAGCGTCTTGCGCGCGCTCGTCGCGTCGCCGAGTCCAAGCGCATGGACACCTTCCGTGAGATCCATGAGTCGCTGAAGAAGACGGCCAAGGATGAGGTGGCGTTTGTGAAGGACTTTTTCTCCAAGACGGGTTCCATGTGGGATGACGAGACGGCCGCTGCTGCTGCGGATGAGGATGCTGCCGAAAATGAGGAGTAAATATATGGCAAAGTTTCACCACGTGGTGTGTGCTTGTGTAATAAGAGGGATTGTTGCAGTTCTGAAGTTCGCTAATAAGTATATAAAATAGTGTGTACTAATTTAAAGTATGTGGTCACCACGAATCGTCAGACCGTTGGAAATTGGGGTTGGTTTGAAGTTGGTGGCACCTGCAGAGAGGGGCAAGTGGCTCAGAAGGGCACTTGACGGCGCGGGACCCACATACATTAAAGTAGGTCAGTTCATTTCAAATAGACCGGACATTTTTGGAAAGGAATTTTCAAAAGAATTGGCTCCACTCCGGGACAACGTAACCCCAGTTGACTTTTCTGAATTTCAAAACAAAATTCCAGGTGGAGTAACTGATGTGGATCCAAAACCTATAGCTTCAGCTAGTATTGCTCAGGTCCATAGGGCCAAACTCAAGGACAAGAATATTGTTTTAAAATTCAAGAGGCCTAGAATCGAGGCTCAGATTAAGGAAGACCTGGACCTGATTCGCAACGGCACGAGTCTTCTCAGCCTGATCCCCAATTTTGGGATGGAATTTGTGAATCCATGGCTCAAGGAATTTGAGCAGGGTCTATTAGCTGAACTTGATTTTAGAAAGGAAATTAGGAACATTGCTTTTTTTCGGGATGTCTACCGAGACCGTGATGACGTGGTCATCCCCCGACCGTACTCAAAGCTCAGTAGCGACGATGTTATTGTTATGGACTATACACCCTCTCGGCCGGTCACTAAGCCTTTCAAAGCGGACCGGCTCATCAACATGTTTCTAGAGCAGTTGCTTTACGAGGGCGTCATCCACGGCGATCTGCATATGGGGAACCTAGGGCTTGATATGAAAACGGATGGAATTGTACTCTATGATTTTGGGAACATAATTCGTGTCACAGCGGAGTATAAGACGGCCATACGGGACTTTGTGTACGGTGTCCAGACTGAAAACATAGACGTGGTCATAGATAATATGATACGCATGGGGATGAAGGTCCGTGACCGTGAGGTGACTAAGATATTTGTGAAGCAGTACTTTGCGTATCTAAACACCCTAGACCTACGGTCTTTCACTGTAAACTCACCGGAAATTCGTGAGAAGGCTTCAAAAGTTCCGGTGGAGCTTGATCCCACAACTCTTACAATTTTAAGGACATATTCGCTTCTAGAGGGTCTGGCAAAGGAGCTGGACCCCAAGTTTTCGTATCAACAGATTATTACAAAGAATATTGAAATGCTATTTTTGGACCTAGAGTATATATTGTACCGGATTGACAAGGACTCGCGTCAAATGTCGTGATTATCCTGGATCCACTGGTCAACAGAGTTGACGTACAGGCACAGGTCCCAAATTGAGCTCACTTGCGGGCACCACATGTTGTGGTCTTTCTTGTCCTCACTGAAATGCAGTGGGTTCCAGTTGGGAAGCCAACGCGCCGCCCCAAGGTTCTTCAGCGAGTCGTCAACGTACAGGTGTGTGTGGTGCTTTGGAAAGTTACAAAACGCCAGCGCTTCTGGTTTGAGCGGGCCATCCAGCACATTGGAGGCCGAGCACGAGACAAACACGTCATCACCTATGGCGCGAGCGATTGGTCCCGCCCACTCCATAGGCGAGTTTGTAAACAGTGTAACCTTCCAGTCGCTTTTCGTAAGATCGTGAATATCCTTAGCCTCTTGCTGAAACTCGGTGCCATAGATGACTTCACCGAGGTGCTCCAAGAGGCGCTTAGTGTATACTTTTGAGTTGAAGTCACTCACGTCAACTCCAAACGTCTTGTGAAGACCACGACCGGTGTGACCGTATGCAAGGTACAACAGGCGGTTGGTTTCACGGGGCGTCTTGCACTCTGGCATCTTTGACTGGACATAAGCACAGCAGTTTTCCTTCACGTGCTCAAGAAGGAGTTTGTCCCGAATCAGGACCCCGTCAATATCAAGAAGTAGTGACTTGTGTGCCATTATATTATATAAAGGTTGCTGTCTTTTATATGATAGAATGGCGCTCAATGTTATCAAGGTTAATCCTCTTGCAACTCTGCCAACCCGTGCCACGTCCGGTTCGGCTGGTTACGACCTATTCAGCACTGATAGCTACGTCATCATGCCTGGCCGTCGGGTCGTTGTCTCAACCGGTATCACAGTTCAGCTCCCGCCAGGAACTTATGGACGTATTGCACCTCGCTCTGGACTCGCCGTGAAGCACGGTCTGGACACTCTCGCAGGTGTGATTGATCCAGACTATACCGGTGAGGTCAAGGTGGTTCTGCAGAACCTGGACGCGGTCCAGCCGTTTGTGATTCGCCCAGGGTACCGCATCGCACAGCTCATCCTAGAGAACTACACCATTGCCGACGTCTATGAGATCCCTACCGAGCATACCAACCTCGTGACCGAGCGCGGCGCCGGTGGTTTTGGCTCAACGGGTCAGTAATACTTAGAAAACTAAACCCCTAAAACATTAGGATGGTCTCCTTCCAAGCAGTTGCTTGGGAGGGCCAAGACCAGGACGACCAATTTGTCATTCGCATTTTTGGTCGGGCTGAAGACGGACGTTCCGTATGTTTAGGAACGCCTTTTAACCCATTTTTCTATGTAAAACCTAAAAAGCTTACAAAAGAGCTCTTGGACTTTGTGAGGACCAAGTGCTGGAAAGCAGAGGTGAAGCGCGCGAAGGACTTGTGGGGCTTTCAGAATGGCGAGCTCTCCGACTTTATTCAGGTGACTTTCAAAAGTCATCGGTCGCTTCGTGGTCTCGCGTGGTCTATTGACAACGCCAAGTGGCCAGAGCTTGCGGGATGCCGCGTCTACGAGTCAAACATTGACCCTGTCCTGCGGTTTATGCACGTTTCAGGGTGCTCGTCCACGGGGTGGATAGATCCAGGGGTGTGTGAGCCCGACACCGAGACGACGTGTGACGTGAACCTCTGGGCACCTAATTGGCGTTTCATCACGCGTCTTGACCGCGATGATATCGCGCCTCTGCGAGTCATGTCCTTTGATATTGAGTGTTACTCAAGCACGGGTGCGTTTCCAGACCCTCGTAACCCACACGACGTAGTGTTTCAGATCGGTATGACCACAAAGGCGTTCGGCAAAGAGGGTTGGGTTGACCGCAAGTGTCTGTGCCTCAAGGAAACTACGGGTGATGACGTGGAGTCTTTCAAAACTGAAAAGGACCTTCTTGAGGCTTTTCAGAAATATCTCATCAAAATTGATCCAGACATTTTGACGGGATGGAACATTTTCGGCTTTGACCTTGAGTTTTTGCACTTTAGGGCGGTGCTTAACGGCGCGAGTACGATATGGGGGCGCGTGAAGGACTCTCCGATTGAAAAAGTGACTGAAAAGAATCTGAGTTCAAGCGCTCTTGGCAACAACCTGTTGAAGATGACGCCTATGAAGGGCCGGTATGTGTTTGACCTCTTTCAGGACGTAAAGCGCGAGCACAAGCTAGAGAGCTACTCACTGAACAACGTCTCAAAGCACTTTCTGAAGGACCAGAAAAACGATATGCCCGTGAAAGAGATTTTCAGCCGTTACGCGGAAGGCGACCCTGTACGGCTCGGTGAGGTGGCGGCTTACTGTATCAAGGATACGGAGTTACCGCACGCGATTATGGCTAAGACGTGTCAGATTCAAAACGTTATTGAGATGGCGAAAGCGTGTTGGGTCCCTCTTGCGTTTCTGAGCGAGCGTGGTCAGCAGATCAAGGTGTTTTCTCAGATGGCGAAAAAGGCGCGTGAGCTCAATTTCATCATCCCAACGTTTCAGCGCGGTCCTATGGGTGCGGGGCCCGATGAGGGGTATCAGGGTGCGACGGTGCTTGACGCGCAGACGGGGGCTTACTACGGGCCTATCACCGCTCTTGACTTTGCGAGCCTGTACCCGAGTATCATGTGCGCTCACAACTTGTGTTACTCTACACTCGTTATGAATCCCAAGTACGACAACATCCCGGGTGTTACATACGAGCAGTTTGGTCCCCACCGGTTTGCGCAGACCGGCCCAGATGGCACAACCGTCTGTTCCCTCCTCCCAGTAATTTTGACTGACCTGAAAGCGTACCGCAAAAAGGCCAAGAAGCTCATGGCGGCGGCTGAAGGCACTCCTATGGAAGCGGTTTACAACGGTCAGCAGCTGGCTTACAAAGTCAGTATGAACAGTATTTACGGATTTACAGGAGCGTCAAAGGGTATGCTTCCGTGTGTAGCTATCGCAAGTACTGTGACTATGCGCGGTCGTGAGATGATTGAAGAGACGAAAAATTACGTAGAGGCCAACTTCCCGGGTGCCAAGGTCCGATACGGTGACACCGACTCGGTGATGGTGGAGTTTGACGTGCAGGGGCGCAAAGGACAAGAGGCAATTGACTACTCGTGGCAGCTTGGTGAAGAGGCTGCAGAACAGTGCACTAAGCTCTTCAAGGCGCCGAACGATCTTGAGCTTGAGAAGGTTTATTGCCCGTACTTTTTGTACAGCAAAAAGCGCTACGCGGCCAAGATGTACGAAGGAGCGTCTAACAAAGATGGAACGCCTATTCTGAAAGAGGACGGCACTCGGCTCGTCAAGTTCAAAAAGATTGACGTCAAGGGTCTACAGGTTGTAAGGCGTGACAGCTGTCCTTTTGTGCGCGAGACTCTCAAAAAGCTGCTTGAGATGGTGCTAAGCTCAAGCGACCCCACACCGGTCATAGAGGAGGCGCGTGAAGCCGCAAGAAGCCTCATTCAAGGAAAGGTGCCCATGGAAAAGCTGCTGATGAGCAAGCAGCTTGCAGCGGAGTACAAGGTGCCTATGGCACACGTAGCCGTGCGTGACAAGATCAAGGAGCGTGCTCCAGGGTCGGAGCCTCAGCAAGGAGACCGCGTGTCTTTTGTCATCGTGAAGGGTGACGGCCGGATGTTTGAAAAGGCTGAGGACCCTGCGTGGGTCAAGGAAAAGAGCGTGCCTATTGACTATCAGTACTATTTCAACAATCAGTTCAAAAAGCCCATACAGGACCTTTTGGAGCCTCTCGTGAGTGCCGACGTTATTTTTGACAAAAAGTTTATGGCCAAGACTGAGAGCACGGAAGAGCTCAAGGCGCGCAAGGCTTTCTTGGCCCGCTTTGCAGGAGGCATAAAAGCTGTAAGCGTAGATTAGGTATGGCTGCTTTACAGCAGCAGATTCTAGACCTCATAGAAGAGGAGGTGACACGCCGTGTAAATCTCAGGTCAAGAGATATTCTAGAGGTTGTTTCACGTCTTTACGATATCCCAGTTGAACGCCTCATCAAAGACACCGCTAATCTTGAAGGTAATTTTTGTAAAGGAATTCTGAAGAGTAAGCAGCGTTGTCTCAAGAAGCCCAAGGAAAATGGCTACTGTGGGTTTCACCAGTGTCAAGCTCCCAACGCAAAGCCGGTAGTTCAAACAGTTGAAAAAGCTCCTTGGGAGTGAACAAACTTGTTTTGTGAACTGGGGCTTAGAGATTTCCAAACTAAATAGATTAATGTCCAAGACCGATTTACTTTTGGCGAGTCTGACCAAGTTTTTTGAGGTCCCCGAGAATCGTGAGCAGCTCCACAACATCATCGGCAACGGCAAGGGCCCTTCTCTTCGCAGGCTTGAGTGGTTTGTGACCAACTACGCCAAGAATAACCACGTGACTTTCACGGCGCCTAGTGGAAAGGTGTTTACGGTACACGTGGCTTACAAGTCAAGTCTAGACGGGTACAGTAAAAAGCTCTTTGATCCATTTTGCAGAACAGAGCGTATCGTGTTCCAAGGGCTGACGACGACATGTGCGCAGCTCAACTTTCTACGCTGGGCAATTTCCAACGGAATTATTAATGTTCTCACAAGAATGGAAGGGAAGCAAATCCCCCCTGAAACTGTAGAAGGCCATAACCATAGTAAAATAGATACAAATTGTATCCTGTGAGGATCTGATTAGTATAGGCTTGATTGAAATTTATCTGTATAGATGTCGTCTGTGAATTTAACTTTGAAAAATTAAGATACCCACCCTGATTGTATTCTTTCGGAGTTAACCCAAAAGAATACATGTAGATATTTTTAGACGGAATTGACAGTTTGTGCTCGTACGGTTGTTTGAACGTGTAGTACAGGGACCCCTGGAAGGTACTCAAAATATCAACGTTGTTGAGTGTAATTTTAGCGTTGTTGATAACGTCAACATAGTTGGAGTTGCCGGAAGGGAACTGGAGCTCTATACCTGTCGTGATGTACTGGGTCGTGTAGCCATAACTGTATCTTGAGTTATAATATTTACCACTGGTCACTATTTCGTAATTCTTGTTTCTAAAGAACCACGTGATGAGTTGTACCGGATAGTTGGCTGTTAACTGTAAAATAGGATTCGCGCTGTTAAAGAAAAGTGAGGACTCCTTTCTGACTCTGTTTACTATGTATTTCAGAGGGGTGTGTTGATAGTAAAGTTTTTCTGGATTTTCAAGCAATATTTCTTCTGTGATGATGGATGGCCACGCGGTTGTACCGGGAGGGTACAAGTCTACGGGTGTGTTGGGCGGCAGACTCGCCCACCACGTGTTTGGTTGGAAAGTGAAACGGACGTAAAGGCGCTGGTTCCACATTGCGCATATAGGGAAGTATGGTTTGCGCAAGCGCTCTCTACCGTTGTCGTTATGCGAGTAACGTCTGCAAAAGAAAAACTCCAAAGGAATCGTCACCGTTCCTCCGACTTGCGCGTTTGAGACGTTGATGGCAGTCTGCAACCCGAGTTGCTCATCTGCGTCCAAAAACGTCTGGTCGCGGATAACGTACCAGTCGTCATAAAGTGTTTCAATTATGGTCTCGTTCACTAAGAGGTCAACTTGCTTTATTAAGGCCCTTCCCACATTCGTCGTGTAGGCATTAGAACCTGCAAGTGCTGGTAAATTAACAGACAGATACATATTTGACAACAAGTGCCCCATCTCGGTTGGACGCAGTTCCACTTGGACCACCTGGCCTTGGTAATACGGGCTCGGTGGCGGAAACGGATACACCTTCTGGTACATGACGAAGTTTGAGTATCGCTTGAAGTCGGGGTTCCATTCTGATTTGGACATGTCGTCCGTGAGGAGGTACTTTTCATGAGGGCCCGTTGCTTGTAACGAAAGCACCGAACCGGAGCTAAACCCTTTATTCTTCACCTCCTTGTACTCATTTTCCGGGAACAAACGGTTAGGAGGTTGGGGATCCCGCCAAGCCACATCTGTGTTCAGTTCGCGCTGTGGTGCATATTTTCCTATAGAAATATTAGGGTTCAATTCTACAGGCGTGTCCGGAATTTCTCCCGAAGGTGGTGCGTAGTTTGTGAAGTTTGCGGGCACAAAGGTTTCGGTAAATGAAGGCTCTTGAATCATAGCAGGTACACCATTTACATATATTGGAACGCTGTTATCCGGAGGGTAACTACCGTCTATGGGTTCTAACGTGGCCAATGTTGAGTAATTTCCTTGAATGTCAGATATATTTTCAGAATATGACGTTATTCTCATAGGTACTTTGAACGTAGGTAGACCAGTAATTAACCAGCCTATTGATATCTGTGGCGGGGGAGGTGCTGTAAAGTAAAACGAAACTGTGGCCTGCACAGAAGTATAGTACCCATACACAGGTACTCTGAGTTTTGTACTTTTGTATTTTATCTGAAAAGGTGGATAAAGGATGGCGCCTATGGAGGTCTGAGTCCCTTGGATGTTTTGGTTAGTGTCCGTTTGAATAGTAAACGACCATTTGTAAGAGCCGTAATCGGTGTAACCAGGTGTCATGGTCGCACCTGTGACTTGGATTTGACCCGAAATTCCAAGTATACCAACCGCCGTCCACCCCTCTTCAATTGGTATCAGAGGCTTGTCGGTTGTGGCGTAATAAGTCACTTCTTTAGGGCCAGTAACTTTGTAAAATCCGTTAACGTCTATAGGATAAAGAGCAACGTTCGGACTTGTGGTTAAATTATACACTGATGCTTGATCTTGCGGCTCAAGGCGAAGCGCTTGCATCGCCATCTACAACTCACTCAGATTATTCTTCCATAGCTGTACCACGCTTGTGGCTTTGAGCTGTGCACGCTCCTTCTGCTTGGCGGCGCACAACGTCTCAAGCTTCTGCACCTCCTCTTTGGTGTACTGGTAAGTCTTGATGTCCAGGAGCTTGGACCATATGGTCTCGTCGTACTTTTCCCGTGCGAGCTGTTGCTGGATCTGTACCAAGGGCACGTTGAACACGTGGATACGTGGGGTCACAGCCACATCTCGGATGAAACGAGCCTTTTCCGTCAACCACTCAATTTCAGAATCAAATTGCTTGAGCAGCCACGCCTTGCGCTTCTTGTACACGCCTAGACGGATGTCAATGTAGTCCACTAGAATCTCCTCTGGGGTGGCGTACTTTTTCACGGCGCCGTTCGGCCCTATCAGATACATATTACTCGTGTGAATTGTCTTGGTCAGACCAAGCTCCTTGACGGGGTCTTCCATCGCACCAGCCCCCCAGATGCGGAAGTCAGGCGTGGTCTCCGTTGAGTGATTCTCGTACTTCTGAATAGTGCCCTTTTCCAGCAAGTCGTCCAAGTGCTCCTTGAAGTCCTGGATCCACTTCCCTGGAGGCAGCTCCGTCACGTGCAACTGAGACCCCTCCTTCTCCACAACCCCTTCCAGAAGCCACGTGTGGTCCTTGACCTTTGTAATCTTACCCTTGAACCCCTTGAAGTGAGGAACCATAGGAGCCATCGCCACCTGGTTCAAAGCGCACTGGATATTGTGCTTGACCACCTCCAAGTCGTACGGAGGCACATAGCAGCTGAAGCCCGTGCCGATGCCCTCAGCACCGTTCACGAGGATCATCGGCACAACCGGTGAGTAGAACTCGGGCTCCACCTGCTGGCCATCGTCCATGACATATTTCAAAACAGAATTGTCTGCTTGATTGAAAATGCTCTTGGTCACAGGGTTCAGACGTGTGAATATATAACGGGAGCTGGCCGCGTCCTTGCCTCCCGCAAGACGCGTGCCAAACTGTCCAGAAGGCTCCAAGAGGTTCAGGTTGTTGGCACCCACAAAGTTCTGCGCCAAGTTGACGATAGTGCCCTGAAGGCTCGCCTCTCCGTGGTGGTAAGCCGTCTGCTCGGCCACGTAACCTGCTAGCTGAGCAACCTTCATATCCGAGGTGAGGTTCTTCTTGAGGCACGCGAAGATCACCTTGCGCTGGCTAGGCTTGAGACCGTCCGACACGTGTGGGATGCTGCGCTTGATATCCTCGGCGCTGAAGTTGGCCATGTCGCGGTGGATGAAGTCCGTGACGCTTAGCTTCGCCACCTTGCCGTACGGAACGCCCGCAGGCGGCTCGGCCATATGCTTAGTCAGCCAGCTCTTGCGGTCGTCGGCCAGGGCTTTTGAAAACGCAAGAGTCATAGACTCATTCATATTTGGATCGGAATTGAAGGCCACAGTGAGCTTGTCAATTTCCCTAAAGTATTCCTTGGCCTCTGCACTGGTGGAAGTGCCCAGACCCTTGTAGTACTTGACAGTGCCCGGCAGGCCCCCGGATCGTGCAGCAAGCGCCTCGCGGAACGCCTCTTCCGTGAAGAACCACGTCTTACCAGCCTTGATAACAGGCGTCACCATGCTCACCACAAACCCCAGGTTGATGAGGTTAGGCCAGTACACGTGGAACATATTGAGCACCAGACCCTTGATATGAGACCCGTCCAAGTCGGCGTCGGTCATTATCATCAAACGGCCGTACCGCAATTCTCTCACAGAATTATAGACCTTACCATGCTGGAGCCCAAGGATCTTCTTCAGATTACTGAACTCCTCGTTTTCAGTCACTTGCTTTACAGAAGCATCCCGTACATTGCGAGGCTTACCCCGGAGTGGAAACACGCCGAATGCGTTGCGGCCTACAACGCTCAGGCCTGCGATAGCCAGAGCCTTGGCCGAGTCTCCTTCCGTCACAATAAGAGTGCACTCGTGAGAGCGGTGGGTACCAGCCCAGTTGGCGTCGTCAAGCTTAGGGATCCCAGAAATACGCGACTTCTTGGCTCCGTCCGTCTTTTTGAGTTCCTTTTCAACCTTAGCAAGACCGAGAGCAAGCAGGTCGTCCAGCACACCCGTCGCCAGGACGTCCTTGACGAATTTTGGTTTCAAATCAATGGTATCTGTAATTTTTGAAGTGCATTCCGCCTTGGTCTGACTGCTGAACGTAGGGTTGACCACGACGGCACGCACAAACACGAAGAGGGCCGCCTTGATCTGAGCCGGCTTGACCGTCACGCGCTTGTCGGTCGCGATGGCGTCACACAGAGCCTTGGTGACCTTGTCAACATGCGTGCCGCCCTTGGTGGTGGCGATACCGTTGACCCACGAGCACTGTTGGAACGCTCCACTCGTGGAGTGGGCCACGACAACGTCCAGAGAAGTCCCATCGGACTTCTCGCCGGTGTGCATCTTGGCCAGAGGCGCGCCACCCACGTGCATCCGGGCATACTCCTCAAGGTTAAGCACCTCAAGCTTGCGAGTGTTGAGATAAACCTCTGCCTTGGAACACCACATGGCCGCGTCCCACGCGCGTTTCTCCACGAGCTTGGCAAAGTTGCCGGGACCCCCGAAACGCTTCCAGTCAGGCCAGAACGACACCGAGACAAAAGGAACAAGCTTCTCGTCAGTGATAACAGGAGGCTCCACCTTGCTCATGTTGTCGGTCCATGTCTGCTCATAGACCTTCTTACCGTCACTAATTTTGATGTAAAACTTAGAACTGAAGACGTTGGCCAACTTGGCACCATACCCGTTGCGGCCACCCGTGACGCGTTGCTCTTCGTCATTGTAGTTGGAGCTGGTCAAAAGGTGTCCAAAGATGAGCTCGGGAATCCAAAGAGGCTTGCCGTCCTCCCCACGTTCCTTGTCGTGTTTCTTGATTGGAATTCCGACACCTGCATTATAAACTGTAACATTGTCTGTGCCGACGTTCACCTCAATACACGTCACTTTCTTAGGATGAAGAGAGTGTTGATCAATAGCGTTGACCAGGACCTCGTCAAAGATCTTTACCAGTCCAGGTGAAACAGAAAGCTCAGAAGGCTTGAATCGTGCCCCGTCGCGAACCCAGTAGTTGCCGGTTTCGGGAGGGAGTGACCCGACATAAGTGTCTGGACGTTTGAGGATGTGCTCAACATGTGTGAGCCGTTCATATTGCATTTGTTATACAAAGGTTGTTATCTTTAGACCAAGGGTCCCCCCTGTGGTCTTGACCACACGTTTTTAGGCCTTCTTTATAAGAAAGTAGGCTGCTCCAGCTGCAATAGCCGACCAGAACACGAGGTGGTCTAGTTTGTTCATAGCCTGAATTTGCTCTGGCGGCATCTTGTTAAACTCCTCCTTGTAGCCAGGGGGCTTAAAGGGCAGCCAAATGTACCGGCCGAAAGGCACAAGCGTTGGCTTGAGCTTATCTTGGCAGTCGTACGAGTAGTCGTACCATGCCAGGGCGATGTACGGGAACCAAATGAGGAAGGCGAGTACCCAGAGATTCTTGTGGGGCGCATACCAGTAACCGGCCGCAAGAATCGCTGTAAATATAATACACTTGATGTTGAGTGCAAACGGATGACCTGGGAATATACCACCGGCCATTCTTACTTACGGAGTGCTAAAAAAAATAGAGCAATCAACAAAATTATAAAAATAACAATTTTGAAATCAAATTGGGTGGAAGATGTCCAGTGCTGACGCGCCTCGTCTACTGTCACCACCTTTTTACCTATACGTTTGTTAACCAAGTTGTGTATTTCAACAGACCATTCAAACAGAGTATCCGGGTCTTGAGAGTTTGGTAAAGGCGACTGACTTATGAGGGTTGAAAAGTGTCCTGCACATGATGGACAAGGAATGACCTTTGCAAATTCCTCAACAAATTCAGGAGTTATTGATCCCGTGAGGCAAAGCAAGTGCAGGGTTCCCCAGAGGTTAGGGCCCCATATTTCTGGTTTGATACCCATCTGATATAGTGTTAGAAAAATCTTTACTCGGCACACTCACATGGGTCACACTCGCACGTCTCGCACTCGCACTTCTTGGCGTTCAGCGCCTCCTCTATGAGTGCGGCTGAGCGCGCTACAGGGACGTCTTCCTCAACCTCGTCAACCTTTACCCAGCGCGCCGCAACACCGTCCATGACGTGCAGGAACCCTCCTGCCATCACACCCCTGCCATTCGTGCTGATGGTTCCGTCGGCTCCAAACACGAATTCTACAGGCTCGCCACCCTCGTGGAGTAGATCTGCGATGCAATTCACGTAGTTTCCAGAATTTACATTCTTGATGTAGTTTCCCTCAAGAGTGTAGACGTTGGGGGTGGTGCCCAGCTGAACGCGACCGAAAATACCGGACGTCCAGAAGAGACCAGAATCGGGGTGCTGGAGAGTGAAAGGCATTTATATTTACAATTATATTAGTTTAGGCGCCACCACGCAGTCTGAGAACTAGGTGCAAAGTTGACTCCTTCTGAATGTTATAGTCGGCCATTGTCCGATCGTCCTCTAGCTGCTTTCCTGCAAAAATGAGGCGCTGTTGGTCCGGTGGGATGCCTTCTTTGTCGGAGATTTTTGCCTTGATATTTGCAATACTGTCGTTGGACTCAACCTCAAGAGTGATGGTTTTACCAGTGAGCGTCTTCACGAAGATTTGCATTCTACTTTACTAAAGTCTGTCATTTTTAACTGCGTCTGGCGAGCGAGTACGATCCATTGGGCTGCCGCACGAGTTTGTGCCTATGTCTCGCATTATAATTAGCAATTTCTTTGAGCATTTTCTTGACACGAGCCGTATTGCGCAACAAAATAGCTGCATTGTAATTCTGGACAGCAGTTACTGCGCGACGAGCCCGGTTGCGTAGGCGAGCGAGGGACGCGGCGGTTTTTGGTGACGTGTGTCTTCCAGATGAGGGGCTCGTGCGCCTCCTATAGTGCCCAACAGCCCGGGTCGCATTTGCACGCATCCACGTTCTAAAATTCAATCCTGAAACCGACCGTCTAGGAGGAGACATCCCTACTTGTACCGGCACAAAAAAACGTGTGATGTGCAGGTTAAGGGTTTGACGCGCCCGTGGCAAACCACTCCAAAACATGGACCTCCAGAAGCTCCGCCCTACCCACAGCCAGTGGCGCAAGCCCACCGCTTCAGTGACCGAGGGTCGTATCCGCACAGCCTCCGCCCCTGGGCCCCTCTGCAACGCAGCAAAGCAACTCGCACAACCCCCCAAGGGCAAGGGTGGTCCAGTCTGGCAAAAGCTGTACGACGACGCGGTGGCAAGGGGTCACCCGATGCCTGAGAAGCTGGCCGACACCCTCCTGCGGTCAAGGGAGCACGCCTTGGAGCTTGAGGCCAAGCGGCACAAGGTCCAGCCGTACACAGAGCCGCCCAAGCCTAGCGAGACGGTGGCGGTGAACAAGGGCACGGTGAAGAAGGGCAGGGCGGTGCTGCACGACGCGCTGCGCTGCAAAGCTATGACGCTGGAGGGCCGCCGCTGCGGCTTCAAGGCGACCTGCGGCGACTTCTGCAAGAAGCACTCTACGGCGGAAAAAATGTAGGCACTTGATAGAATGGAGTTTAATTGGAACTACGTGTGGGCTGCCATAGCCGTCAACTTCCTAATCGTCTATATCGTCCCTCGTCTCATAAAGAAACCCACAGGCGTCCAGGTCATTGATGACGTGATACTGTTCCTCAATTCTCAGAAGGGGTTCTTCCTCGCCTCGTCCATCGTAGTCGCTGTTGTAACTTACGCGTCCCATTATTGGGTCAATTCACAGGGTGGCGACGCCCACCCCAGCTCCCCGGCTCGCAGTGAGTTTTAATCTCTTTAAATACTAATGGCTACCACCAATGCGGCGATTAACCAGACGAATAACGCCCTGAAAAAACTGACCACGGCTGCCAACGCCCAGGCAAATGCCGAGGCTGGTCGCAATGTGACGCAAAACCTCACCAAGATGAATCAGGCCACCAGTCAGGCGGCGGCCGGTTTAGAGGGCGCTGCGAACAAGATGATCAAGCTTAACTTTCCCAATATCGCCAACAAGCTTAAAAGCGCGGCGAGGAACGCAGAGGCGGCTGCAACGGCCAAGGCTGCTCAGAACGCCACACAGGCCCTAAATATGCTACGTACAGCCATGGCTAAGAATCTGACCCAGATAAATCAGGGCAAGCCCCCAGTAAATGCTGCCGGCATTGTTTAACTTGCTCAACCGTGAAAGAGTGATCCCAGTGAGTGATGCGTTGCTCAAAGCAGTCTTTGAGACACGTCATCAGGCCTTCCTCGGAAGGGTGCCCCCATTCAAGGTCTTTTGTGAATAGAAAATCATCAAACCCAATTTGTCCGAGTTTACATGGGATCACCCATGGCGTTTTTACGTATTCTTTGAGTCCCCCATAGTCTGATATAATAACAGGTTTAGAACGCATAGCGGCTTCAACGGCCCCCATTCCGACGCCCTCGGAGTGTGAGCAATTGACGTAACAGTGACAACTCGCGTGTATCTTATCAATATCTTCGTCGCTCAACAGACCATTAATAACCACCACTCCAGGAATTTTCAATTCTACAGGTTTAATACACGTCGCCTTGAGTAACAGCCTGGCTTCCGACCCAAAGTTGCACTTTAAAAAAGCGTTTAATAGGCCGTTGATATTCTTGCGAGGATCTATTAAGTTTCCTATAGTGTAAAACGTATAAGGCGTCTTGGGCGCCGGGGACATATGAGGATGCTCATAAGCCAAGAGACGCATGACCTTCCACGTCACATGTGGAAACTGCTTCTCAAAAACAGTCTTGCAAAAATCAGAAGCAACATACAGCGTCTTGTACTTGGCTAAAATTCCGTAAACAGGATTTACAGTTTCTGTTTCACAAATAGTCATATACATCATTTCATTACATATGGATGCATACTTATCTACGAGGTCAAGCTGACGCTCTATAGGTAACACAAATGCGAACCCCTTGGCATACCCTGGCTTTTTAGGGGTCTGTCCAAACTCCACATACTCAGTCTCTTCTCCATTTTTCCTTAAAAATTCAGCATAACGATTCGTTACCTGACCTATCCCTGCCATGAGGTTAGGTCCTATGAACAGCCATCCCATTACAGTCACTATTTATCATACGTTTAACTAGTTCCTTAAAAGAAACCTTTGGCTTCCAGTCAAGAACTAAGCGCGCTTTTGTGCAGTTCGCGATGAGCACATCCACCTCTGCTGGGCGGTAAAACGCTGGATTAACCTTGACAACTATACTCCCGTTCGGGGTGGCGCCCACCTCATTAGTACCCTCACCTGACCACTGAATTTTCATTCCTAATTCATCACAAGCCAGTTCAATGAATTCCCGTATAGAATGTGTCTCACCTGTTCCTATGACGAAATCTTCGGGACTGGACTGTTGTAGCATAAGCCACATGGCCTCCACATAGTCGGCTGCGTGACCCCAATCGCGCTTGGCGTCCAAGTTGCCAAGCTCTATAGGCTTTCCCGTGCGTCTCCACTCGTCTAGGCCAAGAGTGATCTTGCGCGTGACAAACTCGGAACCGCGGCGCTCAGACTCGTGATTGAACAGAATGCCGGTACAAGCAAACATACCGTATGACTCCCTATAGTTCTTCGTTATCCAGAAACCGAAGAGCTTTGAAACGCCATAAGGGCTCCGTGGATAAAAGGGCGTCGTCTCACTCTGAACAGGTTCCTGGATCTTCCCGAACATTTCGCTCGTACCCGCCTGATAAAACTTGAATTTTGAACTAAAATTAGTCTGTCGTATGGCCTCAAGGATTCTCAGGGTCCCAAGGGCGTCCACATTCGCTGTGAACTCTGGTTGATCAAAGGAAATCTTAACGTGAGACTGGGCACCGAGGTTATAGACCTCCACTAGGTCGTAGCTTTCAAAAGAATTTATGATTGAATTTATGCGTGCAGTATCCGTGAGGTCACCTTCTACCAGCCGAAAGTGAGGGTTGGTCTTTATATGTTCAATACGCTCGTGCTTTTTCTCTGAACAGTACCTAGCCATACCGTACACGTCGTACTCCTTGGACAGTAGAAACTCGGCGAGGTAAGAGCCGTCCTGCCCCGTCACTCCTGTAATTAGGGCCGCCTTCATACGTGCTTTAACATCATTTGTTTTATTTGATAGTTTAACACGGCAAGTCTCAATTCAAGTGGATTTTCAAGTAAAATACTAATAAGCACTTGGCGTGAAAAACGGTCCAGAGGGTTGTTCCAGTCTGTAAGCCGTGAAACCCAGGAGACGAAAAAAGGGAACAGGGCCATCTACTTCAACCTGGCAAAAAAAGTTCTAGTGTTTTACTAGATGACAATCCTAAATGTTCTTATAATGACCATGGCGGAGTTGTTTGGGAACGCTCATCTCAAGTGGTTTGCCGAAAACGGTAAGCACCATCACCTTGGGCTTGGTGTAGTGGCCTGGCTTGCTGTACTGTTTTTCCTCATACAGGCCCTTACTCATAAGAGTATGATGTGGACGTGCATTATGTGGGAGGCTATGATCGTTATTGGAGGCGCTATATCCGCCTGGCTTGTGTTCGGTGAAAAGTTCACACACTGGATACAGTGGCTTGGCGTCCTTTTCGCCCTCGGTGCCGCTGTCTGTATAAACTACGACTGTTCAAACCTTAATTAGTATTACGTTTGGGTATAAACAGATAATTACTATCTGGAAGGGTGCGATACTTGTAGTATCCCAAATCGTGTAAAAATTGAGTGGCTGGATTTATGTCAAAATCAAAGATCTCAATGTAAATATTTGGTAAATGCTTGCGTATTGTTTGTTCAGCACCCTTGAGAACTTCAAGTTCATGTCCCTCTACATCAATTTTTAGTAAACCTGGTGTGCCAAAATACACGTCATCAAGACGCTTGAGTTCAATTTCCATAGGACGAGATTGTGTATTTTTGGTTATTGATGCACCTGCGTAATTGCATACACCGTCGTCACTGTAAGGAACCCAGATATCTCTTTTTGTATTTGCGTCTGAAAGACCGTAAGGATGTAATGTTATAGGATAATTAGTAACGTTATCTGATATATTTTTACTTATTATACCGTGAAAAACCGGTTCAAATGTATGAACAGGTCCATATTCACTAAACATAAGTGCGTTCCATCCTATATTTCCTCCAATGTCTAAAATATCCTTTTGAGGATTTGTAATAAACTGTAATTGATCACGCATCCATCCATCCCATTCAATCCCGTTCAGTAAACAACGACACACGTATTGATCGTTTATTATAACATTTACGTTATATTTTCCGACACGCGTTGTGGTTAAATGAAGATCCATATTTAAACAAATAAGCGTCATCTTTAATATGGATGAGTTTCACAAGCATGTGTTTCAGAGACTAGACAACTTGGAGGCGGAGTTGTCTGAACTCAGGGAAGTCACGTGGCCAGTGTGTCAGGGGCTCAAAGACCAGCGTAGCCAGTACAGTAACATCAGGGAAAAGAGGGGGTTTTTTAGGTTTTTGGATATTGATGTGGTTAAAAGGCTACTGCGCCTCAAAGGGGAGTTTATGGGAAAGTACCCAGCTTTAGACGCCGAAGAACTTCGGCAGGTGCTGGTAGTGGCACCACGTCCGGACGGCGCATCAAGCTCGTCTTACCATCAGTATGAACACCCTCTTCAATCCATTGTTTAAACATCTCGGGTGTCTGGGTCGCATGGTGACCATCTTTAGCGTGGGCAAACGTCTGCATTTTGTTCCAAACATGCATAGGTGTGCCGAAACTGCTTAGATGCCAACCAGCGTACTGAACGCACGGGAACTTCCACCGCCCATCACGTAGCTTGTTAGGGCCTACACGGCGCAGGATTCCAACGTTTGTAATCACGGTGCCAAACCAAGGCTCTCCTGTGAACAGATAGTCCAGAGAGTACTCAAACATCCACATGTGCACTGAAGTAAAAACGTGCTCAAGTTTTTCAAAAGGAACGACGTCAAGATTGGGTATCTCGTCCACGTCACTCACCATGACTATCGCTTCGTCCGGTACACCGTCAAGACCCCTTAGGATGCACTCGCGTTGATACTTTTCGCGCGCCCAGGGGTTTTCATCCTTGGGAGCCTCCTCTGCGGTCACAATTACGTGCTCAATTTTGTGAAGCCACTTCGCGTACCGTTCCTTGTTATTCTGGAAAAAGAGCTCTTTAGGACCACCTACGTGGTTCACTTCAGCCTCTACAAGGACGAAGCGGTCTACATATCGGTCAAGAACCTCTAGGCGCAGTTCTAAAATATCAAACTCGTTATAAAACATAAACGCATCTACGAGCATTTGTACCTAAAATAGCTCTTACCCTTATCTTCAAGAGACTTAAGGACGCGTTCATAGTTTTCATGATGGCCGCCCTCAAACTGATGGTGGAGTGCGTCGGGACCAAAGCCAAAGTTGAACTGCTGGACTTGGCCAACGTGACATTCTGGTGTGTAAACTGTTTTTAGCTTGATACCCTGTTTGGTCAAGAGGTTGCTGAGTATGACGTCATCAGCCGCCTTTGCCTCTTCCCGAAGCTCTTTGAATTCTGAAACCAGGTTTTGGATCCATTTTGCCTTAACGAGTACAGCCCCGTAACCTTCAAGAACATCAACTGGTACACCATGTTGACGAGGATACCTGCGTTGAAAATAGTTTTCAAAGTCAAAACCCGACAGACCCCACGCGCTCGCCTGGTCGGAGCGCCACCATTTCAAGAGGTTAGTGACCAATTTTGGATCGTAATTGGTGTCGTCGTCCAGATATATGATAAGGTCATCGGGCTCAAGGTGCAGAGCCGGCCCTATAACTTTCGTGCCCGGGCCAAGGTCCTCACATTCCCTGTTAACTTTCAATTTTGTTCCATAAATTGGAGGGACGACTTGGTCCCAGTTTGGAAACCGTGTGTAAGTTGGAGGGATATTGACCCACACCTCGTGACAGATTTGTTGTTCCAAGCCGGTCACAATGCTTTGGAGGTGCTGAAACCGCGTAGGTACACTTGTTAGACTAACTATAACTTTCATTAAAGAGTAAGAGTTTATGTTCTTTACATGGAAGTTACCACTCCTAACGGATACTTTGAGATTGATCCGGATGACATCTATATTAGAAACCATATGATAGGTGGGCAAGTGTTTGAGAGTCACATAATTAACGGAACCATTAAACCTTATATCCAAAAGTCCCGATACGTAGTTGATGTTGGTGCTAACATAGGTTGTCATACCGTGAGCTACGCTAATTTCAATCCTAATTGTGAAGTATGGGCTTTTGAGCCGCAAGAAAAGCTACATGGTATTTTGTCCAGAAATGTTACACGCAACGGTCTGAACAATCGCGTCAACCTGTTCAAGTGCGGTCTCGGCCACGCCACTAGAGACGCTACCATGTCATCCCTTGACAAGGTGTACGACTCAAATCAAAAGGGACATAACAAGGGTGGTCTTGGTATAGGTGAAGGAGGTGAACCAATAAGTATAAGAACATTAGACTCGCTTGATCTCCCCGGTCTTGATTTTCTCAAGATTGATGTTGAAGGTGCGGAGGGCCTTGTTATTGAGGGAGGTGCTGAGACCATCAAAAAGTACAAACCTGTGATTTTCTTTGAACACAATTATCAGACCATTGACCCTAAAGTACTTGATCTTGAACACGTTCCTACACCCTTTGAAGCCCTTGTGAAGCTAGGATACAAGACGTTCAAATATGTTGATTGGGACAATTATATTACAGAGGCTTAAATAGATTGTTTTATGTTATATTATGAAGCACTTTATAGTACACGATCCAAAGTTGGTTCAGAGACGGGTGTTTTTGGAAAATCACCTTGTTGATAGAGGAGTCACCGACGTGGAATGGGTGACGGAATTTAATTCTGATTCAAAATTCATCAAGTGGCTTCATCAACGGACACAGACGCCAATGGCACCAGGGTTTTTATCGTGTTCTACTAAACACTATTATATCCTTAATGAAATGTGTGAACGTAATATTCAAGAAGCTATTATTCTTGAAGATGACGTGGTACTTCATAAAGATTTCACAAAGTTCACACCTTTACAGGGGCTTAAATTGATTAAGCTTGGTATAGGGGTCAATTGGACTCTGAAACCGGGCCTCACCCCTGTTCATACCCCTAATTATGGGTGCTCGGAGGCGCAATATGTTACACTAGATATGGCAAAGTATATACTTAACAACTTGAATTTTGGTCACTGTGTAGATATCGTGTACTGGGCCATACTTCACAACGTGCACCATCCACTTGTCACGGTTCCTTTGGCCCATCAGACGTCCATTCTTGAGGGAATGGGCAATACCGGCAAGTCCGATTCCACGAAAGAAATGTCACTTGGAGACTTTATTAGTAAGTGGAAAGAACTTCCTAAAATGAAATGGAGTGACATCATTTCGGAGTTCAATTTACTGTCAAAAGTTGAAGATGAGTTTGAGAGAAATTTTGGAAAGCGTATAGAGTTAGTTAACGCCGATTACGCGGCGTCTGTTTTGGGTTCAATCTCTTAACAGTTCGGCCGCTGTTTTCCATTCGCGTCTCAATGGGTCTTCGGGGTGGCCAATTCTCCACGGAAACCCAAACTTGGGAATCCTATAGAGTAATTTAACGTCATTTGTTCCGAAAAAAAACTTCTCAGGTTCAAGGTCGTCTCTAACAAAGAATAAATTAACACCAGTATTATCGGCACAAACTAGACTGTAACCTAGACTACGCCCAAGGGTATACATGGCCTTGATTGAAGCTCCTTGATAGTCGGTACCATCCCAACAGTGATCAGCCTTGTACGGCATAACTCTATCAATGTCGGGATGCGTCTGTCCATTGTACTCTATTGCGATTACGCGCGGTCTACAAACTTTGCACATCTCTCTCCAAACGTGCCAATCGTTTCCGTCAATGTCTATAGAAGCGAAATCAGGCTCTGCAGGGACGTCATACTTGGCGCACAGTTCTTTGATGTTTTCAACTGTGATAAACTCCTGATGAATGGTGGCATAGTCACAGTCGCACTTGGCGCCGTTCCACAAGACGCCGGTGAAACCGTATTTTTCGTGTAGAATCTGACTGTTGTTGCATACATCAGTCGCCCCAAACTCCAGGTACTTTTTATTAGTAAATCCAATTTTTTCAAATATAGCCATCGTTATACCGTCCTCTCCATTTTGGGAGTAAACTCGTTTGTTATTTTCTGGCAAGTATACTTTGTCCTCGGGAATGTCAACAGGTATATTCAGATTATACTGAGTGTTTAGTGTTTCTATTATGAGTTTACTTAATGGCCTCATTTCAGACACTAAACTAACGAGTAACTGGTTCATTATTATTTATGTAAATTTAACCTTTAACCCGGCCATCATAAAGTTGTGCAGGTTGTTTTCGTCACGGGACAAGGCATGAGTCTGCGACCCTTCATTTTGGATCCAAATTGTAGACCAGTCATCACCGAACCTCCCCGCCCATGGGTAGCATACAACCTTCTTTGGGACGCCCTTGAAGTCCATAAACTTTGTATATAGATAGTCATCTGATAAGTATACACAACGGTCTCCATCTTCGGGCATTGGTTCTATGACAGGAAACCCCGACATCACACCTCTGGGGATAAGGAAACCAAATGCGCACTCTAGCATTTCTGTTTGAGACCCGTGGCCATAGAAGATGTGGTATCGGAGGTGACCGTAATGACGTAGGACCGTCTCTGGATAGGCGATACCGGAGTATCCTACAGGGCACTTGAACTCCGAGTGGCCCTTTATGAGACCTTCTAAAAACCGTGGCTGATAGTTCATATCGTCATCAATAATGACCAACAGGGTTTCAGGATCGGTCTCAATTTCAAGTGTCGGCAGAAGCTTTGTAAGGACTCCATAGTCTTTGCACTTGTTCACAACAACTCCAAGGTCCTTCAATTTTGTTTCTAAATTGGGGTCGGGTCCTTTCTTGAAACGTGGATACCACTCCGGAAGGTTCACGATTATCGCATCAGGTTTTACAGTTCCGGACTGTATTGATTTTATGGTCTTAATAATAGAGCCTTCCCGTGTGGGAATCGTAGTGAGTGTCACCACGACTCGCATTTATTTTTAAGTAAGTCACTTATTTAAGTGAAAGCATATACAGCGTCTGACGAATAAGGGCGATAATTTCATCCTGAATATTTTTCAGGTATGTGTCGTTTCGCGGGAGCTTCATATTGCGAATACGCGTAAGCAGCGTCTTGAAGTAAGCCTTGGCCTTTTTGGGGTCTTGAACGTACCGGCGATTCATAGTGACGCGACGGAGGCGGCCATACTTGCCCATGTACGCCTCAGCCCACGAGTCAAGTAAAGGGACTATACCCTCGTAGTACGCCTGCAGGGCCTTGTGCTGTGCGAAGGAGTTGGTGGTAAGGTGGAACACGTGAGCCTGTTCACGCGAGTTCATAAGGGCACCTACGTACCGATTCGCTGCCATACTAGAGCAAAACATTTTCTTGTGGAAAATTAGATGAGTTTCACTGAAACTATTTTTCCAAAAGGAAAGGTGTTTTTCAAGGGACTTAAAAACCTATCGTGCAAGGTCCTGCTCCGGGACACGCGTTTCTTTTACCTCACCGAGGCGCATCACACGGCGAAGGATTATGGTAACGTGTGCAAGTATCGCTCAAAAAAGACAATACGCCTGTTTGACCTGACACACGCCAACATTGAGAAACTCATCAAGAGTAACTATCCTTTGTCAAGAGACACCAAAGGCCTCCTGCGTGTCGTTCTAGGAACGGGTGTTACACTGGGTGAGCAAGCCCTCGCCGCGAAGCTGCTTGTTGGGGAAAAGAAGGCGGGACCCTTGCCTCAAATAACCAACCGGCGCAAGGGTCAGCGCCTGAGTTACAAGGAACTAAACCATATGGTGTTCGGGAAACTGAGCCGGGAGTTTCTTGTACCAGAAGGGTACGACGGATACTACGCCCCCAAGAAACCCTCTATATTTCACGGAGGGACTTTTCATTCAGAAATTATGCTCGTGAACGCGTATCAGAGTATTGAAAACATCACAGGCCCCGCACCAGTGGTGTCAAGTCGCACGTTCAAGTGGGCGCTGCCAAAGCTATTCATCCAGTACTGCAAGGGCACAACCCGACTTGTACGACCATACGGTGCCGGTCTCACGATATTTTGCACGGGTGGTATGGCTGTCCGACTTTACCTCCAACAAAAGAAGACTAATTTACCTCCAAAAATAAGACGGACCTCGGATTTTGACTTTACATTTGCTATACCTAGAAAGCTGTCATCTGAAAAGGAGGTTTCGTCATACACTTATACTATGCAGCGTATTATGACCGCACACCTCAACGGCTTTATCCGGTGGCTGAACCGTGAGTATCAGGGTATAAACGCCCGTCTCAAAGTCAACAAGTACACACGGTCTCGGTACGACACTCCACGTGCACAAGTGCCTGGGACGGGACGGCGCGTGTACCAAGTCATCACGTACCAGATAGTGACTGGACGGGGCGAAACAACGGACCTAGTTGACACCGCACTGGCTGTGTATCCTCACTCCAGTCGCACTATGATACACCTCCCATACTCGTACAAGTTAGGTATTCCAATTCAAAAATTGAGGTACCAAGTCAAAGACTCTATGGCCCTGTTATCAGGCTCGTTCCTTCATAAGGGTATAATATCTCACAGAAACCCCCTTACAGGCAAGGCCAAGGAGAAAGGGCACAAGAACGCTGAGCGTGTGTTTGAACTGTTGAAAATTTCAAAGAGAAACAGTACCCTCAAGAACGCCCGTGTGGCAGCCGCACCTTTACTCAAGCACATAGCCCTCAAAAACCTTGTACGTGCCCGTAGAAATGCCAAGAGGGTGAATAGTGCAATGAAAAAAATAGTATAAAAGAGTATGGAGAACCTCTGGTTCGGTTTAGGGGTAGCTTTTATAGTACTACTAGTATTGTTATGGATTTTCATGCCATCCTATGAAAGAGGGTTTGTACACGAAGATAGCCCGTGGGACCCGCCGCATATAGTCAGTGATGTGTTAACACCAGAGGAATGCAAGTATATAATTGAAAAAGCCTCACCTGATTTTGCACGAAGTTCTGTCGTTGGGAAAGAGGTCCCAGATCCCTCACGGACCAGTCAAACGGCATGGATATCAAAACATGATCCAGTTGCCCGTAAAGTTTTTGAGAAAGCTATTGAACTCACGGGAAAGACGATTGACGACTGTGAGGACCTACAGATAGTAAAATACGAGCCTGGAACGTTTTATAACGCCCACCACGACTCGTGCTGTGATGATTCACAGGGGTGTATTGATTTTGAAAAGGATGGAGGGCAACGCGTAGGAACTCTCCTTGTCTACTTGAATTCTGACTTTACAGATGGTGAGACGCATTTCCCGTCATGGGAGTCGGGGCCCAAGCTCAAGGCACCCCCTGGCTCGGCTATATTTTTCAGACCCCTTGGAAGGGATGAACCCAAGTGTCACCCCAAGGCCCTCCATGCAGGCCTGCCCATTTCAACAGGAACAAAGTACGTATGTAACGCTTGGGTGCGTGAAAATAAATTTCGTCTCTAATTTAAAATGAAATTGAACGTCTGGATAGTTTTGGCAGTTTTATTTGCCGCTGCTTTCCTGCTTGCACCACGTGTATCCGGGTTTTTGTACGACAGTGGGGGGGACTACAATGTTGTATGGCCCAGGGCCTACAATAATTGGATGGGCTTGGATGGGTACATCAATGTGCCGACCGGTGCCAAGTGCTAAAAAACGTGTCATGTACTCGCCAAGGGTCAGCGAGACAAGGGTATAATCACCCCAAAAAGGTACCAACAGCCCCTGCACAGCACGCAAAATTCGTGTTGTGCACGAGCCAGCCACCAGCCAGCAACTACCAAACCACCCAAAAACCCAAATGGCTTCCGGTGCTAACTTCACTGCCGCTATCAACGCCCTGGTCGCGGAGCGCGACCGCGTCTTCCTGGTGACCGTTGCCCAGGACTACAACCTGCCCTTTGAGGAGCTCCAGAAGAAGTACCTGGAGACGGCCGAGAAGGCTATCAAGGTGCCGCGCCAGTACAAGAAGCGCGAGCCCAAGGCGGTCACCGTGGTGGCGGTGACCGAGGGCGGAGAGGCGGCCCCCGCGCCGGCCGCCAAGGTCGCCAAGCCCAAGGCTGAGAAGCAGTGCTGCACTGCTCAGACCAGCAAGAAGGAGCCCTGCAAGTTCGCCGCCCTCAAGGGTGAGGTGTTCTGCAAGCGCCACCTCAAGGCCAGCCTCGGTGAGGCGGGTGACGCCGAGCCCAAGCCGGCCAAGAAGCCCGCCAAGAAGGCTGAGCAGCCTGTGCACACGCACCCGCTGACCGAGACGGCGACGGGTGAGTGCCAGCTGTGCGAGTCGCACGGCAACCCGCTGGAGACCGCCGAGGCGGACTTTGAGGTGGTGTGCTCGCCGCCCAAGACCGCCGCCGAGCGCCTGGCGGCCCTCCTCGCTGAGGCTGATGACGACGAGGGGGAGAGCGAGGGCGAGGGCGAGGTGGAGTTTGAGGCCACCAGCGAGATGGGCGAGGAGGCCTTTGAGGAGGACTAGAACTGCAGACGCGAGCGGACTACGGCGAGATCCCGGCGCAGCCGCGCAAACCCAGTAGGGGCCAGCCTTGAGAGTGTAATGACCCATAGCAAAATTAACCCAACCCACACCGTCCTTTTCTCCTCGTCTTCGTCCTTGAACTTGTAAAACGGCGCTGCTATTTTCCCAACAAACGACTCACCCTTGTATATGGGCGTCATTACTCGCCCAAAAAACGTCTCGTCATCATTGCACCCACCTCTAACTATCTTCTCCAACTCCGTGAGCGCGCATACCGTCTGATTAGTGAGCCAATGCAGCATTATAAATGGAACCAGGATCATGTGCAGGGTCATCAGGTACTCATCTCCAAAAAACGGCGTTAAAAATATAAACAGCAGAACTAACCAGTGTATCAACTGTATAATTAGAGCGCCAATTTCGCGCATTATTATAGATGACCGATAAAAAAACGTGTCGTGTGGGCGCCAGTGACTTGACTACGCCAAGTCGCGTACCCTCTGCCAAAATGTTTAAGCGCCCGACCGTCCGTCGCGCCTACGACAAGACCCACTTTGTCACCGAGACGCGTGCCAACGGCACTAAGGTCTCTTACCACACCACCTTGACTCGCGTCCGCCGCGTTCCCACAGGCACCCCTGGCCGAGTCGGTGAGATTGCCGACAAGCTGCACGCTGGCAACGACGCCATCCGGCACGCCACTGGCCGCCCGTGGACGCCACCGCTGAACTACGAGTTTGTCGCCAGTCACATGCCCTCTGGTCAGCGCGAGGCGTACATCGCGCGCTGTGAGGAGTGGCACGCTGCCAACCCACAGCCGGAGCGCGCCGCGCCCAAGAGCACCGAGCACCTCAAGCCAGAGGTGCTGGCGCAGGTGTTTGACAAGCACCAGGGGCAGTTGCCGCCTCTTGAGACGCGCGTGGCGGCTTACCGCGCCGCCGGCTACACAGAGGACTACGTGGAGTACGCCAAGGCGCGTGCCGCAAAGCTAGAGGAGACGGCAGACGAGCGCCAGAAGGCGCTGGACCTGATCTTCGCCAAGTGGCCTGCCGCGTCCAAGACGGCGCCCAAGAAGGCCAAGGTGATCAAGGCGGTCAAGAAGCGGATGACCGCATAAAAGAATGCGGCCCACTAGTAGTAATGGATAAAGTCCGTTGGGCCGACATGACCGACGACGACCCAATACCCGCGTATGAGCTTGAAGAGCCTACTGTAATTTCCAAACACGGAATTCGCATCAAAAAAGACGTCCCCCCTCGTCCCGAAAAGTACGTCCCCCCTCATCGTCAAGATAAAACCGTGACACCTGTAAAGGGTAAGTAAGATGTGCGACGTGTGCTGTGAAGCGTTCAACAAGTCAACACATGCAAAAATAACGTGCCCTTACTGTCCGTACTCAGCGTGTTCTACGTGTCACGAGCGCTACCTCTGTGACACGTCTGAGGATGCTCACTGTATGTCCTGTCGCAAGGGCTGGTCACGTGAAATCCTTGTCAACAATTTTACTCAGAAATTCGTAAGTCGTACATACAAACAGCGCCGTGAGAATTTGTTGTACGAGCGCGAAAAGAGTCGGATGCCAGCTACTCAGCCGTATGTTGAGATGGAAAGGAAGATCAGGAGTTTGAATCACGAGATTAACCTCATCAAGGCGGAGGTGGAGCGCGCCAACGAAAAGTGGAATCGCGTTACCAACCGCCCACTGGCTGTAGTTGCGGTTGAAAACGACCTCACAAGTGAGGACGATGCGCAAATCGTACGGCACAAGCAGAGCCAAGAGCAGCGCAAGGTGGTGTCAAACCTCATCATAGACCAGCAGCACCTTGAGTGGCACCAGGCCGTTCTTGCGAATAGAATTAACGGAGGAGCCGTTGCGGAAGAGCGCCGGCAGTTTGTACGGGCTTGCCCGGCGGCCGACTGCCGTGGCTTTTTGAGCACTGCGTGGAAGTGCGGTATGTGCGACAACTGGACGTGCCCCGAGTGCCACGAGGTCAAAGGCAAGGAAAAGGACGCGCCACACACGTGCGACCCGAACAACGTGGCAACAGCTCAGTTGCTCGCGCGCGACTCACGCAACTGCCCCAAGTGCGCGGCTCTCATTTTTAAGATTGACGGCTGCGACCAGATGTGGTGCACGCAGTGTCACACCGCCTTCAGTTGGCGCACGGGCCGAATTGAGACGCATATGATCCATAACCCGCACTACTACGAGTACCGCCGTAACCACGGGGGTATGCCGCGCAACCCAGGGGACGTACCATGTGGAGGGTTCCCCGATCTGAATAATGTGATGCGGATAGTGTCGCGCGCCAACATCTTCTGGCCAACAATCGCAGCCGCGCACAGGTCGTATGCCCACTGTCAGTTTGTTGTTGTACCAAGATACACCGTCAACATAAATGACGACAACAGGGACTTGCGTGTCAAGTTTATGATAGGAGATATTTCCGAGGATGAATTTAAGAAGAAAATTCAGCAGAGGGAAAAGTCTCGGCAGCGCAAGACTGATATTCGCCAGGTTGTTGAGATGTACATGAACGTGATTGGTGACTTGTTTCAGGCTTTGATACAGACCAGAGACGTTGACGAGCTCATAGGAGCTTTGCGAGAGCTCAAGACACACGTGAACACGACTATGGACGCCGTCTCACGTCGGTACACCAACTGCGCGGTCCCCAAGATTACAGAAAATTATGATATGTATTAGTAGGATGGAGTGGGTTATACTTTTTCTCGTAACACTCCTTATTATAATTTTGGTTATAAAACCAAAGGTCTCAATTTTCACAGAAGACTCTGATATACCTAAAATTATATGGACATATTGGGTGGAGGAGGATCTCCCTGAACTCGTCAAGTCGTGTATAGAATCCTGGAAAAAATACAACCCAGACTATGACATTAGAGTTTTGAATAAGAAAACAGTTCAAGATTGGGTCCCAGGCTTAAAACTTGATGAGCTTAAAATGAATGATAGCCCGGCGCGCGAATCAGATTTCGTCCGTTTATCAATACTACCAATTTATGGAGGTATATGGGCGGATGCATCCATTCTAATGAACAGATCAATGGACTATATAAGAGATATTCAGCGTGAAAAGAAGTGTGAGCTTGTTGGGTATTATCTTGACTCGTTCACCTCGCGGCCTGAATACCCTGTTATTGAGAGCTGGTTTTTTGCAAGTGTACCTAATAGTAAATTTGTTAAAGAATGGGCCGATGAGTTTATGAAAATAAATTCACATAGTTCAGTTGGAGAGTACGTTGACGCCAAACGCCGTCAAGGTGTTGATATGCAGAATATAAAGTGGCTTGAGTATTTGGCTATTCACGTTTCCGCTCAAACCATCATGCAGGCTATGTCACCTCACGAGGTGTCTAGTAAGCTTCACTTGATGAAGGCGGAGGACGGGCCTTTAAGTCATGTGCCTGCAAACGACGGCGACTTGCCTAAATCAATAAAAGACGTGTGCAAAAACAGTAGCCCTCACCCTTTTATAAAACTGCGGAGTACAGACAGAAGAGCTATAGAAAATGATAAGAGTCTCAGTTGCATTTACAAATAATTTCTGGTATAAATATAGATGTGGCCCTTTGTAGTGGCCGTTATTGTTCTTGTTATCTGCCTCATATTTCTCAGACAACAGGAACCCTTTACACATCAAGAAATACCCAAAACTATATGGACTTATTGGGACTCGGAAGAGCTCCCAGAGTTTATACAGAAATCAATTGACAAATGGCAGCGTCTGAACCCCACATGGGACATAAAGGTCCTAAACCCCAAAAACCTGAGTCAGTATCTACCCGAGGTTGATATTTTTAGTTTTAAATTCGCAGACACCAAACCACGCCAGTCGGACTTTGTAAGGCTTCATATTTTAGCAAAGTATGGCGGGCTGTGGTGTGACGCATCAATTGTTCCACAAAAGTCATTTGAATGGGTCAGGGAGGAGCAGAGAAACAGGGGTGTTGAGTTTGTAGGATACTATAGGGACAGTGCAACCACAAAACCGGAATACCCTGTTATAGAAAGCTGGCTCTTCGCTTGCATACCCGGTTCTAATTTTGTTAAAAAATGGAGAGACGAGCTAAACTCAATGAATAACTTGGACAAAGAGTCCGACTATAAAGATCACGTCAAGTCACGGGGGGTTGATATACAGGACACACCTCAACCAGACTACCTGAATGTGTACCTATCCGCACAAGCAGTCATGCAGACCCAAATGACTACTGACGAAATTAAGAAGAAAATACATGTCATCAAAGCAGATGACGGCCCGTTCAAACACTCGGTCACAAACAACTGGGACCCGCCAAAGTCTATGAAATGGCTGTGCGATCAACCAAAGTCTGAGCTTCCGGACGTGATAAAGGTATATGGCAACGAGAGGCGTGCGGTTGATGCAGACGACTCACTCAAGTGCTCGTATAAAATCTTCGAATAAAGCAGCGAGGCGTTCGAAAAGCACGATGGAAAATATCCTGCTGAGATTTTTACAAAAGTACTGGCTCGTACGAAAAAGTGCAGAGCCGGCTATGGATATTTTTAGGCAAATAGTAGAGGATATTCGGAAGTGTGTTACGAAACATACTTCCGAAGAGCTGAGTAAAATGAATTTAGTTCCAAAAATAGGAAGAAGACTCTACAGGTCACAGTCTTGTCCAGATTTTTTAATACACAGTAATATATAATGGATATTGCCGCTATTACTCGTATAATAGACAATACCACACCTTTTAGGTTGAAATCAGCGACTACAGGACGTTACGTTGGAAAAAACACTCCTGTTGGGGCCCCATACGACACTCTTGTAGCAAACACTACCGATCCCAATTTAGCATACAAATTCATATTTAAAAAGGATCCAATTACCAACTCAAAATTTTTGGCAAGTGCACTTGATCCTACACAAACGTTAACCTTCATAAATGAATCAGGAACGATGATACCTAATGACAGATGGAACAATATAGCATGGTGGTCTTACTTTTACCCAAATCCAGATGGTTCTGTTCAAATTAAAGGTATAGTTCAAGGGTACGGAACCTTTACTCTTTCTGATAGAGGACCGGGATGGGCTCTTGGGTTTGGCGATCCTGCAAACCCGACTGCATATCCTAATAGGGCCTATGCCTGGTTTATAGAGACAATTGGTTCAACGCCAGCTCCTCAAGTCGTGACGCCAGCTCCTCAAGTCGTGACGCCAGCTCCTCAAGTCGTGACGCCAGCTCCTCAAGTCGTGACGCCAGCTCCTCAAGTCGTGACGCCAGCTCCTCAACTCACAACACCAGCTCCTCAAGCTGTTAGGACACCAGCTCCTCAAGCTGTGACGCCAGCTCCTCAAACCGTAACACCAGCTCCTCAAGCTGTGACGCCAGCTCCTCAAACCGTAACACCAGCTCCTCAAGCTGTGACGCCAGCTCCTTACTCCTCGCCAACAACTGGCGCACCTTTTACTCAAACCCCGGCAGTCACTTCGCCAAGTCCTGTATATAATCAAACACGAAACTATGGAATGTCTCCACAGACAAACGCACCTGCCCCTGAACCAACTTCACCGGGCCCTCAACCAACTGCGGAAGCGCCTAGCCCCGAGGGCTTCAAGTTTCTAGGTATAGACCCAACGATGTGGTTTATAATAATAGTAGCTATAATCTTGTTAGGAGGAGGTTTTTGGTATATGTCACACTAATTCTATTTACAAACTGGTCTACCAAAGGCGTTTAGTTTCTTGAACACGCATGCGGAACCCTGTGACTTCCGAGAGAGATTGGGACGTGGTAGAGGACGAGGAGGTGGGCGCATAGGTACACGGGATGTGTAGTTCACCCGAGGTGGGGGACGACGCGTCAGGTTAGGGCGAGGAGGCGGTGTGTAAGTTTTTTTAAGGTTGGGCCCTGTAATTGGTCTACCGAACGCTTGGCGCCGGGCGTTTGGTTTGGGCTTGCCGGCTAGGGTATTTAAAAACGCATTACTGAACCCACGGTTTTTTCTATTAAAGTACGACCTCATCTGGTACGGGTTGTTTACTATTTTTTGAGCAAGATTAGACGTTGCTCTATTGTTGACGACTCTCGCAAACTTGTTGTAAAGTCTGCGAAAGTTTTCTTTCTGCATCCCGCGTATGTTCCCACGGTTCACCTTGGGCTTGATAATACTGATGAGCAATACAGCCGCCGAGTTGTAATTCTTCTTGTGCTTGTTACCACGCATGGACGAGAGGATGATATAGTCAAGCTTATCAAGGTTTCTCTTGAAGTTCCTGTTGATCACGTTTCCTGAGAAAAGCCGATCCATATAATTAAATCTTATATTTTTTTCAACTTAATATTAGATGGCGTTCTATAACAGCCAAGGGTTGACTCAGGGTATGTTTTCAAAGTCGGCGGGTTATATAACACCTGGTCAGTTTTGGGCGTCTCCAGTGGCACCGCCTCCGGACCCAAATTTGATTACTAACTTCATAGCAACTCCTTTACCAGGAGGACAAGTTCAGCTCAATTGGACCGCACCGACAAATCCAGACAGTGTGGTGTATGGTACGTCTTCAAGTCCTTCTACTTATTATCAATATGTTACTGCAACTTCACTTATATATAACGTATCTATTTTTTATGATCCAGGAACTTCAATTACCTTTTATGTATACCCTACTTTTAACAATTCTTATGTTGGACCCACGGTAGAATCTAATACAGTAGTTACACTCCCTTAAAAGGGTCCATGACGTACATAAAAAACGTGTGATGTGCCAGACAGGGGTATGGGTCTACACGGTCAAGACCCCCCAAAGCAAACGCACACAACCACACACACTATGGCTACGATGACCCTCCGCAGTGACGCCCGCGCGGCCCTGGCTGGCCCGCAGACCCTTCACCCGGTGGCCCTCCAGAAGATGGGGGTGCCTCTCCCCGAGGAGTCGCAACCCGGGCGGTTGACCAAGGCGGCCCTGGCGTGGGTCGCCAAGATGGATGCCGAAGACGCGTACGAGCCCACGGAGCCCTGTACCCCTACGGAGGAGTACAGCCCGACGTCGCCGCGCCGCAGTGTGGCGGAGGTGACGGTGGAGGAGTCAAACGCTATGATGATCGCGTCCAGGGACAATATGCTGCGCCAGGCGGCCGAGTTCTACTGGACTATGCACGAGATCGACTATGTGGACAAGACCCCCGAGGAGCAGAAGGCCGCCAAGGAGAAGTTTGTGAACGAGTGGGTGATGCGCGCCTAAGCACACAACTGTAACCAAGCAGCCTTACACAAGCCTTCGCGTCCACCCCACTGGTCCCCCCCGAATTTAGGAAGTGAATAGGGTGTTTCAATTTTCATGGAAAATAGGGGATCCCAATTTTGATCCTA